GAAGAAGTCATGGCCCGCGTACTCTCGGGTGTGGTGGTTGTAGTACTGTTCCAGGAGCTCGTCGTTGGCTTCCTGAAAGTCGGCGCATTCGCGCTTCATGGCGAGCAGCGTCTCAGGCTCGACGTCCTCGACCTCGTACCCGTCGACCGTTTCGCCCTCCTCGTCATGAACACCGACCCAGAGAGCGCACGCGACGTAGCCCTGCGTGAACTCATCGAGCTCGACGTCGCCGACCTCGATGTCCAGGCCGACGATCTCATCAGGGAGCACGGCGTTCGGATAGAGCTTTTCAGCGTGGTGCCGCGCAGCCATCCCGTTGACGGCGCGGAACATCAGGTCGATGTTGCCGTCGTGAGAAGCGAGCCAGTAGAGCGACTCCCCTGTGCCGAAGTAGGTGCCGTTGGGGTCGTACCCCCCGCGATCGAGCGGAACACGCTTGAGCGTCAGGGGTTCAGTGAAGGTGTCTTCGTCGGGCTGGTCGATCGTGCTGCGGCCGAGGGCTGCACCGCGTGAGGGGTCTCCGCACCAGCCCTTGGGGTCGTTCTGCTGATAGGTCGGCATGTTACTCCTTGAACCGCTTCTCGTTGGCCTCGTGGCCGTAGTGCCGCGCGCCGTTGTCATTCAGCGCGTCGAAGTCGAGGCCGTGTCCGTCGCAGAAGTGTCGCAAGTCAGCGAGGAGGTCCCCGACTGCTGTCGGAATGTCTTCGTCGTTGTTCTTGGCACGATCGTACGCGATGAGTGCCTTGGCCGCGTAACCCGCGCGTGAGGCGTTTGAGCCGTCGCCCTCTGGATCGCGCGCGAAGAAATGCGCAGGCACGCTAGCTGCGCTGAAGTCCCCGACGCGTTCGTTGAAAGGACGGTCTTCCCCGGTCAGCGGTGGCAGGCCCAAGCGCGCGCGAGAAACGGTGTTCTTGATTTCGGAGCTCAACACCCATCGGCCCCCGCCTCTGTCATCCCAGTAAACAGCGTCGAGGGGTGCGTCATCCTTGGCGGCTTGACGCTGAAGGTCCATGACGTAGTACGAGTAGGAAGTCGTGTGCCACAGCGCGATCAGCGTGTATTCCTCAGGTTTGTGCTTCATGTGTTCCTAGCCGAAAAGAGACGCCAGTTCGTCTTCGGGGTTGTTGTCGGTGAAGAAGTGCACCGTCTCGGTCTCCAGGTCGACCGAGTAGAACCGCACCCCGGCGCCGAAGGCACGAGCCAGAGACCCTTGCTGCGCGACGCCGTCTGCCGGTCCCCAGAACGCGGTGCTCTCCTTGGGCTCCGTGGCGACCCACAACATCGCTTGCCGCTCTTCGGGGTTGTTGCCCATTGCCTTGTCCGCCCAGAGAAGGCGCTGGAGATACTCAGGCGCGTCTTTGACGCGATAGACCGTGATGGACATACACCCTCCTCAGAGGTACCCGGCGAGGGTCCCGAACACCGCCCTGCGAATGTCCCTGCTGCCGTAGAGGTAGAAGTCCTCTGCCAGGATCGGACAGCCGTCGCGCTCGCACTCCTCGGCGTACGCCCCTACGGTAGGATCGCTGTCTTCGATGCTGTCGCTCTGAGAGTCGAGCCAGAGTTGTGACGGCAGCTCGTCGTCTGCCCACGCATCGATCTCTCGGCAACACCTGACAAAGTCGTACTCCTTGTACTGCTCAGGTTCTGCCAAGCTGAGCTCTTCCGCGCGGTCCTCGTAGCCACCCGGATACGGAGGCCCGTGGTACAGATCGGCCACGGCCAGCGCGACCAAGTCCTTGACATGCTGAGGCATCTTCGCCTCGCAGTGCGTGGCGATGAGCGCATCGTGATTTCGCATTTTACTCCGACAGGAAGATCAGAGGCAGAAGGCGGGAGAAGTCACTCGGGCAGGCGTGCGCCGCGCATGAACGCGTCTCGCACGAAGCGGTAGACGGCCATCATCCGATCGACGTCGCCAGACGCGCGGTGGGCAGAGAGCTTCTCCATTCCCATACGCTCCGCGAGCGTGTCGTAGGTGAGCTCCAGACCCCACGAAGACGCGCCGTGAAGCTGCGCGACGAGGTTCGACGCGGTCATCATCTCGATGCCGCGCCGATCGGCGGGGTAGGTCATGTTGAGGAGCTTGAGCTCCTTGAAGATGTGCGGTCGGTCGAAGGGGATGTTCTGGCAGACGAGGTGGCAGCCCGAGAGCATCGTGTGCACGATCGCCCACGCCTTCTCGGGAGACTCCGCGTCGAACCAGCGCGCAGGGTCGCACATCACCCACAGCGCGGTGTTGTCGAGGGCATCGGCCTCCTTGAGGACGTCCTCGTTGACCTCTTGCCCGGGGCCGTACGTCCAGTTCACAGTTCCAGGTGCGGTGTGCTGGATGGTCCCGTCCTTGCCGTCCCGACTCTCCAGGGGGCGCACAGGCAACGCGAGGTACCGCCCTAGCGAAGAGCTGTTGGCGGGCACGACCTCGGCGAACCCGTTGACCTCCAGCGCCTTGCACGACGCGTCGGCGAGCACCTCGGGAGGGAGCTTGATGTCGGTGCAGTACTCGCTGCGCCCGCCGCGCGTCCACGGGCGCAGCGCGTCATCCGTGCACTTCACGGCGACCTGAAGGACGCGCGACCCGTACGGGGACCTCGCGTCCTTCAGCTCCTCACCTGACCTCGGGCAGATGGTCGGGTCGAGACCCGTGGTCTCGGTGTCCAGCCACGACCAGGGCTTCTTGTTGTTCGGCTTCGGCATGGTCTTCATTCAGGTCCTGTGTGACAAGGGTCGCGTCGATCGAAACGTCGATCGAGTCGAGCTTGCACGATCTCGCGAAGTGTCTCTTGGCGTCCTTGATGACGTCAAGGAGACTCAAAGCAGGCTCAGCGCCCGGCCAATCTCCCACGTAGAAGGCCCCGTCATGGAGAACTTTCACGCGGTGAACAATCACTTCTTGCCCTTCTTGCTGGCGAATACAGGCTCGTTGTCCCGCAGCTCTTCGAGCACATCAGCCTCGGTGTGACCGATGAACGTAGGGGTCGTATCGACCCTGACGCCCTTCATGTACTCCTTGATCTTCTGCATCTCGCCGTAGCTGGGGCCCACCTCGATGTCCCACTTGAAGGGGACCGGGAGCCAAGGCTTCTCTCGCGCAACCTTGCGCGTACCGATCTCCAGAACGAGGTCTTCGAGCTGCCCGAGGTACTTCTTCGGGAACTGAAACATGACGGAGTCATGCACGGTGCCGAGGAGCCTGCCGCCGAGAGCTTCGACTTCACGATCGAGGTCTGTGAGGACGTCGAGCACGATGTCAGAGTTCGTCGACTGGATGAGGAAGTTGAATCCCTGGCGCTCCGCACGGGCGACCATGCCCGACGGGGCGTTATCGATCATGAAGCGACGCAGGCGCCCGTAGAAGGTCTCGTTGAACCCGAAGGTCTTGAGGCACCACTGCGAGTGCTTGATCGCGTCAGGCACGAGCGGGAATCGGCGGAAGAAGAGCTCGATGACCTTCTTGGCGAACGAGAGCGGAATGCCGGCGATCTCGGCGATCTTCTTCGGGCCGCCACCAAAGAGCGTCGCGAAGACGACCTTCTTGATGTTGTCACGCAGCTCGTAAAGACGTGCGCAGTAGTCCTTGTCTTCTAGCGCCTGCTTCTTCCCGCCGATGAAGAAGTCGTCGTAGGTCCAGGCGTGCACGTCATCGATGCCAGCGAGCTTGAGCGCCGCACGCCGCGCCTCCCCAGTCTTGCCGTCTGCGACGAGTTCAGGGTTCAAGATGCTCGCGGAGAAGAAGCTGTGCGTGTCTTGGCCCGCAAGGATCGCGTCGATGAGCGTCTTGTCGGGCGCGTAGGCCGTGAGAATGCCGATCTCGGCGCCTGCGCCGTCGATGTTGACGAAGACGTGATCGTCGTCATCAGGGATGAACAGCTTCTTGCAGTTCACGGTCCCGATGGGCTTCTTGGGGGTGTTCTGCCCGTTGTAGCCGATCCCCCTGACGCCTGAGGACGAAGAGAGTCTGCCTGTTGCCGTGCCCGGGATGTTGTACCCAGGCCGAATGAACCCGTCCCCGTAGAACTCGACGAGGCGTGAGATGTTGACGAGGAAAGAGTCGCGAATCGTTGCAGCCTTGCGCCATGCAAGGTTCAAGTCCGCGAAGGGGTCCTTGTACGCGGCTGAGACGCGCTTGAGGAACCCGGCGTCCATCTGTACTGCGCCCTTCTTCGTGAAGCGCAACGGGTTGTCCCCGTTCTCCTTCGAAGGGACGCGATACATCAGGCGATCACCCGAATACTTGAAGACATCGGGGTGTGTGTCGGCGAGCCACTGCGCACGCTCCTTGTCGGGCGCGATGTAGCCAATGCCGGTGTCGCAGAAGAGCTTGGGCAGTTGCTTGCCGCCCCTCGGCTTGAAGTCCATCCCTGCCATCTCGAAGAGGCGCCGCTGCGCCTCCGCGACAGTGTGCTCGATGTCGATGCGGCACTGCTTGAGATACTCGGTGTCGATCTTGACGCCGTGGTATTCGATCTTGGCGAGGGCTCGTGCGCGGTGCACGATACGGTCCCGGGTCAAAGCGATTCGTGGATGTTGCTCCTTGCTCCGCTTGATGACCTGGAACTTCTTACCTTCGATCGAGAAGCGCATCACACGGGCGACTTTGTCTTGCTTGTCGGCGTTGCGCGCGTCCTCCTCCTTCATGCGGTCAATCTGGAGGAGTGCGAGGCGCCGTGTCGCGTCAGCGTCGACAGCGGCGTAGAAGAGAAGCTGATCCAGCGGGATCAGTGCGTAGGCGCCGTCGACCTGCACCTTCTTCTCGGCTTTGGGCTTGGGCCCGGCCTTGAACTCGCCGGCCTTCTTGGCTGCGATGACGGCTTGTGCGTCCTCGATGTTGCGGCGAATCTCTTCGTCACCGGCTTCAGGGATGAGCTTGCTCTGCGCTGACGCGAGCCACTCGTCGAGGCGCTTTTGGAGCGTCGCCTCGCGGAACTTCGGCGTGAGGTTGAGGCGCGCGAGCTTCTCAAGAAGAACAGGGGGGACCTCGTGCTTCTTCCCCCTCTTGCTCTCCTTGACCGTCTCGCTGATCGCCTTGTTCTCTTCCTCTTCGACGATCTCGTCGACCTTGCTCTGGTACCCTGCGAGCTCCGGGAAGAACTCTGCGGTCAGGGCCTTTAGGCCGTAAAAGCCCTTGGCGTCTTCGCGAAGGATGTGCTCAGCGAGGAGCGTATCCCACGCGAGTTGTGGTATGTCGATCCCGAGCTTCCAGCAGACCTTGACGTCATAGCGGTAGTTGTGAAGGATGAGCCGCTTGGAGCGAATCACCCGCTTGACGTGCTCGAACGCAGCAGCCGGGTCGTACGGTGTTTCGTGGTGCCAGAGCGCGATCGCGCACGCCTTGCCATTGTTCCACGCGAAAGAGACGGCCGTAAGCTGAACCCCCTTGGTGGGGTAGAGCGTGTTGGTCTCGGTGTCGAAAGAGATCGACCACGTCGCCGGGTCTCGTCCTGGCGGGGCGTAGTCGATGAGGAAGTCGCAGAGCTTCTCGACTTCTTCAAGCGTCTTCGGATAGACATGGCCCGCTGCCATGCCTTCACGTGTGAGAGGCTTCACGTCCTGGCCCGCTGCGATGTCCAGCGCGTGCGCGATGTTCTGCCGCGTGGACTCGTAGGTGCCGGGCGACGCAGCAATCGCGGCCAAGCTGCGCGTGAAGACCACGACCAAGTCCAAGCCCGCGAAGCGGACGTTGAAAACCTTGTTCTTGGCGTCGTCCTCCTTCTTGCCGGTTACACCGAGGGCGGCAAGGGCGTTCGTACCGTGCGCGACGACGACGAGAGGCGTGGTTTTACCTGAGAACGCGCGCGCTGCTGCGATCAGCTCGAAGTCGTGACGAAGCGGCCCTTGGCATGCCTGCAACGCCTTCTTCGGTGTTGTGTCACTCGCGCAACGAAGCGCGTACCCGTAACGAACCACGAGCCCTCGGAATGAGGGCTCTGCGGTCTTGAGTTGATCAACGGCGCCTCGTACGACGCGACCCGCGTCATCCTGAAACGCGGAGTGATCAAGCGGGCGCTCCTTCCCGGGGCGCTGCACCTGGATGAGCGGAGGCTTCTCCGGGTGCTCGCCCAGGAAGAGCACATCACAAGCGAGGTCTCCTTGCCCGCTTGGAAAGTAGTGAGTACCTGTGAAGAGCGGGCAGGCCCGACAGCCGGGTCCTGCCTTGTCAGCGTACGTCCCTTGCTCACAGACTGCGCAAGAGAAAGGGGGCGGCGGCGCAAGGAGCGAAACAGACGCCATCAGTGCCTCTTGTCAGATGTTTCCGTCAGCAGACACTTCGCGACGAATGGGAACGACGGTAGCTGCGGGTCTTGGCGCAGTCACGCCAACGTTCCTCAAGTTGTCTACGTAGGCGGAAAGCTTCAACGCAGACACCGTCCGCATTGAACTGCCGCGCCCGAAGGCGCGGAGCGTCGCTTCGATGTTGAGCGCAGCATACTCGTGCGTACGCGCCGCATCTGGGTGCTGGTCGAACATGTGCTTGAGCTGCCCCGCACCCATGGAGTTGTACTCCCCGGTGCGCGAGAGCAGTCCTCCCGTGCTGGTGATCGTGTACCACTCGATGATCAGGAGCTTGCGGTCCTTGTCAAAGGACGCTCCGCAACCTGCATCATTGAGCAGAGGCACTTGGTCTTCACGTGACAGGAGCTGCGAGATGGACGCGCGCGAGTCACCGCCGACATTGACGTTCGGCGTGCCGAGGATACGCTGTACGAGCGCATTCGCGGCTGTGTCTTCGAGGACCTCCTGAAGCGCAGAACGTCGCTCGTGGAAGGTCTTGACGAGGTAAGTCTCCCAGTCGACACCGAAGAAGGACATGGCGGCGACGGCCGGCACGAGGTTGTCGGTGAACCGCGCAGGAACGCTGAAGTCGACCCGCTTGACGCGGGCGATGCTCGTGCGAACTGCCTCGTAGTGTCGAATGAGCTCAGGCACGAACTTGAAGAGCCCGATCGAGAGCATGCGTCGCCAGCGGTGAAGCTGCTCAGGCGGCGTTTCGTCGAACACGCCGACCTCCGGCGCGATGCCGTCGTTACGGTAGATCTCAATCGCCATGCGCCGATTGTTGTCCTGCGGAAGCGTCGCCTTGAGCATGCTCGTGAGCATCACGAACGTGTGAAGGTGGTAGGTGCGCGTGCGCCCGTCGCTGCCGCCACGGCTCGCTGGCGTGCCGCCTTCAGACGCGATCTGTCGGATCAGCTCGCTGATGTTTTCGACCTGGATCCCCTTGTGCGAAGTCTTCGACGTCTGCTCCGCTTCGAACTCGTCGAGGAGCATCGCCGTAGTGACACGATCCCAGTGCTGACAGATGAACGCCGCTGTGTAGTTCGGCCGGTAGTCAGCAGCTTCCACGAGGCGAAAGCGGGGGACCTGCGTGCCGCCGAAGAAAGAGAGGAGCGTCGACTTTCCGGCGTTGGTGTCTCCGAGGAAGTGGACGACGCTCTTGGTCCGGTAGGCGTAGCCGGTCGCAAGAGCCGCAAGGTGGTAGGCGAGGAACTGCGCGTCAGTCTCCCCGTGCTTGAGCCTCCAGAATCGCTGGAAGATGCCCTGTGCGCCGCGCAACGCTTCATGGAGGTCTTCCCGCGTCACAGCGTTGCCAGCGATGAGGTCTTCTACGGTGCGGATCTCCTCGCACCACGTCTTCTCCTTGTCGACGAGGAAGATGTACTTCCCGTCGGAGGGGCCTGCGAGCTTGGCCCAATCAACGGACGCCTCCGGCTCGCTGCGGACCACGCCCTTGTAGACGTGGAAGCCGTTGAGCACGTAGAACGCCTTGGTCCCAGGGCGCTGCGGGTCGTCCATGAACCGGCAGCCCTGGCCAATCTCCTCACATTCACTGCGTGAAGGGATGCCCTGGGCCACCGTGTGCATCGCCATCTCCAGATAGCCCGTCAGGTTGCGGAGCTTGTCCGGGAGCGAGTCGAACGTAGGTACCCCGTCGAGGTTGGGGTCTTCATACTGTGGCGGCAGACCGACTTGGTCCTTGAAGAAGCGCCACATGTCACCGAACACGGCCGAGAGCTGCGCGAGCATCCCCTTGCCGTCGGTGAGGTAGAACGCGAGTCGCGTCTGTGTTGTACGGTGGAAGAGCTCGATTGAGCCGCCACCCTTGCCGTCGGTGTCGTTTCGGCATGTCCGGTGAAACTCGTGAAGCAACACGTCTGCGAGCCGCGCGACGTAGCCCTCCTCGGTATTGTCGACCTTGACGAGCTCACGCCGAAGAGCCGCTGGAGGAATCCCGATGACCCTGCCAGCCTGCTCAAGATAAACCGAGAGGGAGGCATGATTTCGTACGCACTTGCCAAACTCAATGCCCCACCGGAGCTTCTCGCGCATATCGCTGGCCCCGAGGCCAGCGGTGTTGTCCACGAGCCGATCCAGCGCCCAGGCTTCCGCCGAGGCGTACCGCGCGTTGGCGCCCGCCGTAAGCGCGTAGACCTTGTCAAAGCCGTGAGCACGGATCGCGTCATCAGGGTCTTTGGGCGACCCCTCACGCAGTTCCTGCCAGCCCACAAACGGGCGGGCGTCGATGCGCTCTGAGCTCGCGAGCATGTGACGAAGCCAGTCTTCGCCCTTGCCGTAGTCCTCCGAAGGCTCGTCACCAAAGAGGTAGGCGCGCTGGATGCCCGCGTCGACGAGGGGGTCTAGCCCGTTGTGCTTGCCGATGGACGCCACAACGCGTACACCGACCTTCCCGCTGTCGAGTAGCTTCTCGACGTAGGCCAGCGTGTCGTTCTCGCCTTCAACGACGATGACATGCAGGTCCTTGACCTCTTGCGGGGAGAAGGTCCGGTACTGAGGTAGGTAGAGGCCGAAGTAACCGATCGGGTCATCGGGCGAAAACTTCGAGCCGGGGAGCGTGTCCGTCCCGTCAGTCTTGTCATCACGCGGCAGACGGAGTCGGATGCACCCAGGCGTCGTAAGGCCGTAGCCGGTGTGAAATGTCACGCAGTGAATCCACCGCGTGTCGACCCCCTCCATCATCGCTTCGAAGAGCGCCTCGATCTTCGTACGGCGCTCTGGTGAGAGCTTGGCCGCACGCTGCGCCGTGCCGTAACCCTCAGCCATCCGGTCAAGGATGTCCTTGGCGAAACGCACAGCCATCTCCTGCGAAGGGAGGATGCCGTAGGGCAAAGAGAGGACGTGCTTCGGGTCGCGCCCTCTCTCGACAAAGAGCCAATCAAGCGTGTGCTTGATGACAGACATGAACGGCGCAGAGTAGTCCCTCGCGTACGGCTGCTCTCCCGTAGGTGGCTTGATGCACCGCGCGAGGTGCTCATTGAACACCCGCATCGCGAGCGTGACCATCTGCTGGTGATCATCGAGCTCCTCCAGCTCTTTGGTCACCTTGTCATTGACAGCGCGCACCCCCGTGACGGTGTGGACCTGTGTCGCGATCTCCTTGAAGGAGAGCCCCGTCGCGTCTTGCAGCCACTGCAAGAGGTTTGAGCTGTGATAGCCACAGCCCGCGCCGTAGCAGTGGATCGTGCCCCGTCGGCAATCGATCTTGCACGAGGGCGTGTCATCCTTGTGGTCTCGAAGGATGCAGTTGGTCTCAAGGACGTCGCCGTCACGGAAGATGAAAGAACGGGGCTTGTCCAGGTCAAGCGAGGGAATGAGCGCCTCAACAACCTGCCTGATCTTCGCGGCACCAAGCCGAGAAAACAGGCCGTTGCCCTGCTTGTGCGTTTGTGAGTTGTTACCTTTGGTTGCTGGCTTCTTCGCCATGCGTCGCACCCGTCATTAGATGAAGAAGCCTAGTACCACCGGCTTTCAAAGGCAGTCTACGGAAGCCGTCCGACGAGCGGCAGGCTACGGCGCTGGCGCTCCAGCCGAGGCCCCATGGGCTTCTTCTCGATGGCCGCGATGCCCTCAGGGCACACGGGCACATCGTCAGGCTCAAACCCCACGGCGTAAGAGTACTTGCCTTCGTCCGTCTGCTTCTTGGTGAAGTCTGCGTAGCCGCACCAGTTGCACAGCGGGGTGGGCTTGGGCGTGTCTTCTCGCCCCTTGAGCTGCGCGAGCTTGAGGCCGACTCCGTTGAGGTACTGCTGGAGCCACGCCTTGACGTTGCGCTCAATGTGCTCGCGCGTCTCGGGCGCGGCCCAATCCATGTGCTCCTTGCGCGTGTGGTTGACACCACACTGAACGCCGATGATGTCGGGGTGCGTCTCGATGACGAAGAGCTTGTAGCTGTTGAGCTGATCGTTGTAGTCGCCGAGGCTCTTGGGCTTCCCCGTCTTGTGATCGATCACGACGTACATGCCGTCGCGCGTGCGGTAACCCATGTCCATGACGCCGCGAATCAACGCCGTGGGGTCGTTGTACCCGCAAGCCTTCATGTTCACGTCGAGCGCGGCGCGGTGCTCAAGGTAGAAGACTTCCACCCCGTACTTGACCGCGATCCGCTGCATCCCGAGGATGAATGACTTCACGCGAGGCAAGAACGAGCGCACGAGCGCGATCGAGTCTTCGTCGAGTTGGTTGCGCTCCTCACGCGAAAAAAGATCGAGCAGGTACGGCAGTCGCCGGTCGAGCTCTTCCTCGGTGTGGGTGCTCACGGGCACCGCCGTCGGCGCCTCGTCTGCCTTGCGCGACTCACCCAACACGGTCGACGCATCAGGCAGATCATCGCGCAGGCCCCACTCGTAGAGCGCGTGCGTAGTCGTACCTACACGCGCCTCGGTGCCGCCAGGACGGTCATCCTTGACTTTGAGTCGGTACTTGAGGTGGTAGGCGAGCGGACACTTGAGAGCGGTTTGCGCCTTCGAGGGTGACCACGGTCGCTCCTCCAAAACAGGTTCGAGAAACACGTGAGTCAACCCCTTTTCACGGCGTGAAGACCAAAAGACAGGAAGGCACGCACGTACGGAGCACCCACAGCGATGATTCGCCGTAGGCACTCCGTACGTGCGTGAGGCAGGTCAGACGTTGTCGGCGCGCATGTCAGCGCCCGGCGCGCGGTTCGCCGCGTTCGCCGCATTGCGCTCCAGGTCGCTCATGTCGCTGGTCGGTCCGGTGGCGCCACCGGAACGGTCCGTGACCTGGGAGTAGGTGAAGGCGAGGCGGGGGTAGAAGTACTCCGCCATGAGCTTCTTCCAGAAGACCTCGATCATGGCGAGCGACGACTCCGGCGTCTTGAGGGGCCGACCGGTGCCATCCATCACCATCTTGGTCTCGTAGATGAAGTAGTCGCCCTGACCGGGCTTGCCGGCCTTCTTCGAGGTGCCGAGCTCGAAGAAGGTCTCCCAGGCGTACTTGCCCTTCGACACCGCATCGTGGAGGCTCTGCCCGGCAGGCTCCGAGGTCTTCGAGAAGTCGACCTGATACAGGCCGTCGAACACGACGTGCTTCCCGTCGGCGTCCGTGCGGACGAGGAGGATGACCGCCGTCACCTGATTGGTGCAGAGGTTCGGCTCCCCGCGCACCTTCCAGGGCTCGTAGGGGCATCCCTTGCAGGAGCCGACGTTCGGAACCGACTTCACGGGCCGACCCTTCTGCCGATCCATCGATTGACAGTAGGGGATGTTCGTCGACGCGTCCCCGAACTCGGGGAGCTGCGTGGTGGTGCCGTTGATGCGGGGCGCGAACATGACGCGCCCGTGCCACGTGGAGAGGACGATGGCGCGCTGGAACATCGGGACGCCACCCTTCTTGGAGAGCAGCTCCGAGGGCGCGGTGAGGATGCGCCCGTCGGACGTGTAGATGCCGCCGACGTCGCAGAGTTCGGGACAGTTCGCGTCGTTGCTCGACCCCTGGCGGATCTTGAGGGTCATCGGGCGGAAGCCACGGCTGTCGTCCTCGATGCCCATCTTGTCGCCGGACATGCGGGCGAGGAGCTCGTCGACCGCGTCCTGCGACGCCGGGTCGAGCGACGAGTAGGCGTTGCCGAAGTCGTCCTCGGAGGCGCGCACGAACTTCTTCAGCCGGTGCGCCTTGTGCGGCAGCAGTTGCACGAGGTGGAGCAGGGTCACCCCATCGTCCTCGCGATCGGAGGGGCGCGAGAGCCCCGTCTCCTGCACAGGAGCCGGAGGCGGGGCGGTGACGAGCTCGCCCGAGACGGCCTCGCTGACGGACTCCTCCGACGCTTCGATCGGCGCCTGCTGCGTCGTAGCGGGCTTGCTGGTGCTGCTGGTGTTGTTGTTCTTCGCCATGTTGTCAGTTCACACTTTCCGTCCCCAGTAGGGGCACATCGAGGGCCTTAGTATCGTCCATGACCGACACAGAGGTAAAGTCATGGCTTCACTTCTTAGGAGGAATCAGTGAGTCAACGTGAGGACCGCATCGCGTCCGTCTACTTCTTGGAGGTCGGGCGTGAGACACAGCCTACCGCCGCGCAAGAAAGAGAGAACTTCACCAACCTGTTGGTCGCGCGTCAAAGCGTCGAGAGCGCCGAGAAGAAGCTCAACAAGCTGCCAGCAGGAGAGAAGCGGCGCCGGATCGAGAGCGACCTCAAGGTCTGGAAAGCTAAGGTCACGCGGCTGGAGCAGACGATCCCGAGGGGGTACCTCCGCTTCGTGATCAAGGTGGCGCGAAAATACACGCGCGACGAACAGCTCCTCAGGGAGCTCGTCAGCGCGGGCAACTGCGGCCTGATGGATGCCGTATACCGCTTCGACGTAGCACACGGGACGCGGTTCCTCACCTACGCCGACTACTGGATCAACGTCAGAATCCAGGAGTACCTCAACCGCGACCAACTGGTCCACGTCCCGAACCACGTCCGCAAGGCCAACCGAAGACAACGCCGAGTCGAAGAGGCTGAGATGGCCCTCGGGCAGCGGCGTGACTACTCGTTCGAGGAGCCTACGTTCGCCTCGGTCGACCCTGAGACACTGGCTAGCGACGCCAGCCCGTCAGACGTGGCCCCGCTCGTTCGGCACATGGTCAAGGCCGGACTTTCACGCCGTGAACGCCTCGTCCTCTCCTACATCTACGGATTTATCGGAGACGGGGAGCACGACCTTGACGAGCTCGCTCTCAGGCTCTTCGCGATCGATGGGTCGGTCTATACGACGCTCGAACTCGCCGCGCTCCGAGACGCAGGGCTGGGGAAGCTCAAGGTGTACCTGGACACGCTCGGTGTCACAGACGTGAGCGAGTTGCTCTAGCGCAAATAGAAACGGCGCCTCTCGCGAACGAGAGGCGCCGTCGCCATCACCCGGCGGTGCGGTACTGGGTCACTCCGTCTTGGCGGCCTCGACGGCAGTGAGGATCGCCTTCGGCAGCTTCGCGATCCCGGCTGCCTCCTTCAGGCCCTTGATGTGGCCCTGGAGCTCCAGGTACTTGAGGAGCTCGTTGTCGCTCTCCTTGAGCGCCTTGGCCCGCGTGATGATGTCCGGGGCCGCGTCCTTGATCTTGACCGCCGCCGCGTTCACGTCCTCCAGGCGAAGGTGAAGGGGAGTGACCTCCAGGCAGACGAACTCCTCGGGGTCGTAGGCGTACGACGGCCCCTCCTCCTCTTCCTCCTCCTCATCGCCGTCGGGCGCCTCGCCGCGCGCCTTGGCGTCCTTCGCCGCCTGCTTCTTGGCCTTCTCCTTCTCCGCCTTCTTCTTGGCGGCGGCAGCGGCCCGGTCGTTCATGTCCTTGACGAACGTCTGGACATCAGAGGCCGTCCAGATGTGCTCGGGATCGGCGATCACCTGCTCAGCGACCTCGTACTGCTTGTCGAGGTCCTCGATCTTCGCCAGCTCGCGACCGATGGTCACGGCGCCCGCCCCGAACTTCCCCTTCTTCATGAGGGTCTGGACCCGGTGGTCCAGGGTCAGGAGGGAGATGGTCTGCGAGACAGTGGCGCTGGACACGCCACGGCGCGCGGCGATCTCGGTCTGGTTGAGCCCCGCCGCCTTGAGCCGCTGGAAGTAGACCGCGAGGTCCCACCCGCTCATGCCCTTGCGGTCGAGGTTCTCGATGCCGGCGTCGATCAGGACGTCCTTGAGGTTGTACGGACGCGAGATGCACGGGATCACCTTGAACCCGTTCTCCGTGAACCCGGCGACGCGGCGGCGCCCGGCGACGAGCAGCCGCACGATCTTGTTGTTCTGCTGCTTGTCCTTGGCCCACGTGGCGATGACGGGTTCGATCAGGTGGGGCGCCCCGTTGTCCTTCTTGAGGGACTGGACGAACGTCTTGTCCAGCGGGGTCATGCTGGCGCGCGAGTCGAGGCCCTCGATGTTGAGGAGCTCCTCGACGGGGACCTCGCCGTACTCCTCCTTGGTCTTGGAGGGGACGTCGAAGTCGTAGCGCTCGGCGAGCGCCGCCATCTGCGCGGCGATCTCGGCGCCGACGCGCTCACGCTCGTCGACCTGGGGGGCGGTCTCGGGCGCGGTCTCGGGCGCGGTCTCGGTCTTGGCGGTCTTGGCGGTCTTGTTCTTGGGCATGATCAGTTCTCCTCAGTCATTGGACGTAGCGGCCAACGCCTTGAGCTCGGCGTGGACCTCGGGCTCCAGAGACGGCGCCGGTAGCGTTTCTACCGGCTTGCCGTTCAAGAGGTGAGCGAAGGCGCCGTAGAACTCCATGGCACATTCACGCGGTGAAAGGCCAGAAGTTTCGTACGCCGTAAACAGCACAGTTGAGAGCTTTCGAAAGAGATGGTCATCGGCGAAGTGCTCGCCGCCGCCCGCCTTGCGCTTGGCGGCGAGGTTCCCACGAACGGCTTCCATGCGTTCGATGTGCAACAAGCCGGCCGTCCGTGTCTGTCGTCGCGTCATGAAGGAAGGTCTACCTTGCGAGGGCTCGATCTGTAAAGCAGCCACAGAGGAAAGGCAAGTGCTTTTACCAGGAACATGTCGATTTTCAGAAGTCGTTCGGCATGTCGTTCATGCTGCCACGCTCCCCGGGAACCGGCCCCGACGCCGAGCTCGGGAGGAGCCCTTCCACCGGGTGTACTTGATACTCCGCAGCGACGCCGTCGTTGTCGTAGGCGGGCACGATACGCTCCACGGGGCGACCTAGCGCACGTGCGTTAGGCACTTCACCTGGAGGCACCTTCTCCACGCGAAACCTGTCGACAGGAATGGAGACGGTCTCGGTCGGTTCGAGCTGCCCTGGCTTCCACTCGGAAGCGTCAGGCATGCTCACCATGGCCGCCGTCTGCGGCCTGTTGTGGGGGCGTAGGGGCACCTCGGCCGGCTCCTCTCGCGGTGGCGGCGTGCGGCTCGGTGCCGTTGCGGCAGGGCGACTTTCACCGAGTGATACCCCGGTGATCTCGACCCGGAGCTCGCCGTCCTCGCCGTTGCGAACAACGACCCCGGTGTCGTTTCGGACTACCAACCCCCGGGATTCAAGGTAGAGGCGCAGAGCCTCCGCGAGCTCAGGGGTCTTGAGTGTGATGTCCATGAGGGCGGAGGATACTCGATGTCAGTCTGCGTCAACCACGGAAACGTTTCCTTTGAGCTTGGTTACGTCCGGTTGATGGATACAGCCCTCTTGAAAAGGGCGGATCTCTTCCTTGGCACAGCGCGCACGGTGGTCACACCCCGTGCAACGAATCTTCTCAAGCATGGTGAACGCGACATCGTCCTTGAAGGCGAGCGTCGCAAGGATGAACTCGTCAAGCGTCCCGTCGGCGTAGAGCCTGTACTCCGTGACTGGGCGAGTTTGCCCTGCCCGGTAGTTACGGTCACGCTTCTGCTTGTCGTGCACTCGATCCCATGTCGGCGCGTAGTCGATCGTGTAGTTGGCGGCATTGAGCGTGATGCCAACACCTGTTGCGCTCTGCGCGACCCACACGCGGCACGAAGGATCCGCTTCGAACCTGTCTTCGAGGTGGCGGATCTTGGACCCCGTAGAACCATCTACGCGTACGAAGCCAACATCGAGGGAGGTGCAAAGCGCCGCGAGGTCGTCAAGCTCCTGGCGGAAGTTCGCCCAGATAATGACCTTGTTGGTCTCGTCGTTGTTGAGGATGTTCGAGAGGAGCGCCTTACAGACGTCAAGGCGTGGGTTCTCAAAGTCGCGCACCGTCTCCAGGGGAGGCGGCTCAGTTATCTTGCACGCAGGGGTGTACGGCTTCACACGCCTATCCACACACTTGAGCATCCGGTCGCACCCGTCGCAGACAGTCATGTCGAGCGACGTGTGAAGAAACCCAGAGAGCACTTGGCGCAGCTTCGAAACGCGAACGCCGCCTTCGGCTGCCGCGACGTATGCCTTGTCCTCCTTGTGAACAGGCGGAACGATGTAGTCGCCCTCGGCGATGGACTCTTCGTCTTCTGGCGTGAGCACGCGCAAAGAAACTCTGGCGGGGCGCGAGGAAAAAAGATCAGCCGTCGCCTTAGCCTCCTCGACGAGCTGATTGTACCGCTTGGCTTGCTTGGGCCCCAGGCGGAACGGGACGTCCGTGGTCGTACGAGGGGGGAGGTCTTCGAGACAGTCGGCCTTCTTCATGCGTGAGGCAACGAGGTCTACCTTCTCGTTGAGCTCGTTGAGGTTGCTGTAGCCGACGACGATGTGTTTGTTGAACGGGTGTTTGACGAGGTAGCGCTTCTGGTACCCCCGGTAATCCAGAGGGAGCAGCCCCGGCGCGAGGAAGCGAAGCTGGGGATAGAGCTTCTTGGGATGATCCGCCGCAGTCCCCGAGAGAAGGATCCTTCTCCCGGCCCTAGAGGAGTATTCCAACGCGGCACGGGTCGTCTGGCTGTCGTAGTCGCCGAGCGTATGAGACTCGTCGCCGACGGCCATCCCAAAGCCAAGGACGCTGAGCGGGTTGTCGCGGTTTTCCTTGAACGCTGCTTGCGCCTCAATCCGCGCCATTGGGTAGCTCACGACGACGAGGTCGGCAGACGCCGCCCGTTCTGTGAGAACCTCGCGGACAAAAGGGACACGGGAAGTGCCCTTGACGTCCTTGCGGGGCGGAATCCACCCCCGTGTCCGCAGCTCCCTGTCGCTGATCCAGTCACCGTCCCACACAACGACGTTGATCTCACCGTCTGAAACCTTCTTGGCTTCGCGCTCCCAGGTTGAGAGCACGACGGGCGGGCACATGATCAGCGTCTTCTCGAACTCACCGAGCGCCTTGAGCAACCGGACGAGCTCAAGCACCGTACCGGTCTTCCCGACGCCCATGTCCCACAGGAAGAACTTCCGCCAGCGCGCGTAAGCAACCGCAACCCCGTAGGTTTGGTGCCGAAACGGTGAGCGGAAAAACTTATACCCCGAAGGCAACGGGAGTTCTGAAAACTGCTTCCCGGCCCACGACTTCTCTGCCTTTTCTTCCAGCGCGCGAGCCTCGATGAGCTTCGCGCGCCACTTTGCGGCGCTTGGATCGAGCGTAATGCCAGGGCAAAAGCGCCCGAGGTCTTCAAGCGTGCGCAGCCCAAACGGATAGTACGCAGGAAAGATCCAGTCGTCCTTCCTTGGCGACGCGCCCCACGCCTTTCGCCATTCGCCCGTGTCCCTAGTCCGCAGGACGAACACGGGCGTATGATTCACGATGCTTCCCTCAAGTTTCACGGAGTGAACCCCCTTGCTCGACTACGCTGGCGAACGATCGCCCTTCCTGCGGGAGGGCTTGCATGGGCACCCCCTCGACACGATCTTCCGTCGTTCTCGCCCGAGAACGATCAAGGAATGCTTCTACTGGGCGGAGGTGCTTCTTCAGCATTCGCCTCACGTATACGCCGTCGTGCGTAAGTTTGGCGAGTATCCACTCACCAAGCTCAAGTTCGGCGACGTCGGTGTGGCCGAGCGCCAACGCCACCGTGAGCTCTATGACGACCACCTTCGGGCGCGTGAGTTCGCGGGTGTCATGTCCTTCGACGCCTGGGTCTACGGCAACGCGGCAGCGTCGCTCTACGAGCCGTTCAAGCGGATGCTCTGTTGCCCGAGGTGCCGCGCAGAGACCGACATCGTCGCAGTCGAGGACTACGACTTCTCGCTGGAGAAGCTGACGATCAAGTACGACTGCCCACGATGCCGAAACGCTGTGCGCGCGCAGATCAAAGACATCCCTCTCGTCGACGCGCGCCGGCTGAATCTCACCCGGTGGGACCCGAAGCTCCTCGACATCAAGCACAACCCGCTGACCAACCAGTCAGTCTACTACTTCCAGATCCCGCAAGACCTGCGACAGGACATTCGCGCGGGGGACCAGCACCTCATCAACACGATGCCGATGAGCATCCTGAAGACGGTGCAGAAGGGCAAGCTCCTCCGGTTCAACGAGGGCAACCTCTACCACATGAAGATGCCAAACCTGTCGGGTCTTCGACCGGAGTGGGGATTGCCCCCTGTGGCAGCGGCGATCGAGATGTTCCTCTTCGCGGCGGCGCTCCGGCGCGGCAACGAAGCCGTCGCGCTCGAACACATCACGCCGATGCGTGTGATTCACCCCACGGGTCAAGGGGTGGCAGGGGACCCGAGCATGTCGCTCGACCTCGACGGTTTCCGCGAGAAGATGGAACAAGGGTTCCGCGACTTCAAGCGCGACCCGAACAAGATCATCATCTCCCCTGTTCCCGTCGGCGTACAGGACATCGGGGGCCAAGGCCGCGCGATGCTGACGTTCGCCGAGCTCGAAGCGGCCGAGAAGAACATCATGCTGGCCTTCGGCGTGCCGAGGGAGTTCCTGGAAGGCGGTCTCGGGCAGACACGCGGCGAGACGACGCTGCGAATGATAGAAAACCAGCTCCAGAACCACATCAACAACCTGAACGGGCTCTTCCGTTGGATCGAGCTCAAAACCGCGAAGTTCTTGGGTACCACGCCGATCGACGTGCGCCTGAGCGACTTCAAGATGATCGACGACACGGCGCGCAAGGAGCTCATGCTCCAGCTCTGGGGGCAGGGGAAAATCTCGGATACGACGATCTACGAGATGTTCGAGATCGACGCCGACCACGAACGCAAGCAGCGCCGCCAAGACACCATCGACGACCTACGGGAGCAGCAGATCCTGGAGTTCGAAGTCAACAAGATCCAGACCTCCCTCAGCCAGCGAGCGCGTCAACAGTCCCAGGCGTCGGGGCCAATCGATTACAACAACACGGATCAAGTGATGGGCGCGGCCGACCAGAAGGCGCAGGAGTACATGCAGATGGACGAGGCGGCGAGGACCAACGCCGTCGACAACCTGCAAGGATCACAACCCATCCTGCACGCAGTGGTCATGCAAAGGATCCAGCAGATCCAGCAGAACCAGGAAGCAGAGGCACGCAGCTCGATGCAGGGCGGCGCAGCACAAGGTGGTATGCAGTGAACACAAGCACCGAGAACTTCGCGGAGTCGGCAGACGCCGCAGACAAGCAAGCACGCGGGCTGCGCAATCCCCTCGGCCCCGAGGATGCTCACCCGAGAGTGCCAAAAGACGATCCGAGGAACCCTTTCGGTCGGGCGATCGAGCAGATGAAGTGGGACCTCGACCACTGCATCTTTGTCGTATTCCGCCCGTGGGAGTCGTGCGCGCTGTGCCGCGGGAGGCACAAGGCTGGAACCCTCGTCCTACCAGATGAGGGTGACCACACCTGCCCCCACACGCAGATCAAGGACTACCGAAAGCTGCTGCAAGATCGCGCGGACGGGGTGTGTCGGTTTTACGAGACCGAGACGACGACGCTCAAGAACGGGACGATCATCAAGTCCGTCGGTGTCGCTCGCCCGAAGACAAAAGAAGACCTCGAAGCGTCTTCTCGCCGGGCAATGGGCGAAACCCGCGCACCGAAGCTGTAGGCCCGGTGCGCGGGTTTCACCCCGTGAAATCAAGCAGGAAGGACAAGGCGCAGCGCGGCGCGCAGCACCTTGTCGAAGACCGAACGAATAACCACGAGGACCTCCTCAGACGTACTTACGAGGCTGCATCTTCGTCGAGGAAAAGCCACGACGAACTCGAACCGGCGCCAGTTGCACCACCGGACACAGCGGCACGCGCGGAACCGGGGCAGGAGGCACCTCGCCGGGCATGTACGGCGCGTATGAGTGCATGAGAGCGAACAGCGCTGCGCTTAGCATCGACACAGGTACCTCCACAACTTCTTCTACCACAGAATACGCGTAGTATTACGCTCATGCCTGTCCTGTCACCTGTACTCACCGACGCCCACTCGCTGCGCGAAAATGTGCGCGGGAAAGTCGTCAGGGAGCTCGAACGCGCATTCCCCGTCGATCTCAAGGGTCGCACCCTGGAGGTCAAGGACATCAAGGTGCTCGCGCGAGACTTCTCCCCTGAGGAGCAGAAGCACGCGCTCCTCACCGGCGACTCGCTCTCTGAGCCCGTGAAGGGGACGCTCGTCCTGAAAGACGGCGACGGGAAGATCGTCAACGAGGCGCGCAACTTCACCCTCACGCACCTCCCGTGGTTCTCCGAACGCCACACCATCCTGATGGACGGCAACGAGTACCAGATCGCGAACATGCTGCGTCGCCGTCCTGGCGCGTACACGCAGCGGAGCGCGAACGGGGAGCTGCACACGACGTTCAACCTCTCCAAGGGTGCGAACTTCAACGTCACGATCGACCCGGCGAAGTCAGCGTTCTACCTCGTCTACGACTCGACGAACATCCCGCTCTACCCTGTGCTACGCGCCCTCGGGGTCACCCATGAGGTCATCGCGCGCGAGCTCGGCGCTCCCATCGCTGACGCCAACAAGGCGCTCTTCGGCGGCAAGGAGGAGATCTCGATCGCGAAGCTCTACCAAAAGCTCGCGCACGAGTCCGTGTTCAATGCCAAGGCGAGCCACACCGAGAAGCTCGCAGAGGTCATCAAGCGCTTCGGAAACACCGTGATGGACGCGCACGTCACGCGCATCACGCTCGGGGCGTCACACGACAAGGTCACCCCGCCTGCGCTCCTCGCCGCAGCGCAAAAGCTGCTCCGCGTGCACAGGGGTCAAGACCCGGAGGACGACGCCGACTCGCTCGCGTTCAAGACATTCCACAGCGTGGACGACTTTCTCGCAGAGCGCGTGAAGCTCACCGCGCGCGAATGGGCTCCGAAGGCTCGCATGGCGCTCAACGGCAAGCAGGAGATCCGAGGCTCTCTCAAGCCAGCTCCTTTCTCCCAGCCGCTGCGCCAGTTCATCACGTCGAGCGCCCTTTCAGCGGTGCCCACGGGAATCAACCCGCTTGAGCTCCTCGATCACTCGGTGAAGGTCACAGCGCTCGGAGAGGGCGGCATTCCCAGTGAGCGCGCGATCCCTTTTTCAACACGCCTCACGCACGCGACGCACTTCGGCATCCTCGACCCGATCCGCACGCCAGAGAGCGGCCACGCAGGCGTCGACATCCGCGCCACGATCGCCGCTCACCGAGACGAAGAGGGCAACCTCTACACACCGCTCAGGAACGCACGGACCAACAAGACCGAGTTCGTGAACGCCTCGGACATGATGAGCAAAGTCATCGCCTTCCCGCATCAGCGCATGCAGGGGCGTGTAGACGCGCTTCACCAAGGGCAGGTCCAGAAGGTCGACGCCAAGGACGTTGACTATCAGCAGCTCCACGTCTCGCACACCTACTCGCCGGCCACGAGCCTGATCCCTCTCCTGCACTCGATCCAGGGGAACCGTGCGATCATGGGCTCCAAGATGCAGACACAGGGTCTGCCACTGCTTCAGCGGGAGGCGCCCTTGGTGCAGGTCAAACACCCGGACGGGGGGTCCTATGAGGACTTCTACGGCCGCATGGTTGTGCCGCTCGCGCCCGTGAGCGGCATTGTGCGCAAGATCGAACACGGGTTCATCTACATTGAGCCGCGCCGCGCCAAGAGGGCCGCAGAGGAAGAGAAGCTCGCGGACCGCCCGGTGGCGCAGTCCAAGAAGCACGGGCCCTTCACCTTCGAAATCGAGATCGAGAAGGGCGAGAAGCCCTGGGGTCATCCCTTCCCCTGCGACTATGGCTACCTCCCGGGCTTCGAAGGCCCTGATGGCGACTCCCTGGACTTCTGGGTCGGTGACGACCCTGACGGCGCCCTGGTCTCCGTCGACACCGACGAACAGAACGAAGATGGTGAGTGGAAGCCGGCCGATGTGAAGTTCATCGTCGGCGTCCCCATGGAGAAGGTCGACACGGTCCTGCGTCAGATCGAGCGCAAGCCGAAGACTCGCTGTGTCAACCGCGTCGAGTACGCCTCCTGGGATGATCTCAAGGAAGAGATCGAGGACTACCGGAAGGGGTCGAAGACGGCGAGCTACGGGCGCATCTGGGCAAACCACGCCGCAATGAACGCAGGGCTGGCCGGGCGCGACGTTCGGTACATGTTCAATTACCCTGGCGCGGATGGTGCGTTGGCCTCTGCCGGCAAGCGTCTCCCCCGGCTAGCCGCTGATGTGGTGTACGGTGTCCTGCCCCCGCAGCTTACGCATGATGACAGCCTTGATGATCTCAATACGGGTTCGCTCGGTGAGTGGTTTATGCACGGCTACGCCCCGTGGGAAAACCCGAGCCCGGCCGAGGTTCACTCGGTGAAAGAAGCGGCCCGTCGCGAGCGTGAGCTCATCAAGGTCCCCTACAGCGACAACTTCCCCTTCCCCTCGAAGACGCGCCTGCACCACACCCTCTCGGTGAAGGCCAACGACACCGTCGAGATGGGGCAGATGCTCGGCGACTCGAACTTCACGCGCAACGGCACGCTCGCGTCAGGGCTCAACGCGCGTGTCGCGTACATGCCCTACTACGGGCTGAACTCCAACGACGCCGTGGTGATCAGCGAGGGCTTCGCCAAGCGAATGACCTCCGAGCACATGTACCGCGAGGTCTTTCCGCTCAACGCGACGATCGAGCTCTCGGCGAAGCGCCACAAGGTCTACTTCGGCGCGAAGTACCAACCCTCGCAGTATGCGCAGCTCGACGAAACCGGCGTCGTGAAGAAGGGGGCGAAGGTAAACCACCACGACCTCCTCGTCGCAGGACTCGCCAAGGCACAGGTCACCGGCACCGACCTGATGCTCGGCAAGATCTCCAAGACGCTCACCAAGCCCTGGCAGGAAGTCTCCCTGTCCTGGGAGCATGGGACGCAGGGAGAAGTCGTCGACGTCGTGCGTACCCCGACGCAGATCGCGGTCCTCGTGAAGACCCACGAGCAGATGCAGGTCGGCGACAAGCTGGCGAACCGCTTCGGCGGGAAAGGCGTGGTCGCCAAGATCGTCTCCGACAAGGAGATGATCAAAGACTCCGCAGGCAATCCTGTTGAGCTACTGATGACGAGCGCGGGCGTGGTCTCCCGCATCAACCCGGCGCAGCTCCACGAGGCTCTGGCGGGTAAGATCGCGGAGAAGACCAAGAAGCCGATCTTCTTCGACAACGCGTCGTCCGAGAACGCCATCGACTGGGTCGAGAGGCTCGCCAAGGAGCACAACGTCAGCGGGTACGAACACGTACACGACCCTGTGAGCGGCCGAAAGATCGTCGGCCCTGACGGACAAGGTGTGTTCGTGGGTCGGAGCTTCATCTTCAAGCTCTTCAAGTCGACGGACACAAACTTCGCGGGCCACGGTGTCGGCCCTTACGACGCCAACGAGCAGCCCCTCAAGCAGGGTGGCGAAGAAGGCGCCAAGGGCCTCGGCAAGATGGAGGTGGATGCGCTGCTGGCGCACAACGCACGCGGAATGCTCTCCGACGCCGCCAACATCCGAGGGCAGAAGAACGAGGCGTTCTGGCGCGCGATTCAGCTCGGACAGCCCCTCCCGGCGAACCGTCCGTCGTTCGCTTTCAACAAGTTCCAGGCGATGCTCGAAGGCGCGGGAGTCAAGGTCCGCAAGGATGGCTCCAAGTTCCGCCTGCTGCCGGCGACGGACGCTGACATCATGGCGCGCTCTTCGGGTGCTGTGCAAAACAGCAAGACCCTCATCGCCAAGAACCTCAAGCCCGAAAAGGGCGGGCTGTTTGACCCCTTCCTCACGGGCGGCACCGAGGGCACGCTCTACTCCCACGTGGACCTTCACGAGGCCATGCCCAACCCGGTGTTTGAGGAGCCGATTCGGCGCCTCCTCGGACTGACCGAGAAGCGGTTCACCGACCTCCTCAAGGAGAAGGGCGGCGGGCACATCAAGAAGGAGCTCGCGAGCATCAACATCGACGCCAAACTCAAGGAGCTTGAGGGCAAGCTGCCGATGCTCAAGGCGAGCGACTTGAACAACGCGGTGAAGCAGATCAAGTACCTACGCGCCCTCAAGGCCGAGGGGCTCCGACCGGAGAACGCCTACGTACTCTCGAAGGTGCCTGTGATTCCGCCGATCTTCCGCCCGATCACGCAGCAGAAGAACAACCCGTCTCAGCTCATGGTCGCCGATGCGAACAAGCTCTACGGGCATCTCATGGACGTGAACGACGCCGTCAAGGACGCCGTCCTTGACTCGGACGTTCCGAAGCACCGGGCTGCGCTCTACAACGCCGTTGGAGCCGTGTTCGGGACCCACACCGTCGACGACCAGAAGCTCCAGAAGGAGGAGGTCAAGGGGTTCTTGACTCAGGTCTCTGGGCAAGGGTCACCAAAGGGTGGCTTCTTCCAGCGCAAGCTGATGAAGAGGCAGCAAGACGTCTCTGGCCGTGGTACGGCGGTGCCTGACGGCAACCTGCACATGGACGCTGTGAGCCTGCCTGAAGACATGCTCTGGCAGATGTTCGACAAGCTCCTGGTCGCTCGACTGGTGCGCAAGGGCTACAGCGCGCTTCACGCACGAGAGCTCGTCGACAAGCGGGCGCCTGCTGCGAAGCAATGCCTCGTGGAAGAGACCAAGGAGCGGCCTGTGCTACTGAACCGCGCGCCGACGCTCCACCGCTTCGGCATCGTCGCCGCGTACGCACAGCCGACGATGGGGAAGACGATCAGGGTTTCGCCCTTCGTGGAGAAGGGCTTCAACCTGGACTACGACGGTGACACCCTTCAGGTTCACGTACCGCTCACCCGCGCAGGTATCGACGACGCCAAGCGCATGACAATGTCCCACCTGCTGCTCTCCGACCAGACGCCCAACAAGCTGATGGCGTTTCCGCAGCACGAGGCGATCATCGGGATCACGCACGCGCTCAAGTACACGCCCAACAAGGCGCAACCTGTGCGTCGATTCAAGACTGAGGCCGAAGCCGTTGCGGCATGGCGTCGCGGCGAAGTCAAAGTCGACGACCCCGTCGAAATCGGCTGACCTGCATTACCCTTCCAGCGTGCACCCCTACGAAGCCAGTACCCTCGTCTGCAAGCTCGCAGCGGGACAGCCTGTTGAGACTCGCCGAAAGATGAAGCGACGGGGGTTCTACGTGGACCCCTCGCCGGGGTTCTACGACCTCAAGGGGAAGTTCGAAGACGCTGCTAGGGCGAACCCCGAGAAGCTCGCCGATGTTTCACCTGAAGTTCAGGCCCGCTTCGACAACTACGCGAATCTTCTTCGCACCAAGGGTGTTTACGCGGGTACCGGGCACAAGCGTGTGCTCATCCCCAAGAGCCATATCTCGCGAGATGACGTCCAAAACCTCGGGTTCGAGTCTGTCCTGATTGCAGTGCCTGAAAAGGGACAGGACGAGTTCAGGACGTACAGGCACCCGGACAACCTCTTTCATCTCCACTCGCACGGCGACAACTGGACGATGCACGAAGACGCCCACCCAGCGGCGACAATGCTGGCACGGCGCATTGGCAAAACCAAGGCTCTTATCCAAGGACTGCCGCACGTCGTCACAGAAGGAATCCCTGGGCTCGGCTACTACCTCAAGGGACAGATCCTGGGGAGTAAGTCCACGGCGGACAATGTCGAAGCCGAGCTAGACCCTGAGACGAAGGCACTGCTCGGAGTCAAAGCGCGTACCCAACCCCTGCAACTTCCGGCGAAGCTGGCTTCCTTCGATGAAGTCTTCGGTTTTCACGCGGTGAAGACCAGCGCAGCGGACCCGCTCCAGCCGCTCATCGACGTGCTACAGAAGACAGACTTCGGATTCGACGAGAACGGCAAGGCCAAGTCGGTGTTGCGCAAGAGGCGTGGCGAGGCCGGAAGCCGTGGATCTGAGATCGAAGCCACGATCCCTGTACCATTCGACTGGTGACCTGATGAACCTCGACATCGTATTCGGCTTCACGAAGACCGCCAATGACGTGCCGCCCGGGGTTGCGTCAACACATGGGTACGAGGATCAACCCGGCACGCCGGAGGATCGACGGCTGATTACGGTCATGATGTCGAACCCTACGGCGTGGGAGAAGTTCAAGCGCGGCGCACGAGTCTCTGCGCTCGCAACACCCGCAGGCGTTGGGGCGGGAATGGCCCTCGGCAACCTCCTCGACAACCCGGCAGGCAAAGACCTCGGCGGCGTTATCGGCGGCCTCGCGGGTCTCGGCTACGGAGTCTACAGCGGGATGAACACACCACGGCAGCTCTTTGCGTACGCCGCACCACTTCCGAGCAACATCCCGAATCAGGAACCTTCGCACGTCGAGGCGTCCAAGCTCGCGTCACTTCGAAGCGTGTTCGGCTTCAACAAGGCTGCGGCCCCTGTCGTCGCTCCTGGGCTTCTCAAGCAGCTTGGCATCAAACTGAAGGGGCGCACAACCAAGACGGCCGTCAGCAGCGCCTGGGTTCAGAACAAGATTCTCAACAGCGCAAAAAACCCAGATGTATCAACAAACCGGCTGTTGAACTTCCGACACTACATGGCAGACGGGATCGGGAAAGCCACGCAAGCGGTCAACGCAGCCCCCGCACTCGCCAGCGCAGCGAAGCGTCAAGTCGCGGTCGACTCCGCGACCAAGCAGTTGGGACGTTGGCGGGGGCTGACCCCTGGCAACGAAGCCATGGCGCTGCCACGGCTTGATGCTTCGCTCAGACTGCCGGGTCCACAATCCTCCTACGTACAACAACTGAACGCATTTGTTCGGTAGCACACATTCAATGCCCACAACAATTGGACATCTGCTGGTCAACAACGTGTTGCCCGATGGGTACAAGGTCTCAGGGCCGATGACCCAGCGGCAGCTTCATGACCATGTCGTAGGGCTCGCGAAGTCCGACCCGCAGAAGTACGTCGAGACGATCCAGAAGCTCAAGAAGCGCGGCGACGAGATCGCGACCTTGGAAGGCATCACCGTCGGCGTGTCTGACGTAAGGCCGCTCTACAAAGAGCGCGACGCGATCATGAACAACGTCGCCGACGCTCTGGCTGCGGAGAAGGACCCGACCAAGAGGGAGAAGCTCGTCATCGGAGCACAGACGCAGCTCTTGGCGCAGACCAAGAGCCACCCCGGGTCAATGACTCACATGGCGCTCTCGGGGGCACGCGGCAACCCGTCTCAGCTCATGAAGATCGTCGCGACCCCTCTCGCGTCAAACCTGCCTGGGCGTGGCATCGGTTCCTTCCTTGTGCGGCACTCCTATGCCGAGGGTCTCTCGCCGGCTGAGTACTGGGAAGTCGCGCCTGAAGCACGCGCCAACAACGTCGCGTCCGTCGTCTCTGTGTCTCAACCCGGTGAGATGGCAAAGCTCCTCATCGCCAACACATCTTCCAAGGTCGTCACCGCGCATGACTGTGGCACGCAAAACGGCGTCCTCCTGCACGTCGATGATCAACACGCGATCGATCGATACCTTGCCATCTCTGAGCACAAGATCCCGCGCAACACCCTGATCACTCCGCGCGTCGTTCAGCAGTTCCGCGCTGCGAACGACGTCGACTTCACCGTACGCAGCCCTATGACGTGTACGGCAACGCAGGGCGTCTGCCAGATGTGCATGGGGCTCGACGAAAAGGGCAAGCTCCACTCCATTGGGACGAACGTCGGAATCCGTACTGCGCATGCGCTCGCCGAGCCGCTTACGCAGATGGCCCTCGGGTCCAAGCACGCGGTGCTCACGATTCGTGAGCGCAATTTGAACCCACAGGGGCTCAAGGGAGTGCGACAGCTCCTGGAGATCCCCAAGGCGTTCGCGCACGAAGCAACCCTCGCGCCGGCCGACGGTGTCGTGACGAAGATCGAACCTGCGGCTCAAGGCGGTCACTTCGTGTGGGTGGACAAGGAGAAGCTCTACTCACAGCCCGAGCTCTCCGTAAAAGTGAGGGTTGGCCAGCACGTGGAGGCTGGTGATTCCCTGACAGACGGAGTTCCGCACCCTGCCAAGCTGACGCTTTACAAGGGAATTGGGGCGTCTCGGGAGAACCTTGTGAACTCGCTGGCTGGGGTCTACAAGAACGAAGGCGTGTCGATGGACAGGCGCCACTTCGAACTGCTCGCCAAGAGCGTTCTGAACCACGTCCGCATCTCCGAGCAAGACCCATCGCACCCGGAGCTGATCAAGGGCGACGTGGTCAACTACAACCGCCTCCGAGAGACCTACGCCAAAGACGTGTCTCGTGTTCCCTTGGCTGACGCCATCGGGAAGGTGCTAGGCCAAGAGGTGTTCCATTACACCTTCGGTACCCGCATCACGCCGTCAGTCGCCAACGACCTGAGCCGTAAAGGCATCCGAGAGGTACTCGTCAGCCGTAGCATGCCGAAGATCGAACACGTCATGAAGCCTCTGGCGACAAACCCGCTGCTGGATGACGACTGGCTCGCCCTCCTCGCACACCGAGGTCTCAAGGGTACAATCTCGCGCGCGGCTTCTGAGGGCCTCGGCTCGAACATCCACGGGGTTCACCCTGTGCCTGCCTACGCTTTCGGCGCTGAACTGCGGCAGGGGCTGGACGGTACCTACTGATGACATTTCACGGCGTGAAAGAGGCAGCGGTCGTCGACGACGTGGTGGCAAAAGCCAAGGGGTTTGGCCGCTTTCTATTCGACGAGCACGGACTGCCGTTCCACAGCACCCCCGAGGTGCAGGCCCCAACAGGGTTCCTCCACAACCGTCTCGCCGGGTCCACACAAGACGGATTCTTCCAGCCAAACTTCTTTGGCAAGCACATCCTCGGAATGCAGGCTTACGGCGCACATCAACCCGTGATGCGAATGCCGGAGAATCGCGCCTTCAAGATGGATGGCAAGGTCATCCAACCGAACGGCGCCTCGTTCATGCCTGCCGCGATAGGATACGGCAAGGGCTTTGGCGGGTGGGCCAAAAACGTCGGACATGTCGTCGGCGAAGGGCTCAGGGAAAACGTCTTCGGCTCGCCGCTCGCCCTCGACCGTCAGTTTCGGGAAAAGGGCTACCTGGGAATGGCGCGTGACTTCTACGTCCCCCGGGGCAACCCGCTCGGTACGGCCTTGGGCCTGCTCGGGCCTGCAATGAACGCCGCCCGTATCGCGCGCCAGGGCCGAACCAACCTTGGGCGCAACATCGGTGGCATGGTCGCCGGGCTCGCCGCAGCACCGTTGACCTCGCGCCTCGGTATCCCCGGAGCTGTCCTGATTCAGCAACCGATCCAGCAGCTCGGCCAGTGGGTTGGGTCGAAGTTCGATCCCAAGGCCCCGCAGCAACCCGTGCAGCAACCCGTGCAGCAACCCGTGCAGCAACCCGTGCAGCAACCCGTGCAGCAGATGCTTCCCCCGAAGACGGCAGATCTCAAAGGCTTTGTCATCGATGCCGTGAAGCAGAACCCCGTAAGCGCGCTACTCCTCTCCGGCGCCGCCATTCATGGTGGGCGTAAGCTCCTGTCCAAGGCCCCTGCGCCCACGGGAGATTCCCATCCTCGCCTAGACTACTCTCCGCAAAGGAACCCCGCATGAGCAACCTCGCGATCCGTACTCTCATCACCGGCATCAACGAAGCGTCGAGTGACGCAGGTCGCCACCCGGGGTGGCCGAACGAGAAGGTCGCCGCCGCTGCGATCGAGCAGATCTCCCAGGAGTGGAGCGGCCCCGAGATCGTCACCGAGCTGCTCCCCAAGGAGGCGGCGCTGGAGATCGAGGCTCGCCTCATTGAGGCTGCAACCAACCTCTCGAAGATGGGTCACGCGCCGCAAGGCCGAACCAAGACGGCTTCGGTCGAAGACCTTTGTGGCCGCGCTGGCGCCGCCTCGAACTTCTGGATCGACCGCATGCTCAAGCAGGCGGGCGCCGGATCGCTCACCGAGGCGGGTCCCAACACGCTGATCGACGCGGCCAACACAGACGCGATGGCGGCCCTGGAGATCTCGCAACGCCCCGTCGGCTACGCCGAGCAGCCGCAGGGCGCCGACACGCTTCTCCCTGCTCCTGGCATCACCGGCCCCAAGGAAATCGCTGACCCGGCCCGGCCAGAGATCTCGCCGATGATCGCGAACTCGCTCACTGACCAGAGCGCCAAGGCCGCCGCCGAGCGCCTCTACGTGGGGCTCAAGCAGGCCGGTGTGGAGGAGCGCGTGGCCAAGGTCGCCGCTGCTGGGTTCATGACGCCCGTGTTCGCGGCGCTCAACGACGCGCACGTCAAGGCCGCGATGGCGACGCTCAAGAAGGAGGACCAGGACGCGCTCGTCAAGGTTGCGTCCATGGGCAAGGCGCCGCAGGCCGGTGTGATCGGCTTCCTCGCGGATCGGCTGATCAAGATCGCGACCGACGAGCAGATCGCCAAGCAGGTCCCGGCTGTCGCGAGCACCGCTCGCGAGTACGCCAAGGTCGCGAGCGTCAACTACAACGCCTACAAGGCGGAGCGGCAGGCGACCAAGCTCGCCGCTGCGGCGCTCGGCAACAAGCTGGCCGGTGGTGAGGACACGGAGTTCGGGGACGGCAACCCGGCCGAAGGTCTGACTGACGCGGAGCCGCCCATGCCCGCCGAAGGGGCGCCCGCTGACGAGCAGACCGCGCTGCTCCAGATGATCTGGGAGAAGCTCAAGTCCCTCGCCCCCGAGGACGATGAGTCCCAGGCTGCCGTCGCCGGGCTCATGGACCACCCGCAGGGGCAGGAGGTGCTCGCGCACGTCGCGCACGTCGCGAAGACCGCCGCCGACGCCAGCGCGCTCCTGCGCAGTGTGTTCGCCGACAACCGCGATGCGCTCACCAAGTGCGCCTCGGCTGAGACGCGGTGGCTCGTCAAGACCGAGTTCGCGAAGACCGCTGCTGCGCGTCGCAACCCGCAGACCTTCGCCTCGAAGCTCAAGCTCGCCGGAGCTGGCTCGCTCACCCCGCACGGCCCCAACACGGTCGCCGACGCCGCAAAGACGGACGAGCTCGCGGCGGTGGAGAAGCAGCAGCGCCCCGCAGGCTACGCCGAGAACGCGCAGGGCAAGGCTCCCGTGAGCGCACCGTCGACCCCGGAGACTGTCGTCCAGGCTCCGCGCGCCGGCGTGCCCTTCGTCAACGCCGACAACGTCGTCGCGCGCGAAGACAAGAAGGCTGCGGACGCGAGCTACATGGCGTCCTTCAGCAAGGTCGCCGCCGCCTACGGCAGCGCGCTCCCGGTCGGCTGGACCGAGTCGCAGAAGGTCGCTGCACTCCAGCAGATCCTCGCGGCTCCCCCGTCCAACCGCGACTCTCGCCTGCGCGAGCTCCTCGCCACGGGCTGATCAAGCCTCCGCGCACCAAGTTCACGGCGTGAAACGCCCGGTCTCCCTATCCTTGGGAGAACCGGGCGTTCGCCCATCAGGAGCAGTGGCTACCAAAATGCCCCCCTTCGAACTCACGCAGTCTCCCGGCGCCCAGAGCTACCAGATGCCTCAGACGGGCGAAGACGAAGACGACATCTTCCGCGACGGGTTTCGCGAGCTCGCGTACACCGCGCTCGGCAAGGCGATGCCTGAGCTCGTCGCAAGCGTGCTCACGTTCGTTCCGCTGGACGTCTCTGCCGCAGAGGGCCGTGGTGTCGGTTCGTTCGTGATCATGAACGGCGACGAGACGATCGACGTCCCTGTCGTGATCTCCGACAACGCGGTCAAGCCGCTGGACATGTTCTACTCCAAGCGAACCAACATGTTCGGCCCGCTCGACGCCGACTACCTCCGCTCAATCAGCAAGGGTGTTCTCTCGACGCTCGGATCTCCGTCCGACCGGCCTGACAACTCCAAGCTCAACGAGCCTATTCTCTCGCGCCTGCCTCCGTCGACCACGTTCGGACGAACGGTGCTGGCGTCGTACGAGCCGGATGCGTGGCTCCGCTCGGTGCGTGTCAACGACGGGCACCATGAGTCCGACCTCTCATTTCCCTCTGTGGTCTCGCGGTCCCCGGACGCGGTCAAGATCGCTTACGAGCGCTTCTTTGACAGGCATCCCCGTCTGCGCAACCGCGCGATCGAGGTCTACGGCAAGACCGTGCTCGCTTCGATGCTCGCCCGAACGGCAAAGACCGCCGCGACGAGCGAAGAACCCGTCAAGCACGATGTCTTCTTGATGACGGCGTCGACTCCGATCCAAGAGGCCAAGCGCGAGCTGGGGGCAGAGACCAGCGCCGCGTACAAGGCCGTCGCGCTCAAGGGCTTCTACATCAAGGACAAGCGCAAGAAGACTGATGACCTCTTTGCGCTCGCCGAGCGGCCCATGGAGGTCGTCGAACCCGAGAGCGCAGGTGTCTACCGGGTCTACCTGCGCAAGGGGGGTGCTGTCGAGGCGCTGATCATCCCGAACCCCGTCGAACTGGAGGCGTGTTACGCCTCGGAGACGCGCAAGACGAACCGCTACCTCGTCGTGCTGAAGGACGGGCGGGCGACCACCGTGACCAGCATTCTCGCCGAGGCGATCAAGCCGTCGAGCGTGAAGGACATCCGCACCTTCCTCGGATCGCGCCTCATCAAGCGTCCGACCGCAAACCGTCACGGCTTCCTGGTCTCGACGAGCGGCCTCACCGTCCGCGCCACGTCGCCCATGCGGGCCTCCAACATCGCGGAGTCCAAGCACGGCTACTACTTCGAAGGCGGATACGGCAAGCGGGTTCACGTCGACGCCGCCCGCGCAGACAACAAGATCTACCACAACGACACGACCTACCACTTCGGCGCCGACTTCGAGTGGGTCGACACGGAGAACCCGTGGGGGCTCAACGAGCTCAAGGCGTCGAACTTCTACCAGAGCCAGGGAGAGGTACTGCGCGCCGCCGAGGCTGAGATCCTCAAGCGGGGTGGTACGCCCGTCGAGGTGAAGACCGCAGGTGATGGCTTCCTGGTCGCCGGAGAACGCCGGGCCGTGCGCTACCTCGACGCGCTCGTCAAGGTCGCGACGCACTACAACGTCTCCATCGCTGACGCCGAAGCGACTCTCAAGCTCGCACAGGCACGAGACCCGTCGAGCCTCTGGCGAGTCAAGCGCGCTGCGCCCGCTGAGGCCCCTGAGCAAGACCCGAACGCCGCGCCGATGGACCCGGCGATGATGGCCGCGATGGCTGGTCCCCCGCAGCCGTCGCCGGTAGACCTCGCTGTCGCTGAACAGATGCAGGTCACGCAGAACCAGATGGCCGCGCTCCAGGAGCAACTTCGGATGCTCCAGACCGTCCAGATGAGGACGCAGCAGATCGCGGCGGGTGGCGGGGCAATGGCTGCACCGATGGGAGCAGCCTCCATGATGGGCGGCCCGTCGATGGGACCAGGAGGGATGCCGGCCATGGCCCCCATGGGCATGGGTGGCATGGACCCGTCGATGATGGGCCAGATGGGTGGCATGGACCCGTCGATGATGGGCGGCATGCAGGGCCAGCCCATGGACCCGTCGATGATGGGCCAGATGGGTGGCATGGGTGGCATGGACCCGTCGATGATGGGCCAGATGGGCCAGATGGGCCAGATGGGTGGCATGGACCCGTCGATGATGGGCCAGATGGGTGGCATGGGCGGCATGCAGGGGCAGCCCATGGACCCGTCGATGATGGGCGGCATGCAGGGGCAGCCCATGGACCCGTCGATGATGGGCGGCATGCAGGGCCAGATGGGTGGCATGCAGGGCCAGATGAGTGGCATGGACCCATCGATGATGGGCGGCATGGGCGGCATGGGCGGCATGGGCGGCATGCAGGGGCAGCCGCAACTCCCACCCGCCCCCATGAAGACGGAGGACCTCACGCCGGAGAACGTCGCTGCGCAGATCAACCCTGCGTTCCTCGACTCGGCTGCGGCTCTCGATGACGCGGGCGCCTTCGACGCTGCCGCGATCGCGTCTCTCGCGCAGCAGACGAACCTGCGCAGCCTCACGCAGGCGTACCTGCCCACTCTGACTCGCGCGCTCGACAACGTCGCTCGCATCCTGCTGCTGTTCTACCTGCACGAGGCGGACATCAAGCAGCAGATCGGCGGCGACGACTACACGACCACTGAGCAGCGCCTACGAGACGTCCTCGAAGGCATGGGCGAGGTGATCGTCAAGATCGAGAACTCCTCGACGCAGCTCCTCCCCATGAGCACCCAAAGCGGGTAAGCCGATGCCCCGGCGATCGCCTGATCATCGCGCCCAATCGGTGCTCTCCTCACCCGTATGTGAGAGCACCGATCCCAGGGAAAGCGCCCTTTTTCACCTCGTGAAAACGGCCGGCGACACGTCGCTGATCGCTCACATCGAGGACGCCTACCTCATCTACGTATCGCCAGAGTACCGGCACATCGTCGATGCGCTGCTCCTGGGCAAGGCGAGCAACGCGGTCCTGCGTGACGCCCTGGACCTACCGGAAGTCGTGACGGATGTTTATCGGCACCTCTTCTTTGACGTCTCCGTGTTCCGGCACGCGCTCGACGTCTACGCGTACGCACGATCAGTCAACTGCACTGATGACCAGAGGCAGTACTACCTCAGCGCTACGCAACAAGGACCCACATTCCTCGCGGACAAGTTTCGCGTGGGCGACCGCAAGCCTGTTGACCCCAAAGAGGTCATGCGCGCTGTCCTCGGTGACCTCTACGTCCGCTTCCTCGACAACCGAGGGCTGGACATTGAAACCACCAAGGCACAAGCCGCATTGCGGCTCGCCCCCGAGCTATTGCGCGCCGCCGCCCTCGTGAACGAGAAGAGCGCGAGCCATGGCGACAACGCTGCGCACGCGATCAAACTGGCCTTGCACCTCGTCGACGAGACAAAGACGCCCGAGCAGGCCAGCGTCAACATCAACGAGATCGCCGGTCTCAAGGACTAGGCTTTGCTCGTATGGCAACGTGGACGAACTCGCTGTTCGATGCGAAGGCTGCCGAGCTCGCTTCGGCCTACGAAGCCGGGCAAGGGCAGAACGGCGCAGACCTCAATGAGCTGGTCACCAAGACCGCTCGTGACGAAAGCCTCAACGAGGAGCAAGTTCGCCGGCTCTGCCGGGCCGTGAACGTGCACACCTTCGAGTCGAAGTTCGCGTCGATTCAAGGCGGCGACAAGAACGTTGCGTTCCCTGTCGCCGATGAAGTGGTCGTCATCGGGCGGCTCTTCGACGACGCCGCGACCAAGACCGCGTCGGACTCCCACTCCTATCCAGACCTGCCAGACGAGATGGCGCGGCTGCGTGAAGATGTGGTCGTGTCGGCGTCGATCAAGACCGCGTCCTACGAAGAGGACGCGCGTCGCGCCGCTCGCTACATCCCCGCAGAGATCCCGCTCGACATCCGCTACCACAAGGCCGAGAAGGCTGCTCACGAGCTCAAGATCAAGCTCGGCTCGCTCGAACAGCGCTGGACCGATGCTGTCGACCGCGTCTCCTTCCACCTCAGGCCGTTGAACCGCGACCTCGACGGCTTCTGCAAGAACGCGCTCGCGGTGCTCGGCGGGGACTCCCTCCCTGACCTCAACGTCGCCCTCACTCGGGCGTGCCACAGCGCGATTGATCTGCCGCAGGAAAAAGTCGCAGCGCTCATCGAGCGAATCCCCGACGGCAAGCCGAATACGATGACCTCTCTGCTCAAGGTCGCGACCAAGGCGCGTGTCGAGCACGAAGAGGGTCGAAGCCACTACGAGTCGCTCTGCGCCGAGCGTGACAAGCTCAAGCAAGAGTTCGATGTGTGGTGCAGGTCCTGATGGCAACGACCACCAACCGACTCGTGCCCGCAGCGCTGGCTGCGACAGCCGCTGCGGCGGTCGTGCGCAGCGGCAAGGTGCAAGATGAGCAAGAGGCTCGAATGCTCGATCTCTCAAACGCAAGGCGACACGACATGACAGCGGCGCTGCCCAAGTTGACCGTCAAGCAGAGCCACGAGGCGTTTGCAACCCGCAAGCTGGCGGACGTGAGCGAGGGTTCTCCTCTCACGTTTGCTGCCGCTGCTCCGAAGTTCCAGGACGTCGCAACAGGCGCGCTCGCCAATGCGGTCGCCGACATCGGCATCAAGCGCCCGTTCAACGCTCTTCAGTCGGTGCTCAAGAAGAAGCTCTACACCGAGCCCAAGCAGCGCAAGGTGTTTGACGAGGTCCTGGGTATGGACCCTGAGCTCGCCAGAATCCACCGAGAGAACCCTGAGATGATTCGGCGCCTGTACGGGTCGTTCAAGACCTACGCCCCCTCGCTCGCGATGGACCCGCTGGTCACTCAGAACTTCCTCAACCAGGGAGCCACGATCGGCGGCCAGCTCGACTTCGCAACCGCCAAGTCCCTCGCCGACATCGAGAAGACTGTGCGCCAAGGGCGCGGCGAAATCGGAGGCCAGTAATGCACCCCTACCGCAAGGCCGGAGAGGCCATTCGTGTCTTCGGCTTCCCCAAGTTCGCGACGGAGTACCTTCGTCACACGGGAGACGTCAACGCCCCGGACTCATGGGACCTCCCGAGCGTGGCTCGCTACCTCGGCGAGACAATCAGTGGAGACATCACCAAGGAGGCTGCGCTCGCAGCCGGGTTCGACGACATGCGGTCACTGTGCGGTGACTCGAAGCTCGCGGAAGCCGAGAGCTTCACGCCAGACTTTCACGCCGTGAAAGTTCTTCTGGGCGCACAGGAGAAGACCGCCTCAGTGGGCTACCGCACGACCGTCGCCGCTGAGCAGCGGGGCCTGTGGGAGCGGATGAAGATCGCCGCAGCGCGTACAAACGACCCCGTGCAATGGCTTGCTGGTGAAGCGCTGCGTGTTTGGAGCGAGACCGAGCGCACCGGCACCAAGACCGCTTCGTCCCGTGAAGAGCGAGAAGAGGCTGCGCGCAGCTTCGCGAGCAACTACCTCGTCGACGCCAAGATCGCCGATCTGCGCGCGAAGGGAGAGGTCACCGAGCAAGAGGCCGAGAAGCTCGCCACGCTCTCGGCCGAGGCAGCGATCGACGACCTCTGCTACCTCACCCGCGAGGCGGAGAAGACCGCAGGGATGCTCGACTGGTTCAGGGGCAAGAAGGCGCCGCCCGCGCCGCCGCCCGCGCCCCCCGTTCCGTTCGACCTCGCGCAGCTTCAAGCACATCTTCCAGGGGCAACGCTCCATGAAACGATCGACCCCGAAACCGTGATGTTGCGGCATCCCGATATCCAAGACAGCTACTTCGGCGGCCTGGAAGGGGGAGACGCAGAACGTTATCGCCGCCTCGCGGCGTCACTCCGTGACCCCCGAGATCGGGTCTCTGATGAAGACCTGGAGAGCTTTCGCGAGATGTGGCCGCTCAAGACGGCACAAGCTCAGCCGAAGACCGCAGGCATCCCCGCCTCTTTCTACACCGACCCCCGTGTCATCGGAGCGGGAATCGGTGCGGTCGGAGGCGCGGGCATCGGCGCGTGGGACGACAAGGACAACCGGCTGCGCGGCGCTGCGATGGGTGGGCTCCTGGGTATGCCCCTCGGCGCGGTCGGTGGGCAAGTCGTCAAGGAGCTCATGGACCAGCGGACGCTGGAGGCGGCTCAGGCCCTGTCCAAGACACGGCAGGCACAGCGGCAGTACGACCTGCTCAGCCGGGCGGCTGAAGACCTTGGCAGCTTGTCCCCCGCAAGCAAGATCTTCAGCGACCCTGGCAACCGTCAACGCCTGATGGACCACTTCAACGCCGGGAACAAGGACCTACCGCTCGACATGCTCGGATGGGGCAAGGGGCAGCTCACTGCGCAAGACGTCGACCAGCTCTCTGACCGCGTCAAGGCGTACTCGGCGCCGGTCTTCTGATGTTCACCAAAATCATCGAGCTCGACGACTACTTCCCCAAGACCGGCGAACCGACGCTGCGCGTCATCGCTCGTTCTGAGAAGGGCCGTTGGTACACCGAACGTCCGGGTTCGTCCGAAAAGACCGCGTCTGAGGCGTTCGACTACATCAAGACGGTCACCCCTCGCGAAGGATGCACGATCGTCCTCGTCAACGCGTTCGGCGCCTACGAGTACTACGATGACAACCGCAACGGCGACGCCTTCCCGGAGCGCACCTACCGCGTGGGAGAGCGGGCAACCTGTGGCCATCCAGGGTGTCAACCGCGCAACCTCGAAGGTTGGATCTCCCCGGACGAAGTTGTCACCCAGCACTACAAGACCTTCGAGACACGTGGCGGGATCTACAAGCACCACGTCAACAAGGACCCCCGCAAGTCGCTCGGTCGAATCGAGAAGGCGTTCTGGAACAGCTCCATGCACCGGAGCGAGCTCCTGCTGGAGATCAGGAATCGCCTCGACCCTGAGCTCGTCGGCAAGATCAACGCAGGTGAATTCCCGGCTGTGTCGATGGGCTGCAACGTCCGTTGGGACGTGTGCGCCAAGTGCGGACACCGAGCCCCGACCCGCAAGGACTACTGCGAGCACCTCCGCTCGGCGATGCGCCAGATCGATCCGGCGACGGGGATCAGGAACTGCGCGCTCAACCCATCACCGAGCTTCTTCGACATCTCCTTCGTGTGGCGCCCGGCAGACCGCACAGGGTTCATGCTCAAGAAGGTCGCCGAGGATGCGTACGTGATCCGTACAGGAGCTTCACTCGGTGAAAAGGTTGCCGACTACGAAGCCAAGCGAGCGGCCGTAAACAAGGTCTCCGACATCCAGAAGGAGATCGCGGGAGACATCGAGGCTGTCCGTACAGCGCCCGACATCCAGGCGATCCGCCAGTACCGGCAGACCGTGCCCCTCAAGGCTCCGGTTAGCGCGACTGAGGCGCAAGTCGCTGACCTCGCTGGCTTGCCGTTCGACGCCCTGCTCTCGACGCTCGCGTCCAAGAACGCGTCTCTCACGGCGAGCGAGTTCGCGCGCGTCTTCCTGCGCAAGACCGCAGGCGTGATCCCTTCTGCTCGTTTGCTCGACAGGATGGTCACGCTCCAGCCGTCCGTGCTCTCGATCATGGGGCGATACCCGAAGCTCGCCGAAGAGCTCGGGGCCTATGTGACCATCGACCCGAGGCGCCCGTCCGCAGAGGTCGAAGCCAAGCTCGCCTCGATGGACGACTGGCTCAAGCAGCGCGTGAACCAGACGGTCGACCCTCCTCTCGGACCCGGCTATCTGACCTCTGCGCAAGAACCGCCGAGGACCGATCTCCTATCGATGACGGACCCGAATACGGGGCACCGCTACACGACGACCCGTGGCGCCGCCATGCGCGCCAACCACGAAGACATGAAGGGTCTCGTAGGTACGACGGTCGGGTTGTCAGCCCTCTACGGGCTCGGGCTCTACGGGCTCGGCGGCGTGAACCCCGTGGCTTCTACGCTCGGTGGAATCGGACTTGGCGCAGTGACCGCCCCTCACGTTCTACGCGCCGCTCGCCCGTACCGGAACCCGGCGTACCTGACCGACCAAGGCGTCCGCGTCTCCGGGGGAACCGAGTTCAAGCTGGCCTCCGTCCTGGCCAAGTTTGCCTCGGACTACGCCGAGCGGCTGCCGGCGCAATGCCACAGCGGGAACATGGCCGCAGAGATGCGACGCCGCACCCGCATCTCAGATCTCGCCGATGATCACTTCGAGCGCTGGGAGAAGCAGGCAGAAGACTCGACCGAACCGCCTACCCTATCGCTCGACGACTTCAGCGGCGCGCTTGGTGCGCTACTCCTGTCCTGACCTCCAAGAGGAACGTAATGCAGATCAAGAGCCTGATCGGAAACCTGAACCAGACCACGAAGACCGCCGAGGCGAAGACGGCCGGGCAGCCCGGTACCGCCTCGCCTGCGCCCTCCGCTCCGGCAGCCTCGACGCTCGACCAGTCGATGCGCGAAGTCGTGTCGGGGCTCGGGTCCGTCAAGGAGGCGAGCGCGACCACCGTCAGCGACGTGCTGACCAAGGAGGCCCAGGCGATCGAGGCGGCCAACGACGAGCGCGCGTTCCGCCGAGGCAAGCTCGCCGGGGCTGCGTTCGCGGAGCAGGCCCTGGCGACCTTCACGTCGGCGGGCGAAGCCGCCGAGAAGATGGCGAAGGAAGCCGCCGCTGGCATCGACCCCCGTACGATCGAGCTCGCCAAGCTGGCGCAGGCCGACCCTGCGGGCTTCCTGCGCGAGGTCGAGCGTGGCTACAACGAGCAGCGCGCCGCGAGCGGGCAGGACAAGACGGCTGCGAACAACGAGCTGCGCCAGTACCAGGAGCTCGGCGCCGGGCACTACCTCAACGGCTACGAATCGCTCAAGCAGGCGATCGGCCGCTGATGCGCCACACGGACGCCGAGCTGGTCCGGCTTCACGCCGGGCTGAAGGGAGCTGCCTTCGACGAGCTGAGCAAGTCAGCCGCGTTCTCCCCGGAGGCGTTCGGTCAGCAGCTCAAGATCCACGGCCCCGCGCTGGCGGGCGCCGGTATCGGCTCAGTCATCGCCCCTCAAGGGAAGGACATGGAGTCGATCCTGGCCGGGGCGATGGGCGGTATCGTCGGGAACTCCATGAGTACGCCTGAAGGTGGGACACGCGGGTACACAGGGGCCGTGGTGGGTCCTGTGGCGTATGCGCTCTATCACCACCTCACCAAGGACGATCAACCGCAGTCGATGGGGGTACCGAATGGGTACATTGGCTGACACGCTTCGTGACCTCGATGGAGCGGAGAAGCGCGCACACGACGACCCGTACGCTCGGGCCTTGGGCGCGCTCTCACAGGCAGTGCGTGTAGCGGGGGACCTACCGTTCACGATCGCTGACGTTCACGCGGTGAAAACGGCTGACTACGCCGCGCTCTCCGCTCGTCGCGCAGAGCTCGTCGAGAAGATCGCGTCCTGTGACGGGTCTGCTGTCGGCAAGGTCCGTGCTCTCGCCGACTCCGTGCGCGTCGCCGGCATCGATCGGGCCTTCGACTTGCGCGAGAAGCGTGCTGCCGCTGTACGCGCCCTCGGGGCGCTTAGCCTTTTGAAGCGAGTGCCCCGATGAACGACCTCCACGAAAAGATCGCAAGCGCCCTGGAAGCCCTGACCGATGTCATGACGGCCAAGGCGATGAAGGAACTGCCGAAGAAGGCGAAGGAAGTTCCCGCTCCCAAAGCGGTTCAAGCTGCGCAGCCACAGGCGATGCCTGTGAAGAAGGCAGAAGACGAGTCCTTCGGCAGCGCCTACCGCCGCGCCACGGGTGAAGACCTCCCTGACGAAGTGGCCGAGAACCCCGCTGCGCGCGCCGCCGTCGAGAAGCTCGCTGCGGCTTCCCTTCGCGTGAACGACCTCGGTTCACCGAGTGAACGCTCTGACCCGTCGGCTCGGCGTGAGGCCCCGCAGGGCACGCGCGCGGAGCGCTACAAGCAGGCGTTCGACAACTTCGGTGAAGACCTCATCAACAGCCGGCGCTGAACCACGTCCTAGTATTTCTGGCAAGGAAAGACACCAATGAAGTTCTCGTCCAAGTTCAACCTCAAGACCAACGAGCCGCAGACCGGCGCGATGTGCGCCATCTGGCTGAACGTTCAGCCCCAGAACGTCGCCGAGGCCATCGCGGCTGGTGACGGCGTCGGCGTCCCCGGCGACAACGGAACTCCGGTCCAGGGTGACTGGGAGGGCGGACTCATCATCGAGATGAACGCCGAGGGCAACTGGGTCAAGGCGACCGACTGCGTCATCGGGACCGACATGCCGAAGCTCTACTTCTGCGTGTTCTCCGGCAACAACGACTTCTCCTTCGACGGCTCCGTCTTCGCCTTCCTCGGCGGGCGATTCGAGACCACGAAGATCGACGCGGCCTCGTACGCGGCAGGGCAGCCCCTCGTGCCGTCGCCCTCGGTCGATGGCAACCTCGCGCCGAAGCTGCTGGCCAACGACAACATCAAGCACATCGCGTACGTGGGGCCTCGCGCGCTCCGTGCGAACGGCGCGCTCGACGTGATCATGCCGCAGTCGACCTGACACGAACGACAACGAGCAACAAAGAGCCCCACGCTTTCTTGGAGTGACAGGACGATGAAGACGGAAACGACTCAGGTGCAGACGCGCGTCTACAACTCGCGCTTCCTTTCCATGCTGGACAGCGGCCAGACGAAGGAGGCCGAGGACGCCTCGAACTCCTTCATCCGCAACCTGATCCTCCAGGAGGCGGCGGTCCGTGAGGTCATGGAGCCGATCGGTCTCGCGGACGACGAGATCGACCGCGTCTCCACGACCGACCGCCCGATGAAGATCGTGGAGAAGGAGCCGGGCGACGACGAGACCTACGCGACGTGGGTCGAGCTCACCGGCACCCCCGAGGCCCACTGGATCAAGGGCGACCGCTACGAGATCTACTTCGGCAAGATCACCACGCCGACGTACAAGAAGACGAAGTGGGAGCTCATGACCTACCGGATGGATATCCGCAAGGTCATCGCCGACAACTCGGTCAAGAAGATGGGCGACCAGGAGGACCACTACTTCCGGCGCACGCTCCTCTCGATCGTGAACCGGAACTCGACCATCCAGCGCACCGGCGCGTCGTCGTTCACCTCGAACGCGTTCAAGCGCTCGTTCCAGGCGATGGACGACCGCCGCCGCCCGATCGGCAAGCTCCTGCTGACCAAGCGACTCTTCCGTGAAGCGATGGACCTCCCTGCGACCGCGCTCGGCAACGACATCGCGTCGAAGCACTACCGCGAGGGCATCGACGGCGAGGACCACCTCTACGGCGTCCCTGCGGTCGTGACCACCAAGGTGCACGTCTACGACAAGAAGGAGTGCTGGGTGCTCGCCCCGAACGAGTTCCTCGGCCGCTTCTACCTGCTCCAGGACGCGACGATGTTCATCGAGCAGAAGCGCGACGTCATCTCCTTCGACTCGTACTCGGCGCCGGGCATCGGCATCGGGAACTTCGAGTCGGTCCAGCACCTCGTCTTCGCCTGATCCCGACCTCGCCGCGCACGCCTACACTCTTCACGGAGTGAAACCGGCGTGCGCGTCAAGATCATCCTGAGCCGAACCTACCCTCCGCGTGGCCACTTCATCCAGTGGACACTGCGAGACGTCGCGAACAACGATCAAACGGACGTCACGTTCCGGGTGGAACGCAGCGGCGGCCCTGATGGACCGTGGGACCTCGTCGCTGAAGGACTGAAGAACCGTTACGCCATCCTCGATGAGCTGCCTCGCGACGGCGCCCACGACGGTGAGGCGAACCCCCTCCCCAACACCTCTCGTTTCTTCCAGGCGGTCTACTACCGTGTCTCGGTCGAGGGGACCACGCTCGTAGACGTCTTCGAAATTGGCCCTGCGGCGCAAGGTCGGCGCAACGGGATCCGCCGCAAGTTGGCACGTGACACACGCATCGGCCTGGAGAGAGTCGTCGGGCATGAGGCGATCCTACTCAAGGCTCGCGTGTGGGGCCTGAGGTGTCCGCAATGCTTCGACAAGAAGACTGGCGTGTCGACGCGCTCAGGCTGCAAGGTCTGTTGGGGAACAACCTTTGATGGCGGCTTTCTAAACCCCGTGAAAGTCTTCGTGAAGTTCTCTGGCAGCGGGATCGAGCGCACCACCGGCAAGCCAAAGTCAGACGGTTCCTCAATGAGGCTCACGACGACAGATGTCCCGCAGGTCGACAAGGATGACGTCCTTGTGCTCCTCCAGACCAACCAGAGGTATCGTGTGATGGAGCGCGACGAAGTGCGTATCGGACTCGAACCTGCGCACCAAACAATCACGGTTGCAGAGCTGGACCGTGGTCACGCTCTCTACCACCTTCGGGTAGATCCCTCCTCTGTTCTACCGTTGTTCTAATGGACCTCGAAGGCGACAAGGGTGCGAAGGTCAAGGGCGGAGCAGAAGATGTCCTGCCCGGTAGCCTCCTGGGTCTCGTTGGGGTGTTCGTTGCTGTCATCCAGGCGCGCTTTGACGAGCCGAGTATGCCATGGCGCTGGTCACCATCATTCACACGAGAAGAGACACAAGACGGGACCAGCGACAATCCCGACCCGATCTACGTGACGAGCGTCTACGCGAACGAGCCGCAAGCGCGCAATACCTTCCCTCGCGTCGTTGTCAGTGTTCCAAGCGCGCAACTTCAACAAGTTGTTGTCGGCAACAGGGCCGCTGTCCGACTGCCCGATCGGCGCCAAGACTTCTACGCACACGACTACCTCACCATCGCGGTCAGGTGCTACGGCAGAGAACCCGGGGAAGCCGCTACGATCGCAGACATCGTCCGTTCACACGTCGCCGTCTGCGCCAACCAGATCCGCGAAGTCATGAAGCTGCATGAGATCGGGCTACCCGCGCTCACAGAGCCACAAGAAGCAAAAGACAACGAAGCTGAAGCTCCCGGGTACGTCGCGGTCGTCAGCTTTCGCGTCATCAACGAATTCAAGTGGTCAACAAAGCCGATCGCCACACTGCTCCAAGAAATCTCGCTCGCTGTAAGCACGGGTCGCGTGTCGGTACTCGAACTCGCGATGCGCGGCTTCACGCGGTGAAATCCACCTGCACCTAACCTTCCTGCGAGACCTCAAGGAGACCAAACCGTGGCCCGACCGCTTGTCACTGTCTATCAGGAAATCCAGCAGCCCTCGGGGACGCCGACAACCCCGGACCTCAACTCGATCATCGTAGGCCCTTGCTACGACATCAAGGACTACCCCGAGGACGCGGCAGAGATCCTCCTCGACTCAACCTACGGGTCGCTCGATCGACCTGCGGGAGGGAGCGACGTCTACACGCCCCCTGCAACCGGGGAAGCTGCGGTCACGGTCAACGCCTACCCGGCGCAGAGCCCTGGATCCGTGGTCGACCACACCTCCGTCCGCATCTACCTCGGCGCCCCGAAGGTCATCCTCGGATCAACCCAGGCGAGCCTCGGGTCGTCGCTCGGGTCGTCGGTCACCACTTCCGAGAGCGACCGCACGCTGCTGACGTTCCCTGGGGGAGACCTCATCGCTGCCGGGGTGCGTCCCGGTGACCGCGTCATCGTGACCTCGTCGCGCGGTACGCAGTCCGTCGTCCGTACAGTGATGACCGTCGGCGAACCCAACGCAGACGGACTCGCCACCGACGCGACCAAGCTCCGCATCACGTCGGCGCTGCCCACGGGCGACGCAAAGGCCACGGGGCGCATCGTGACGACCACCGGCGCGAACATCGCCGACGGCGAAACGTTCGTCCTCAACGACGGCACCAACCCGGCCGTGACCTTTCAGTTCGACAGCGATGCCTCGGTGACCCCGACGGCGACGCTTCGTCGGATCATCTTCACGGGCTCGGAGACCGCGACCCAGATGCGCGCGCTCATCAAGGCCGCCATCGACGCTGCCCCGTCGCTCAACATCGACACTACGAACTACGGCACTGATGGCATCGACCTGATCAACACCATCGGCGGCGCCGAGGGTAATCAGTCGGTCACGGAGACGGTCACGCACGTTGGCTTCGTCGTGACCGGCATGGCCGGAGGCGCGACGAGCGCCTCGCTCTGGGCCTACAACGCTACGGGCGAGGCCCGAATCGAGCGTACGCTCGCGAACACCGAGCTCCTCGACGAAAACCACGAGTACATCACGTTCCCGCTGCCCGGGAATGACCAGATGGTGCTCAAGGGCGGCATCTCCCTCAGCGTGGCCATCACGCCCGTGCCCTCGGTGGCGACGCCGTCTCCGTCGACCTCCACGGCCAGCCGCCGCCTCTCTTACGCGCAGGTCTACCTCGCCTACCGCGCGCTGCGCCAGGATCTCCAGGAGATCGGCAGCGTGAGCGCCGTCGACGTCGTGTCGCGCAGCGGAGTGACGAACATCACGGGTATCGGCCGCGTAGATGCGCGCAACCCCCTGGCGGTCGGCCTGAAGAAGGCGCTCGAAAACTCGGGCACCGCACCGATGATGTACTTCGGCGTCCCGTCGGACGACGCAGGCGGTCACGCTGTGGCGCTCGCCGCCATGGAGGCCCGTCGTGACATGTGGGCGGTCGTGCCGCTGACGAACGACACGTCGATCCTGGCGTCGTACAAGTTCGGGGTCGACACCCTGTCCGATCCGACCGCCGCGATCCGCGACGGTGTACAGCAGAAGTTTCGTGGCGTGCTCGGCAGCGGTGTCCTCCCTGTGGCGGAGACCGTGTACGACGGCACGATCAACGGCATCGCGCAGCAGCCGGGCGCCTCTTCTGGCAAGTACCGTACGGTGTCCGTCAATGCTGCTGCGGTGTTCAGCCTCGCCGCTGTGCTCCCTGGAGACCTGATCACGTTCGGCCTCCCGTCTTCCGGCGCTCCCTCCGGTTGGCAGAACCGTCGTGGAACGCATCGCGTCTCGCACGTCAACAACAACTACACCGATACGAACCCGGCGTACCCCGGGAACGCTTCGGTGCTGGAGATCGAACCGGGAACGAGCCGGTGGGACGACACCGCTGGCACGGGCGCTGGCGACATCGAGATCCAGATCAAGGGGCCTGACGGCACGACTCGTGTCTCCAAGCTCGCTGCGGTCACGATCACGCAGAACACCGGCCAGATCCGTTGGTCGATGCGTGCACCGACGGTCTTCGGCGGGCCGTACACTGTCGCGTACGTCGCGGGTACTGCCCCGGGTATCACGATCTCTGGCTTCGCGATCACCGTCACGTACGTGAACAACGTGACCACGCACAACGCCGTCAAGGCGCTGGCCGACGCGCACACCGTGATCTCTGGGATCGTCACGGCAGAGGTGCTGGCGAACGGCACATCTACCGTCACGGGCGCGGTCGCGGCCACGGCCGTTGAGCTCGCGGTGAGCACCAACGCGGCAGAGGTGATCATCAACGACGCGCTCTTCGACCGGCTGGAAGACGCGCAGGCGACGTTCCTCACCTCCAACATCCGCCCTGGCGACACGATCGAGATCCCGATCGACGCGAACGACTACACGTCGGGTGCGTTCGATGGGCGCGTGCACACCTACCTCGTGGCGCAGGTGATCAACGAGCAGCGGATCCTGATCCAGAACGGGCGCGACGACTCCTCGTCTGCGTCGAACGAGCTCCCGCACTACTACATGCGGGACTACGCAGGCCGCTCCGTCGACAACGCGGCCCCCAACGCCATGCGCTACCGTGTGCGCCGCTCGCTCTCGAAGGACGAGCAGGTCACCACCCTGACAAGCCTCGCGCAGAGCTTCCGCACCAAGCGCGTCACGCTCGTATGGCCCTCGGACGTGGAACTCGCGGACATCCCCGACGGGTCGGTGCCGCGAACGGTGCCTACGGTGGCAGAGCCTTCCGGGTGGCTCCCTGGCTTCTACGCGGCTGCGATCGTCGGTGGTGCCCTCGCGGGTCTCCCGCCTCAGGCCGGCCTCACGAACCTGGGGTTCGCCGGCATCCGGCGCCTGCGCTACTCGACCGGCTACTTCAACGAGCGTCAGCTCTCGCGGCTCTCCGATGGTGGCTGGTTCGTCCTACACCAGCGCCGCCCGACCGATCTGCCGGTGTGCCTGCACCAGCTCACCACCGACACGACGGCCGTCGAGACCGGCGAGCTCTCGGTGGTGCGCAACCTCGACTTCGTGTCGATGTTCCTCCAGGACATCCTCGAAGACTTCCTCGGGCAGTACAACGTGCTCCCCGAGACGAGCAACGAGATGTTCCGTGCCGTCTCTGATGGCATGGAGAACCTCAAGGGGCGGCGCGTCGCTCGCATCGGCCCGCCTCTGGTCGACGGCAAGGTCAACCTGATCAAGGTCGCTGACTTCGCCAAGGACCGCTACCAGATGTACGTCAACGTCGAAATCGCGAAGCCCGTCAACGGCATCGATCTCTACGTGGTGGTCTGATGCCCCTCGGCGGTCTCTGCGAAAAGACCGCCCTGGCCGGCGGTCTCGCGCTGGCCGGAGCCAAGGCCTTCGGGTCCAAGGCTCTCTCCAGCGGTGCGGGGCAGTTCGCGTACAACTTCGCGCGCAGCAAGGTACCGCTCGTAGGCGGGCTCATCGGCCAGTCGGGAACGGGCCTTGCGTCGACGCTTGGCTTCAACGCGAGTCACATCAAAGACAGTTTCAAGGACCCTGCCGGGTCTTTCAAGATGACGACCTCGCAGCCGGCGTTCAAGCCGCAGTCCACCGTCAAGCTGAGCGCTTCACTGAGTGAAACACTGTCGCTCGGTGGGCTCACGAAGCGCGCGAATGACGATCCGGCGTGGCACCGCGCCGCCAACGCCGCCGGCTACGGCGCCTTTCTGCTGCCGTACCTCTCCGACCGTATCCACGACAACCAAGACCTGACGACGGCGCTCAACGCTTTCGGCTTGGCGACACTCGGGCTCACTTCGGCTGACAAAGTCCGACACGGTGACTCGATGAGCCTCTACGACGTCGGCGGTCTCGGTGTCATGGGGGCGGGTATGCTCCACTCAGCGCTACGCCCGCAGCAGGCTCACTGACCTACGCTTTCACCCGGAGATAGAGGATGGCATACCCGATCGGAGTGACCAAGTCGCTGGGTTCCTGGAACTTCCAGCGTCACCACGTCGAGCGCATGCTCGACAACTCGGCCTACGAGGCCGCGCACCCGGACGACACGCTCATCCTCGCGGGCCCTGCTCGTAAGGGAGTCGTTCGGCCGCAGCGAAGCTCCACCCGTACGCTGATGGCGCTCGGGATGTTCTTGAACTTCTCTGTGCAGACGAGCGTGCCGCTCACTCCGGTGATGGCCATCGGCTCGGGCCGCTCCTTCTTCCTTCGCGGCAAGTCGCAGTCCCGTTGGCAGGTCAACCGCTGCCTGATCAACGGGCGCAACCTCCTGCGAGCGCTCTACCACAACGCCGTCGAAGCCGGCATCCAGGTGGACCGCTTCGACGACCCTGCGGCGTTCGAGGGGCAGCCTGACTCGCAAGCGTTCCTGAACCTCGACAGCGAACTCTTCTACATCCCGTTCGGGATGGCGGTGATCGTCAAGTCGAAGTCGCACACCTCGATCATGTCGTTCTACCTGGAGCTCTGCATGATCGACTCCTGGGGTGCGCAGATCACCTCGGGCGGCAACATGATCGCCGAGGCCGTGTCGGGCATGTGTGATCGCGTGCTGCCCTACCAAGCGACCGACTCGATGGAGAACCCTGAAGTCGGGCGCAACCTCATGGACGCTGTGCTCGGCCTCGCGAACGACGTGTTCCCCACACCGATCTCGAACCGGGTCGGCGGCTTCCCTGACGCCGCGCTGGGTGACCCCACGGTGGCTTCTCTCCCGTAAGCGGCGTAGGCTCGCGATCCTCATGGTTCGCCGACGTTCACCTGCCGCTCCTCCGAGTCCACCTCCATCACCGACAGCCTCACCACACAACCGGCGCGAGCGCGGATCTGTGGTGAGCTGTGATGCTGACGGACACGTCTATCAAGTTGCCATCGCCAACGGCGTCGCTGCCATGCCACGCATGCGCGCGTTTCCAGGAGACCTCGGTCTCATTCCAAACGGCACACCTGTCGTCGTCGACCACTCTCTCGGAGAGCCCTACATCGTGGGCATCCTCCCCCCTGAGGGTCGCCGCACCGAGGGTCGCCGCGAAGAGTCCGTCATGGGTGTCAGCGGCTACGGTGGCCAAGACCCGAACCTCGCACGTAACTACGGCGCCACAGCACGCGCCGGTGATGAGCCGAACGACCTGTTGCCGGGAGACACAGTGCTCCGTGGCCCGGGTGGCGCAGCATTGGCGCTCGGGCAAGGACCTGTGGCGCTGTTGAGCGGAGGGCCGCTCGCGCAGCTACGCCTCTTTGGTGACAACGACCACGTCCAGCTCATCGCAGGGGTGATGAGCATCCTCACCTGGATGGGAGAGTCCAGAGTCATCAACGAAGACGGCAAGACGTCCTTCACGTGGCGCGGCGGCGCAGACCAGCTCACCCAGACAGGGCCCGACGAATCTCGCTACACAATCCACCTGGATGTGGGGCACCTCGGGGACCTCGTGAACTTCGAGATCACGACACCGCGCGGTCAAACATTGTTCCGCTGGCACGTCAGCGCTGAAGGCCGGCTGGAGATCTTTGCCGCAGGCGGCATCGACCAAACAGATGGTGGAGGAAGCGCGCCTGTCCGAATCGCCGGTGACCGCGATACTCAAGTCGCCGGGACTGACACGATTCGTATCGCAGGCGCCGCGTCATCGCTCTATGAGGCAGGGCGCCGCGCTGAAGTCTCAGGCAACGACGCGCTCTCTGTCGGCCAAGACAGATCCTCGACCGTATTGCGCGACGATCGCGCGACAGTCGCAGGGCGCGGCAACTTCACCTACGGCGGCGGTCTCGACGTGACCGTCGTAACGGGCGGACAGACACACCGGACGAGAACAGGCGACTACACCGTCGAGATGGGCACTGGGTCGGTCATCCTCAAGACCACCATTCCTGATGGAGTAAAGCTCGGCCGCAACCCCCGTTTTCACGCCGTGAACTACGAGGCGCTGCGTACGCAGCTTGAGGCGCTCCAAGCCGACTACAACAACACGAAGGCCCTCGTCGGGGCTCATGTGCACCCAGGACCTGTCGCATCCCCGTCGCTCGCGCCGCTCATCGGCTCCCCGCTGAGCATCGACCTGAACTCGATGAAGAATGAAGACGTGGTCCTATGATTACGTCGCGAACGACCACCTCCAGGAGAGATAGATGATCCGCATTGCCATCACCGCCTTTGGCGACTTCTCGGTCGGCGACTTCGTCGGGCTGACCCCCTACAAGCTCGACCAGCAGTTCGTCTCCGTGTCGCTCTCGGCAGGGCAGAGCGCCGAGATCTACGTGACCCGCTCGGAGTTCGAGACCGGAATCCGGCAGTCGCTGGAGAAGCTCTCGCAGATGCGAGTTCAGATCCCCGGCACCACCCGGACGTCTCCACTCATGAGCTACGACGTCCTGTCTGACGAGCGCCCCCGGTTCCTCCAGGCAGAGGGCGGCGCCCTCTCCCTCTCTGGTGGAACCCAGAGCGTCACCTTCCGTGGTCAGAACCTGATCGCTGGCCGCAAGGCGTCGGCCGTGCTCGGTACCGGGTCGAGCCAGCTCACGTTCACGGCTGCCGGGAAGGGCCCTCGCGGTCAGAAGGTCACGATCAACCTCAAGGCCCCTGGCTCGGCGGGCGTGGAGCTCGTCTACGGCCTGGACGGTGCTGTCACGGTCAACGTGACCCCGGCGTCGGGCGGCAGCGGAACGCAGGCGAACACGATCGCTGCGCAGTTCACTGGCGCGGTGACCAAGCACGTGACCTGCGTCGGCGGCGGCACCGGAGACGTGCGATGCCCGGTGAACGGGATCGTCCTCACCCACAACGAGCGCCACGCTGGCGCCGGGCAGGCGTTCGTGGACCTCCCGACCACGCTCGCTCGCACGCGCCTGCGCGTCACGCGGCTGCTGCCTGGGAGCCGTGGGAACGAGTGGTCCGTCACCGTGCTCGCCCCGTCGGGGGGTGGGTCGGTGGCCGTGAACACGAGCACGAAGCTGCTGACCGTCACCCCGGCGACGGGCAGCGGAAATGCGGACGCGAGCGTCGTCGCAGCGCAGATCAACAACAACGCGACGGCGCAGAAGCACTTCTTCGCCGAGGTCGTGGGCACGAACGGCGACGACGTCGTGGCGAGCACTCCGATCCCCCGCACCTACCTCTGCGGCGGCTGCGGCGAGACCCCGGTGGCTTCGATCGGTGGCGCGAGCGTGGACGTGATCGCGTACACGGACACCGCCGTGACGCTCCAGGTCGCCGACACCGCCCTGGTCACTGCCGGCTGCGTGGCCGGTGAAGATGCCCTCGTCGCGCTCAGCCTCGACGAGGTCATCCTCTCAGGAACCGTCGGCGTCGCGTCCTGATCAGCGGCCCTTCTGGGCCTTCTGAGCCTTCTGCGACTTCTGCCCCTGCTGCTCCTTCTGCCCCTGCTGCTCCTGCTTCCTGACCTCCTCGGGCGTGAGGATCACGGCGAGCTTCGCCGTCTCGGGCTCCGGCTCATCCACCTCGGCCGGCTCCGGGGGCGGCGGCGGGGGTCCTGGGTCGAATCTGCCGACAGGCTCGTACTTCGCCGGCTCCGTCTTCTTCTCCGCGATCGGCACCATGCCAGGAGGCGCAGGGGGAAGCTCGTAGGTGGGCTCCGGGGTCGCGACGGGACCCTTGTTGCCCCCGACAGACCGAGGATTGGGCTGGTAGTCCTGCGCAGGGCGCGGACCGACCAGAAGGCTCAGAGCCACGTCGAACTCAGCGTTCGGATCCTTGGTCGGCACACCTGTGATCTCCAGGTAGCCTTCGATGATGTGCCCCCCGAGGTTGAGCTCAACCCCCGTTCGAGTCTTGCCCTTCTCGAACGTGAAGTGGATCTCTGTGTTCGAGTCGAACGCACGGAGAACGCCAGAGAGCCCGTGAGCCTTGTGATATTCCGAGATCTTCATGTACCCTTCTTCCCATGTGGACGAGACGGCCACGCGTCCTTCACGCGATTGAACGAGTGGCGCAGACTCTGGTCACCCTAATGCAGCGCGAGCTAGAGGACAAGCTGACGCGCATACAACAACTGGAGGCGGCGCGTGGCCGGACTTTGGAAGAGCCTAAGCGTCAAACCACCGGCTGAGCTCTCCGCAGCGGGCGGGGCGGTCAGTGAAGGGCTTCACGCAGTGAAAGCCGGGATTCAAGGGGCGCGCGTAGCCCTTGAAGCTGCCCGAGCGCTCGCGTCGAGCCTGGACCAACCGAACGTCATGGCGTTCAACGCGGCAGTCCAAGGGCTGATCGCGACAGCCAACGCCGCGCTCGACGCCGCGCTCGACGACGCTGCCGTCTACGCCTTGGTGGTGCCGCTTCCAAAAAAGGGGTTGCTCGGCCTGATCCCGGCGCCCGAAGGCGGGCCAAGCACGTTCGTCGACGCCCCTGTAGCGAACATCCTCAAGGGCGTAAGCTCAGCGGCTGAGCTCAAGAATCTCCCGACGTGGCGGCAAGCCTTCGACCCTGAGGCTGCCTTCGTTGGCGGCAACGCGTGGTTCCTGCGATGCGTCGCCGATAGCCTGCACGACGCTGGCGACGAGAACCGGCCTCAGTTCACCCGAGACAGCTACTGGGCCTACACAATTGTCGTCGGAGGCGCTCAGGACATCACCGCCGCCGCGTCAGTGGCCGCGTTCTTCTCGCGCCTGCTCGGCCTTGGTGCCGACGCCAACACGGTCCCGGCCGATCGCAACGCCGTGTCCTTCGTGCCAAGGAACGTGAGAGCTCGGCCGTCGGGTAGGCAAAACCGAGTCGTGATCACGTGGGATCGTATGTCGCCGACCACCCGCGTAGACGGCGACACCACGCTCTCAGCGACGCACTACGCAGTGATCCGATCGCGCGACTTTCGTGTCCGTACCGTTCAAGTCGTCCAAGACCTGTTCGGCAATCGCGAACTCTCGCAAGGCATCCAGGGCGAATACGGCTCAGAAGTCGTAGCCCTGCACCGATACGACGGCATCACGTCTCGATGGGTGGAGTCTGCGAACCTCGATGAGGGTGTCGACTACTTCTACAACGTCGCATTCCGGGTTCGTTCTGACAGCGGCAGCGGAGAGACCGACCTCGGCTTCACGGCGCTCTCGTCTTGCGCTGCGGTACGCCTCGACCGACGCCGTACCCTCCGCGCAGCTTCGAACGGGACACCTCCTGACTGGATGCGGACACCGAGCGTCGCGAGGGTGTTCCCGGCTGTGTCTGGCCTCATCGACCGGGTGAAGGAAGAGGTTCAAGTCTTCGGCGACATGGTCAAGACGGTGAACGACGACACGAACGCCGTGATCACATTCCTCTCCCGAGAAGCTGATCGCTACACAAAGAAGGCCGACGAGCTCACGCGCTATCTTGAACGAATCAACGCCCTCCTCATGAACACGCAGGCCGGCGCACACTGCTACGTGGGCCAAGGGCAGGGCAGCGTCGGCACCTTCCTTGGCGACATGACGCGCGCATTCGACCTCGACGAAAGCCCCGACCGACCCGACTTCACATTCGGCTCAGAGTACGTCACGGGGTTTGTGCTCGTCGCCGTAGGCCCCGATCCCGAGCCCGTGCTTCGGGCCTTGCGAGCGTTTGAGACCTTCTTTGGCGATAGCGAAGAAGACCCTGTCATCGCAGGCATCACGTCTGTTGATGGCACCCGTCCCGCCGACCCTGTAACGTCTACCGCAAGCCCTGACCCGCTGGTGGCATTCGACGCCGCCATGCAACCGACGGCCGGCCCAGACGCTGGTTGTCGACCGGAGTAACATGCCGACCTACGAGTTCCGCTGCCCTGAAGGGCACACCTTCGAGATCTTCTGCTCGATCAGCAGCAAGCCAAACAGCCCGCCGTGCCCGTGCGGAGTCGAAGACTCTGTGCGCTGCAACGAGGACTTCAGCCCTGTGGTCGAGCCGTGTGGGCTTGCAGCCAAACAGGTCTTCCTCACAGCCCCTGACCTCTGGATCACAGGCGACTCTGGCAACCGCAAGACGGTGCTCGACACCCCTGGCGCCAAGGCGCACAAGGCCGGCTACGTGCACTCACACGGGGACATCGGCGTGCAGAAGGTCAGTGTGGGGGCGGGAGGCGCGCTGAACCCGCGCACCCACCGAGAGCACCCTCTCGCGGCACGAGTTCAGCCAGACTACAAGACATCGACGAAGCGGCGGCTCAGAGCGGAGGGGAAGGCTTGAGGACATCCTGAAGCCTGACCTGTGAGAGGACTGCGGTGAGAAACCGCACCAACCGCAAGTCAGCCGCCTGTGCCAGATCCGCCTTGCTCACGATGTAGCGCCCCAGCATCTCCCAGTGAAAGAAGAGCTCGTGAACGCTCAGCGGCTCTCCGTCTGACCCGGTGGACGCGATCGAGACGCTGTGGTCACGGTTGTGAATGCGCGTGAAGGCGTCACACGCCTCCGCGCCCATCGCCTGCGCCTCGGCGTCGCTTGCGCCTTCGGGACGGTGATCGACGACGAGGACCGTGTACGGGCGGCGGGTCTCTTGGGTGGGATCGAGGGAAGATGTAGGGGTGGATGTGTCCATACCCAGACCGTACCAGGAAGTCTGTGATCGCGTGTAGCAACCGCAACCAAAAACGTCCACGCCAGACGTACAGGCGCTCACACGCGTAGGCTTGATACGCTTGCTCGACCGCTTCGTACCACGCGCCTCGGCGAACAGCTTCCAGAGCAGCACGCCCGCACTCAGCGGCCCTTCGAGCGTCTTCCCTCACCCCGAGGGCGTAGCTCACAGCTTCATCCCAGAGGCCGCAATACTCGTCAAAGTCACAGGGGCCCCGACTTGTAACGAGGCTACGCCGCGCAAGGTTCCGCGAGACTCGCTCGATGGTCGTAGCCCCGCGCTCAATTTCATTGAGCAGGTACGGCGGCACCATCGCGACCGCGACCTCCTTGCCATTGAAATCGAAGCCTGCGCGCCAATAGCAGCCACGCCACTTCAACCCGTGGTAAACAGCACGTTCGAGTTCGCGCCGATCGTTAGACTTGAGTCGAGGTGTCTGCATGTTGATCCTCAATGGTGTCGCCAAGGAAGTCCCTGGGATCGTGACGTCGAACTGGCGGGACAACAACGCTATTCGACTGAAGATGGGGAACGATGGGCGCTCACGACCCAAGCCTCGAATCCGTCGAATCATCATTCACTCGACAGGGGGCATTCCTGGCGGGAGGGACCAGCGCCCTCAGGTGATCCTACCTGGGTTTGGTCCTCCTGGTAACGCAGCAGAGGACAATGTCCGCTACTGGACCGGCAATGCTGGGCAGGCCGGCGCGCACCTCCTCGTCGACCGTGACGGCTCGGTGATCCAGACGTGCGACCTCATCACCGAAGTGGCGTACCACATGCCGGGCGTGAGCTTCGACTCGATCGGCATCGAGATCGTGCAGTTCAGCCGCGACGCCTCGATCTACCAGGGGCAGCTCGACGTGACCGCGCGGCTCGTACGGTGGCTCTGCGGTCAGACCGGCGTGCAGTTCCAGACGCACTGGCCCTACCGCGTGGGGCGCAAGCGCCTGAACCTCGACGCCTACCAGGGCCCTGTCGGCGTCTTCGGCCACTACCAGGGTGATCAGGGGCGCGGGATCGGCGATCCTGGCGATGCGATGTGGCTCGCCCTGGAAGCCGTTGGCGTCGAGAAGTTCGACTTCTTCTCGCCCGACGCCGACGCCATCTGGAGAGAGCGCCAGCGCGAGCTCGGGGTGACTGCCGATGGCGATCCTGGTCCCGCGACGGTCGCAGCGCTCAAGGCACGCGGCTACGCACACGGCATCAGAGCCTTCGGCTTCACCGCGTGAAATGCCTACCCTACGGGGTATGGCGGCGAAGCAGCTCAAGGCAGCAGGCACCCTCTCCCTCACCCTGACCGATCGCGCGGTCCCCGGACCGATGGCGCTCGACTTCGTCCTCAACTACAGCCAGAAGGCCGTGCTGGAGTACGACATGGCGACGGCCCAGACGAACCTCGCGGTGTCGGACGGGTCGATCACTGCGCCGAAGGCCATCTTCGTCGAGCTGCGCGCGGGGACGCTCGACCTGAAGTGGGACACGAACAACGACAGCGTGCCGACGCGCCTGTCGATGGACGCAGACCCGGTTCCGACCGAACGCGCCAAGATCCTCCTCTTCACGCCCGTCGGCACCGCGCGGACGCTCTACCTGTCGAGCGTCGCAGGGTTCAAGGCCGACATCTGGCTCCTCCAGTAGCCAAAAAAGAGGCGGGGGGCCCCGAAGCGTTACCGCCCCGGGACCTGGAGATCACTCGCCTTCGCCGCCGTACTCGGCGCGGATCCGCGCCCGGCATACCGCCGTGAAGCGCCTGCCCAGGAGATGGGCACGCCGAATGTACACGATCTTCGCACGCAGCGTGTCCAGCCTACCGCTGGTTGCGATAATGGTGTCCAGTTCATGGTTGTACCAACCCACGAGCTCTTGTGTCAGCGCCACGGCACGCGGCTCCTGCCTCGCGACGGCTCCCCAGTAGCTGAGGGTGGAGCTGACGCCAACGAACCCGGTGCGGATGCTCTGAATCATGTGGAACCTCGTGTCCAACCGAAGTGACGCGCGACCATCGCGCGTCCATTGGTTCCTGGACATGTTCTTATACCCGATCTCGGCGCCTGTTTTTGAGAGCAAAAGAAACGTCACCCGGGGCCACGGCGCGAACCGTGGCCCCGAAGGACAGGTGTATCAGCGCCCGGCGTAGTGCGCGTCGATCATCGCGTCACGGATCGGCGCGAAGGCGCGAGCCGCCTGGAACATCCTCCAGGCCCCGGTGATGCCGTCGCCGAAGGCGCCCCCCTGCGCGCGTGCTGCACCCTGGTTGACGCCCTGGTCATGGCCGGTCTCGCGCATGCGCTCCCGGATGCGCTGGTCGAGCAGGATGGCGTGGTTCTCCCCGGCGTAGAGATCCCGGGTGAAGCGAAAGCGTGACTTGAACTGATTGATGAACATCGATAGACCCTCCGTGCGACGAGGGGAAGCCACAGATCGTCGCACTGTTGTTATACCGCATAACGGAAGGGCTTTTGGCAAAAGAAAGCCACGCCCGAGGCCCCGGCGTGAACCGGGGCCTCGGCGCGGGCGCGCAGCTCAGTCGGCGCGGGCGCGCAGCTCCGCTTGCGCGAACGCCCGTGCGACGGTCTTGCCTCGCGTGGCGGTCACGCGGTTGACGGCCTCGTCGAGGTGCATCTGCCGCCCGCTGAGCCACGCGTTCACGAGCTCAGGGAGCGCCGACGAGACCTTGTTGGTCCCGAGGCCGCGCCGCGCCATCGCGATCGCCGAACCGAGGCGATCGAGCTCCGCCCAGACGGGCCGGAGCGCGGGCAACGAGCGGTCGGTCGCGCCGATGAGCGCGAGCATGTGCTCCGCGACGAGCGCCCTGGCGGGCCCGGTGACGCCGCACTCGCCCATCCGGCGGACCAGGATCACGACGTTCCGGGGGTCGTGACCCCCGAGGTATTCGGTGATCGCGGCGTCGACGAACCCACCGCCTCCACCAGCGTCGACGATCGCGACGGCGGCGTCCGTCACCGGGAGGAAACGGCTCGCCGCCCGAGTGGGCGACCCGGTGTCGAGCACCCCCAGACCGTAGAGCTCGGCGAGGTCGGCGACGAGCGAGGAGGCGGCGCCGGCCGCGAGGAGGTGCCGGGCGACTCGACCCCGAAAGGTCTCGTCGATGAGCTTGCGGTTGACGACATCGACCTCGTCGGCCCCGGTGGCGTTGGAGAGTTCGACCCGCTTGATGTTGTTGCTCTGCGTCATGATGTGAACTCCGTCCGTCCTCGTGTGCCGCGCCGAATTGACGCAAGCCAGAGGGTTCTGGACACAGTCTTATACCTGCACGCAGGGCCGATTTTAGAATCGGTGGCAGAGCTTGCAGCGAGGCTCGTAGAGGTCTTCCGCGCCGACGAGGGTGACAGGCCCGCTCGGATCTTTGCGCTGCGTGCGCGTGGCATCACGGCAGCAAACAGCACAGACGGCCGGTAGCTTATCGACATGATCAGCGAGGAAGATGAGGTCCTTCATCGACCCGAAAGCCTCGCCACGATAATCACGATCAAGCCCGGCGATAATCACGCGCAACCCGCGCTCGGACGCCCCCTTGACCCAAGGCACAATGCTCGGAGGGAAGAACTGTGCCTCGTCGATGGCCACCATCGACGTCCCGTACTTGGCATCCAGGAGGTCGGCGATGTACGCCTCTTTGAGGTACGAAGAGGGGTGGAGCTTGTGACCCGAGTGGGAAATAATCTCCTTCGTGCGAGAATCGGCCGTAGGGCGAAAGACACGAACAAGCTGCCGCTGCCGCGTCGCCCTGTTCACCCGGTGAACAAAAGCCTCGGTCTTACCCGAGAACATCGGCCCTGTGATGACTTCGACCCAACCTTCTTTGTTCACGTTGACTCCAGCGATTCCCCGAGCCGCCAGACGATCGCCGAGAGCTGCGCGAGCGCCTCGCGCAATGCCTTGCGGTCCCCGACGAGCACGGCGCCCTGCGCACGCCCGAGCAGCGTGCAGAGGACCATCAAGACCTCGCGTGTGTCGTCCTTGCCGAGGTCGACATGGGCGTAGAGACGGTCGACGTAGGCGCCGAACGTGCCCTGACCCTTGCGGCACACGCACGTATCGATCGGCGCGAAGTCACCTAGCTGATTTCGCGGCTTCTTCCTCATCTTTTGGCACGCAGGGCAGTGGCCCACAGGGTCGAACGAGAGCATGTCTCAGACCCTATCACGCTAGCCGTGATGACGTCGATGGTGAGAGACGCCCTGCGTCGGAGACCCGGTGCCGTAGGGGTCCTGGGCGACCTGAAGCAGCCGAAGGTTCTCCTGTGTCGCCGCGAGAGCAGGGGTAGAGCGCGCGGCGTAGACGATTTCTTGCGGGGACTGCACGCGCCCCTGGAAAGGAGCGGGGACCCAGTTGAGGGCGTCGAAGGCGCTGGCTTGTTTCACGCCGTGAAGCTCAGACTCTTGCTCCGGCTGCTGCCGGTTGGCGAGGTACCGCGCACCAGCCGCTGCCGTAAGCCCTCCGCCAACAGCGCCCGCGCCGGCACCAAGGCCAGAAACCATTTGGCTGTGCTGGCCAGTGAACTGCTTGTGCAGAAGAGGTCCGATTACCGGATGGTTACCGGGGCTCAAGAAACCACTACGGTAACCAGGATTAGACTCAATGAGTTTGTACCCGCCACCCACGAGCGGTGCGACGTCCATCGCATACGTCCCGCGCTGAAGCTCCTCGGGCAACTTCGTAAGCAGATCACGCGCGTACTGGTCCGCGCCGCGCATCGTCTTTCGTCCGGTGAGCCACATCGTCGGAGAGAAGCGCGGCACTGTGAGGTCCGGGGCGACCGCACCGTTCATCACATGGACACGAACTTCCTGCGTAGATGGCAGGCCACGGAGCTTGGCAAACTGCCGGTCGAGCCACGATCCTTGAGCGAGCGGCAGCTTCGACTGCGCGATCACACTTCGCGGATCCTTGATCGCGTTGATCAGAGTCTTCGCCGCAGGCGAATCCTCGTTCACAAGATCTGTGAAGTTGTGCAGATCCGAGGGGAACTTCCCCCCCGTAGCAGCAGCGTCGACGTCCTTGAGAAGGAAGCCGTCCCCAAACCTTTGACGGAGGTTACTCTGAAGCTCCGCGAGCATGTCTCGCCTACGCGCGCCGTTGTTGGACATGGCCTTACGGAAGGCTTCGACCTGCTGTCCGCGCTCTCGCGGGTTGCGAGCTCCGAGGTTGTGCCCCATGTCAGCGAGAACGTCTGCAACGTTCTCGGTCTTTCCCATGGACCCCGGCGCAAAGTGCTCGAAGATGTTGTACTCCTGCCACTTGTTACCGTTGTCAAAGATGCTCGACACCGCATCGGAATCACGATTCGCGATAAGGTTTGAGGCCCCCTGTGCAAGCTGCTTCCCTGGCGCGTTGTGAAGGAGCACCCCCTCAACCTGCGGCACCTTGCCACTCTTGCGCGCCGCCTCGATGAGGTTGTCCTGGTAGTGGACATCGCCGCCACCTGAGTAGATCAATCGGTCGAGCCAACGACGTGGCGCAGACATCGCCTCTTGCCGCCCTTCAAGGATGCGGCCGAACCTGCCGCCCGATGCCTCTTGAATCGAGCGGAGTGCGGGGTCATTGCTCAGTCGCTGCTTACGCAGGTAGCGATAGAGAAGCGGTGCAACTACCGCTGCCGTCGTCAGCCCTGCAATCGGGGCCGCGTTGCGACGTAGCCAGGACTTCTTCGGCGGCTGTTCGGACGGGTCTTGTTCCACTGCGTCAGCGACCTTTTCTTGTTCCTTTTCACGCCGTGAACGAAGCCAACGGTGGCCTCCGTACAGCGCGGCAGCCGTGGCGAGGGTACCGCCTGCGATCGCGGCGTTGCGGCGATTGAGGATGGAATAGACAGAGGGCGCAGCGGGAGGGGTTGCAACAGAGGAGGCGGAAATTGAAGGCGCTGGCATAACCGGGGTATACGGACCTTCGAGGTTCTTGAGTATGTGCTGGGAAGCACCAGGAGACACGTTGCCCTTCAGGGTCTCAACGGCGAGGGCGTAAGCCTCGGGGTCAACGCGGCGCAGATTGAACTTACGTTGCGCGGCGCTTGCTGCCTCGCGCACTTTCGCAGCGGGAGACGTCACAAAGACGGTAGCGCCCTGTTGAAGGGGGGCGTGCCAAGCAGCTACGTAGGGAACCGGCAAGGTTGCAGGTGTCCCCGGAATGATCTCCGCTTTGTTCTTGTCCATCTGTACACGAGGGAAGGCGAACCCTCCATCGTTGTACTTCGAGGTCTCGTAGTCAAAGTACTCAGCCAGTGGAAAACCGCGCGAAAAGTACGCTTTGCCGCCTGTATGGTACGCGTCATTCTTCCCGCCAACAACACGACCGGTCCGTACAACACCAGGAAGATTCGCGGTGCCGTGGAAGTCGTGTTGCCCTTCTGCCAACATCTGAAGCGCGCGGCGGTACTGCTTCACATGAGTAGGGACTCGCGCCTCCTTGACCGAGGCCGCCTTGTTGAACGGATTCAAGACCTGCCCCACAAGACGTAGACCATCTCGGTTGATGACATCCTTGAGGTCTGGCGTGCGCGCCACGCGCATGAGGTCGCGCAGCGGCAGCTTGCGAATCCCTGAGTTCAGGTACACCGGGCCGTGCGTGTCGTACGCGAAGCGGTGGAACGCCTTGGGGTCACGCTCAAGGGCGTCGAACCCTTCAGGGTCTTCGAGGCGCTTCTGCTCGATCGCATACTGAAGGCCGTGCTTGGTCTTGTCGAACCACGCCTGCCCGGCCGGAGAGAGCCGAGGACGAGTCTGGCTCTCGAAGCGGTGGGCGTAGCGATCGCCGTACTCGTTGTAGTAGTCAGGAGCGCGGAGATCAGGGTGTCGGCGACGGAAGTCAGCGGCGCGCGTCAGGTAGTACTGAGGCGTGCCCACGAGTCCGAGAAGATTCGAGGGGGCATCGGCAGCTCCGAGCTTTGCTTCCACAACAGGCTCCTGCTCTGGGCTACTGTGTCGGTCCTGGATCATCTTGGCCAGTCGATATGCAGCGTACACAGCGGCCAAAGACCCTCCGGCCATCAAGGCGCCATGCGCAACACGACGTGGGTTGCGCTTCACGTACCCAAGGAGGTCAGGAGCTCGATTCTTGTAGAGGTCTCGAAGACCTACGGCGCCGTCTGAAATGTGGGAGGCTCCGATGTCCACCTGCCCCTTGAGGGCAGCGCTGCTACCGCCGCTATCAGGGTCCGGTGAAAAGTTGCTGGAGAGCCACTCGTACGGGACAGCGCCCTGAAGAACAGTGCCTTTGTGCCCAGGGCCCATCCCACGCAGGTACGCGTACATTGCGCCTTCGTTGGAAAGAAGCGGATTACGCTCCTTGGCATCCACGAGCGAGGCGTAGCCGCGAGCCGCCTGCGCACCTAAAAAGCCCGTGCCGACGTGTACATGACCCTTTGAATTCTTTACGTAAGACTGGACTCCCGAAAGAGACGCACTGCCGTTGGGGTTACCTCCCATTGAAGCCAAAAGGCCATCACGGCGAATCGCCGCTGCCGCTGCATCACCAGTACCGTGGTAGAACCTCTGCGCGCCTAGCAGGTCCTCCGCAGCCCCATGCGCAAGACTTCGTGCGCCAAGCCCTGCGAGCGCAACCCCGGCGGCGTCGCGAACGTCCTTCTCCCAAACCGGAGTTTCCTCCGGCTCAGACGCCTCCTTCTCGAACCGCGCCAACGACCGCTCCACCGCCTCCCATGTGTCGTACACGCGACGCGCGTTGATCTCTCGCCCGTAGAGCTTGTAGATGGTCTCGCGTTGACGGTCGTTCACGCCGAGCAGGTACTTCGTCTCGTCGGCGACGAGCTTGCCGTCCTTGTTCGGCTTGAGCTTCTGGAAGGACTCCAGGTGACCGTGCGGGTCATCTCCCACGAACGCATCCAGTCCCTCCCCGTCCTCCCCTTCGAGCTTCGGAAAGAATCCGTAGTCGACGGGGTACGTAAAGGACTTGCCACCGGGCCACGCCTTCGTAGTTCCTTCGGGCCGATCGATCTCGAAGGTGAAGGGCCCAAGCGTCTTCTTGAGCGCCTCCGCGCTCTTCTCCAGGCGCTCGATGTGGCGACGGACGAATCCCTCCTCCTTGGCCGGCACAGGCCCGTGCTCGCCATCCGGCGAGACCGTCTCGATCGCGCCGCACGCGCAGTACCGATAGGCGTCGCCGGGGACGTAGAAAGACGACCAGCGGTGGGAGTGGCTCACCGAGCACCCCGAAAACGCTCACCATCGCGAACGCCGAGCCTATTGGCTACCGCCCCGAGCGGGTCCGGGGGATAGGTGTATTGAACAATCGGGTCATAGTCGTACTTATCGGGATGACTCCCGTATTGAAGCCCTTCTTCGTAACCACCAAGAACGCTGCCTGCTATCGCACCGGAACCCATACCCAATAGCCCCATGCTGCCTGCTGCCGACAACACACCCCTAAGCCGGTCGTCGCTACCACCATACAGCCTTGGAGCCAAAAGACCTACGGGAATGCCCGCGAGAAGCCCCGCCGCGCCGCCAGTTACCCCTCCCTGAATCACACGCGCGCGCACAGGGCTATCCCAGTTCGGCGCCATATCCAAGAGCGATGCCGCCTTGGTATTTTCCTCCCCTCCTCTGATGTACTCCTCGTCTCCCCACCTGGGGGGAGGAGGAGCTGTACGCCAGTACTTCTTCGCCAAAAACGGCGCGGCGTACGCGGCTGCTGCCAGCAGGGCTTGTGTCGCGTAACTCCCATACGCACCAGCGAGCTCTCTCTTACTGTCAGCGATCTGCTGCGTGGAAGCCCCAGCGTCGCGCATAAGCCCCATAGCGTTCCGCGTCGCCATGTACTCAGAGCCGAGAACTGGCAACGAAGTCAACACCGGAGCAAGAGCCCCTACGTAAGGAGCCCACTTCTTGTCAGAACGAGCAGCGGCAACTCCCGCCAAAGCGCTCAACGGGATGTTCGCGTAGTTAGAAATCCCTCGAAAAACAGGGTGTTGAACAGCGCTACCGATAGGTGTTTGATCGAACTGGTGGTGCCCGTACTCGTGCGCAAAAACATGCGGCGAGTCCAAGTGCTTTGACCCGATCGTAACCTCAGGCGCTTCGTTCAGGAAGAACTTCGGCATGTAAGACGCGTCAGTGTCACCTTGGAGCGTGAGTTTGACCTCAGGAAAACGCTCCGACAACGCGCGACTCACGTCGTTCGTAAGCATCTTCCGCGTGAATGAGTTATCTAGCACGCCCACTTGTCACTCCCTTCGGTAGAGACGGTACGAGTAGCCTGAGTTCACGCCGCCCCAGCACGCTGCCATGTTCTTCTGCACCTTGTACGCGGTCAGGCGCGTGTCGAACTCATCCAGCAGGAACTTCCTGAGCTGAACGTAGGCTGCGTGCTTGTCGTCGATCCCGAGCGGGACCTCGCCGTCAGACGCCGACACCTGATTGCGGAGCTGGCGAAAGCTCTCGGCGTTCATCAGGAAGCCAGAGATCCCGAGCAGCAGGATGTCGAGGGGGATCGACTCAGCGGTGTGCGGCCGAATCGGTGGGTTGGCCGAGTTGAACCGCGAGACCGCTAGCTCCTTGGCGAAGTCGAGCTCAGGGTCCGAGAACTCGACGTCGTCGAGCAGGATGTTCTCGCTCGCCGAACCTGGGATGCGCCCCGGCACGTCACGGAGGAACATGCGGACTTGCTCTCGCAGCGGCAGACGCGTCTTGGTCGTAGGGACTGTGACGGGCATCGGCGTTTCACTCCGTGAAAGATCAGGCGTAGGGGTGGCGCATGAGGCGCTGCGCAGTGATGTAGCATCGCCCCAGCGCAGCACACTTCACGAGGAGCGCCTGATACGGAGGCAGGATGATCCCATCGATCCCGTTGACCGCGAACGTAGGGAGCGCAGAGCTCACCTCGCCAACGAGAATCGGCATGGCGCTCGCGGAGACAGGTTCGAGGCCGTCGTCCAGGTTCACCCGCTCAACTGAAAACGGAATCGGTGAAACGCTGAGACCGGTGAAGGCGAGCTCGATCCCGGAGATGATCACGGAGTGGTCAAGGTTGCCAAAATAAAAGAAGCCCCCGAGCTGCGTCGTCGCTCGGTCCCACTCGAAGCGCGTCCCCGTCGGGTCCCGCCGCGTCGGGTCGGCTCCACCTGTGAACGCTTGGAGGAGCGCCTGCGTCATCGGCGATGTGCCGCTCCACGCACAACGAATCGGCAGGTTGGCGGCATTGATTACGCCAGCCACCTCTTGAGGCGTTGCCAGCACGACCGTCGAGCTACGCCGAAGGCGCACCTCGAAGTCCGCGCCGACCTGCGTCACCGTAGTCGTTGCGGTCGTGACACCTGTGTTGATCAGCGAGAGCCGGTAACCGTTGGGGCCGGCCCCGAGAATCTTGGCGCTCGCGCGAATCTGTGAGCCTCCTGGGCCGATGGTGCACTTGGCCCTGGCGTACTCGACAGCGCCCGTGAAATTGGCGTCGAGCGTCTTCTCCTGAACCACGAAAGGAACACCAAGGGCGACGGGGTACATCCTACCGTTAGTGTATGACCATGCCCCGGCCTCCTGGCGGGCCTGCAACGCAGGCTCTACTCGGTTTTGTGCTCAGTCTGATCCTGGCACAACTGTTCGGGCACACGTGCGCACGCGTAGTCCCCGAGGTGAACACTCACAGCGAGGTCCACCCTGCGATCCGTATGTGGGACGCGGGAGTCGCGCGAGACGTGATCAGTCTTGATCTGCCTTCACGCCGTTGAGCTTCAGCAGCACGTCAATCCCGCCGCTCACCTTGTCGATCTCGTGACCCCACGAGTCTTGCTTGTTCGAGATGCCTTCAATCGCACGGACGTTGTCCGAGATGCTGCGGTTGATGTCGACGAGCGCTCGCTCCAGTCGATTGTTGTGATCCGTAGACACCTGCGTGATCCGCTTCTCGATCTCAGCACCAATTACGCCGTCTGAGCGTCGTGTCTCTTCCTCGATGCACCTCTTGACCGCGATCTTCTCAGCGTCAAGAAAGTCTGTGCTCTTGAGAAAGTTTTGAATCTCGATTTTGACACGTGGCGCTACGTACTCGACAAAGAAGCCCTTCCCGAAGGTAGCAAGAAAAAGGGTCGGGCCACCGAACACGCCCACAACGAGCGCGATGCTCTCCCAGGTGATCTGCATGTGACGAATCCTAGTTTCACCCAGTGAAGCGTCAGAATACGCCGATGGTTGTGTCGCGCGGCACGCGGTGGAAGAACACACGAACGACACCGGGCGCGCTGATCGTGACGCGCAGCGCCTCGTCACGGTGAATCACGAACTCCTCGTCGTAGCGGAAGTTCGCGACCGCCTGCGCGATCGTCACAGAGTGAAGCGTCGTCGCCTCCTCCTCGATCGCAGCGAGACCTGCCGTGAGGGGGACAGACTCGACCTTCACGGCCGTGTCACCACCGAGCGTGAAACGACCGGCCACCGCGATGATCCTGACCGGCTCCTCCTGGTCGAAGTAGAAGAGCCCGCCGTGTGCATTCGTCGCGGCGTTGAGCCGGAACTGAGAGGAATGCCGAACGACAGGGTCAAGACCACCCGTGAGGTTCTGGACCGAAGCCGCCGCCACGGTTCCACTGCCCCCGTTCGCTACGTAGAACGGCAAGTCGAGGTTGTTGACGACCAGGGCCACCTCATCGGCGGTGGCAGCCACTGCCGAGCCGTCATGCCGCAGGTAGACCTTGTGGGTGTCGCCCTCCAGACGAACGCGCGTGGAGGGGTTCGTGCGCACCGGGTCGATCAGCGCGACCTTGATGGCGTTGCCGTCCGCCCCGAGGCCGCGCGCCTTGAACACAACCGCAGACCCGCCAGACCCGAAAGTACGCGCAGCGCGCCCGACCTCGGCGCCGTTGAAGACGCCAGTGCCGGACAGCTTCTGCTGAAGGACGTTGATTGCAGCGAGGTCATGCTTGAGCATGGCCTAAGCGTAAGGAAGGAAGAGGATTCTGGGTCTTAGAGCGTCACGCTGTTGGTGACGGGCCCCCGACCGTTCTTCTGTACGTGTAGCACGTACGTAAACCCAGGCTCAACGAACACAGGCCATAGCCACCTCCCGTCAGATCCTGTCTGACTCAGCGCGATGGGGGATTCTCGTCGACCTTGCAGCCAGTCCACCTCCGTATACACGCGGATTTCAAGAGCTGCGATCCCTTGGCCTCCTGCTTCGACGTAGCGGAGCGCGTCCACAGCGCCGGTGTCGTGGTCGAGACGAGTGCGCGCACGCAACATCGCCGCCCGATTGACTGGCATCTGGAACGGCCCCGTGTCGTGAAGGAGCGACCCCTCCTGGTCGAACCCCTTGACCCGATAGACGCTCGCGTCCTCCCCGCCTGCGTCGTCGTAAACGTTCGCGTCGGAAGAGAGGTAAGCGAGGACGTCGTCCCCTCGGTAGAGGACCTGGGAGAAGAGACCAGAGGGGGGCACCCATTCGACGCGTACGCCGAGCATCGACAGAAGGATAGCCCTTGAGGTAGCGTCCCATGCCATGGACATCCAAGCGATCATCAAGCAGAAGAACGTGCGGCGTGTCGGCCGCATCGATCACGACCTCGTCGTCTTCGCAGACAGCCCGGTGCAAGGAGTTGACACGGTGCTGCCCGTGAGCACGATGGCATGCCAGCACACGATCGTCTGGGATCGCGTCGACGCCTTCATCGCCAACCGACTGGGCGCCCTGCGCCCTGACTTCATCGGGGTCTTTCACGCGGCCTCCGACGAAACGCGCGAGGTCGAGGTGGGCTTCAAGACGCACGGCCACTTCGAAGACGACCCGGTCAAGGCGTTGGCCGGGGCCCGTGTCTACGACGAGGTGCTCGCCCTGCCCGAAGGCATCTACGTGATCGGCATCGCGCGAGAAGACGCGGGGCTGCTTCAGGAGTGCGAACGCCGACTGGGAGACCTCCCTGGGGGTTTGTCCTGGGCGATCCAGTACATGGCCGTCCGCACGGTCCAGACCTCGGGGGGCCCGCTGTTCCAGCAGAAAGACGCCGAAGGGGAGTGGCACCCGATCCCCTCCGACCTCACTCCACTGCCCAGTTCACGGCGTGAAAGTCATCCCGTGGGCGCCGTGGCGTCGGACACGGACCCGGCATCGACCGGGTGACGGACGCGGAACACGCGCCGGAACTCCAGCAAGTCAAGCTCCGTCGGTCGGTCCGTGAACGGGACCGGCGAGAGCGGGTCGTCACCTTCGGTGAGCGTCGGGTTCATCATCGCGCGGCCGAAACCCACGGGCGAACAGTCTGCGGTCTCCTGCGGGTACGTACAGATGTGTCGCATGCCGAGCACGTGACCGATCTCGTGCCCGATGGCCGTACGGAAAGCGGTGTCACCCTGCGTGCAGACAGGGTCCACCTCGATGCTCCGGGTGCTGACCCACCAACGGCCGGCGCCGGTCCGCTTGCAGTCATCCGAGTTGAACGGGTAGATCAGGACGTCTGCGTAGTAGGGCGCGTCGTCGACGACGAACGTCGGCCCGAGACGGCTGAGATTCGCGAGCTGCTCGATGATCCGAGGCCGATCGATCGGGAGCCAGGAGGCAGAGATCCAGACGTGCACGGTGCCGTAGGTGTTCGGCGCGTGTTGGTCAGGCGAGCCACACCCGAGGAGCGCGAGGAGGAGAATGAACAAGGCGTTGATGAGGCGCATGCGAGAAGTCTGGTTCATGTGAGTGCCTTTCGTTGTGAGAAAGTAGCCGGCGTGTTGATGTTTGACCATGTGGACGCGAGAACAGACGCTGTGTGATGATGCACGGAAGGAAGTGGAGACGGCGCGGATGCGCGTAGCCCGTGTGCGGCTACATCTCAAGGACGTCTACCGCACCGCCAAGATCAATGAGCTGCTAGAACCATGCGAAGCCGCGCTGAAAGCGCTTGACGAACATCTCAAAACCGTGACTGAAGGAGGCGAAGAGCCGTGACAGAGTTCTCTAGCAGTGACCTAGTCACAGCGTTCGAATCACACCCAGCAGTGCTCGCCATCTACCGCGACGCGGAGACAGCGACTACCTATGGGCGCTACGTGTTCGTCGTGGCAGACCAGAACGCACCGTCCAAGGTGCGCAAGCGCCTCGCGGAGCGGTTCTCTTTCCCGATCGACATCCGCTTCATCGGCCCCGACGACGAACACCCCGAAGAGTGCCTCTTCGAGCGCACCTCGGAAGCGGTGCGAAGCGCAGCCCCGAAGTCACGCAAGACCACGATCCAGGTCATGCCGAACCGGGCCGAGCTCGTCGAGCAGCACAAGAAGATGGTGCTCACGAGCAGGAACGAGCTGATCGTCGATGAGGGCCTAGCGCCGCTCGCGATCGCCGGTTTCATCGTCGACGTGACCGACGAGCTCTGCCCGTCCAAGTTTCAGGAGCTCGTCGGAGACGACTTCGTTCGGCACTGCCGAACGTCCAACCAGCTACCCATCGCATCAGGGGTTCTCCCACGGAACATCTTGATCCGCCACATGGACCCCGTCTGTCGCCGGATCGAGAAGATGCCTGAGCCGCTGATCATCATGGCGGACCCTCCCGTGCCGAAGCTGGTGTCAATCCTCCGTAGCTGGAACAACGTGAACGAGGTGCCCGTGGTTGTCGTCTACCAAGGGAACGTGAGCATCGTCGCCTTGGTGGTTCCAAGCGTCGTCATCCCGACGTCTTCAGTCCAGTAGTTCACCCAGTGAAACTCCTAGACTTCGAGCTCAAGGAGTAACCACCGAAGATGCCGCTCTACAAGCTCTACTCGACGAGTCCTGCCCGTCCCTCTGACCTCCGTGCGCGCGTCGCGTCCTACGGCGCTGTCACCATCGCCTCTCCTGGCGCCACGATCGACGGCGTGACGATGGCCAACGGTGAGGAGTTCCTCGCGGTGAACCAGAGCCCGTCTACCCAGGATGGGCTCTACGTCTTCAACGGAGCCTCTGTCCCGGCGACTCGGTCGAACGCCTTGCCGGTCGGCGCCCAGGCGCGTGGCATCCAGGTGGTCGTTGAAGAGGGCTCTTCGGCCGACAAGGTGTTCATCTGCACGAGCAACGCCGGCGCCGATGTCGTGGGTACCCACGACCTCGTCTTCCGTGAGCCTCTCATGCCCTCGCGCAAGGTGCTCCAGTACGGGCTGGCGAACGTCGCGCCCGGTGACAACGCGTCTCCGCCCAGCGCGACGGCTGTGCAGCTCGGGTGGGGTGGCGCCTCTGCCATCGTTCACGGGTGGGTGGCGCTGCGTCCCGGCTTCATCTCTGGTCTCTCCGTGGGGCTGAGCACCGCCGCTGCTGGTTCGGGCCTGATCGCCGCCGTGTACAAGAACGGCACGCTGGTGGAAGGCTCGGAGGTCACGCTGACTGACGTCGCGCGCAACCAGATCGCCTACTCCGACTACGCCCTCTCCTTCATGTCTGGGGACGTCCTCGACGTTCGCATCAAGACCGGCTCGGGGTGGAGCGCGACCACCGCCGACCTGACCGCCGGCCTCGAAGTCACCTACTGATCTTCCGCTACGCTTCTCAGCGTGGCACGCGTCATCGATCTACGCCCTGACTGGATGAAGAAGACGGAACCGTTTGAGTACGCCTCAGACGGGTCACCGCTCGGTGACGAAACCAAGCGTATCGTCGACGAACTCGTCCGCACCGGGCGCGTACTGACCCGTCAAGCTCACATCCCAGACAACAGAATCGGCGGCTTCTACGACAGAGGCGACGATCATGTCGTCGTCTCGTCGAACAACAAGAGCTGGGCGCGTCACCCTGCCATCACTGCACACGTCGTAGCCCATGAGCACGGGCACGCGAACCTACAAAAGCACCGCGTGCTACGGCACACCCAGGGCCTTCCCAGCCAACTCGGGAACCCCACGCAGTCGCCTCTCCCGACGCTTATCTCGCTGCTCGGTGGAACCCTGGCGCCATCGCGCGCTGCTCGCGCCGCGAGCGTCGTAGGCGGCACGCTCTGGAACGGCCTCCCCCTCATCGCTGAGCGGCATGCAGACGCCTACGCCAAGACTCGTGTGTTGGACGAGGCGAAGAAAGAGTTCCACGGCCCCTACACGGTCATGGCTGACACGATCTCAGACGGCAACCAGGGTGAGTACCACAAGGGCATGGCCCGCACAGGGCTCCTGGGCTTGCTCGGCATGGGCGCACGGGAGGTCTACGACCACCGCAAGCAGATCATGGACGCGTTCTAGCGGCTGGTGTACGGTCGGCGTCATGAACATCCGACCCACTGGCAATCGCGTTCTCATCCGCCGCGCCCCCAAGCAGACCCAGACCCCCGGGGGGCTCTACATCCCCGAGACCGTCGAGGAGAACGGAAGCGTGGAGGCTCACGTCGTCAACATCGGCCGCGACGTGAAGGACCTGAGCGTCGGCGACACCGTGCTCGTGCCCCGTTACGGTGGCCTGGAGATCAAGGTCGATGAGGAGACCCTGGTCATCTTCCAGGCCGATGAGGTCCTCGGCGTCGTCGGCGAGTAGTCGACGTTCACGGCGTGAAACAAAAAGACGGGCGTTGCACCGCCCGTCACCGCTACACGTCTTGAGGCGTAGTAGCGGCGTTCCCCTCACGAGCCACCTCATCCAGAATCTGACGGGCCGCCTTCCGGTCGGCAATCACGCCGTCTTCGAGAAGCGCGTGTGCATACGCTCGGGCAGCCACGCGCGTCTCCGCTTGAGAGTAATAGCAATCGGCAGCGACCAGAGTCTCGTAGCGATTCTTGACCTGGATATCCATGGAAAACTCCCGGGTGAGACGCAGCGCACCACGCGCTTGTCTATCTCCTTATACCCGAGGCGCCACCATGTTTCAGGCGAGCCCGTTCCCGTCGTAGGTGTACCCACCCCACGAGAATACCCCGTTCGTGGCGAGCACCGGATACGCCGTCACACGCTCGAAGTCCGGCGCGTGTAGCTCCAGCGCCGTGAAGCCTCTCTGCCAGTTCGAGTGCCCTGCGTAGTCGTGGTAGCCCGTCATGCACGGGTTGGCGATGCAGGTCGTGTCTCGGCCGAAGGCCGTGTAGACCATGAGCTGCCCACGGTGAAAGTGGCCGAAGAGCTCGGACTGCCCGTTGTTCTTCTTGATGCGGTTGGCGGCGAGGTGCTCGCCACCCCCGAAGCGGCCTGACTGCATGTGACCGTGCCGAATCATGAACGGGCCTACGCGGATCCCGAGCGTGCCTCGGCCCTCCTCCACCCATTCGACGTCATGCCGCAGGCCCTGCACCTTGAGCTGGTCATGAAGGCGAAGGCCCTTGGCGCCTTCGAGGACGAAGGGCGTAGGCCCGTGGATGTACTTGTCCCACCGCTCCTCATGGTTGCCTGAAAGCAAGCGCAGGCGCTTGGTGTACTCACGCACCGCGTTGATCTCGCGCACCGCGCAGGTTATCTGCTCGATCGCGTTGATCGGGTCGCGCATCCCGGGCTTGAAGTGGTGGTGCAGCATGCCGAAGTCGATCACGTCTCCTGCGAGGATGATCTCATCAGGCTGCACGCGCTTCACGCAAGCTGCAAACGCCCTCCAAGTGGGCGGATCGTGTAGGTCGAAGTGGATGTCGCTCGCGACAAAGACGAGCTTCGAACGGGTCGGGCGTCGCAGGGGCATCAAACAAACGATAAGCGAGTGAACTCGCTGAGGGATAAAGAAAAGGGCTTGCCGCCCTCTTCTGCCCGCTGAAACGCGCAGGCGCCGTTGGGGTACGTCAGGCTCAGCCGAGCTTGACGACAGGTGCGATTGTCTGCCTGGGGAGAACCCGGCCGGGCGCCCAGAAGTACACACGCGCGTTCTCGCGCGTGGGCTCCTCCTCGGGGTTCTCCCCCGAGCCGACGCAGATGGTCGAGAAGTTGACCATCTGCGGCTGCACCCCCGGAGCGACCAACTCGACCCCGTGCTGGCCGACGACGACCGCGAGCACGGTACCGAGAGGAAGATCGGAGAAGAGGCACGCGGCCTCGACCCCTGGCAAGGGCACCTTGAAGTACCTGCACTTCCCGAAGGAGGTGCCGGCCTTCCGCACCTCCTTCGTGATCTCCACGCAGGCCGTCTCCGTAGCGACACGGAGCGCTGCGACGGCCATGGGGCCCTCGCTATCCCCCTCCGCCCGGAGGGCAGGCACGTACGACCCGGAGGGCCGACGGAAGTACTTGCACCCCATCTCGGGGTCCGCGACGGTGTTGTCGATGGCGGCGAGAACAAGGCGGAATGCGTCGCTCATGGGAGATCTCCTTGAACCGTTGGTTGATCGGCTCATCTTCTTATACCTGGGCGGACTCCCCTTTTCAGACCCTTGACCCACAACTTCACCGCGTGAAACACTCCGGCCCATGAACTCGAACGTTATCGAAGCCATCGCTGAGGCCGCCTGGATGGGCGCGGTCTACACCCTCTGGATGCGCGAGGGGATCCTGAGCGTCAACTGGTACAGCGTCTCCAACGGAGAGCGCACCAAGCTCCTCTCCATCGCGAAGAATGTGCTGGACCACTCCGACGTGAACGGAGCCAACTTCATCTACAGCGCGCCGTCACGCCTCTACGCACTCTACGTCGAGAGCCTCATCGAACTCGCGCGGGAACCTGATCGCGCGAAGGTCGTGCAGAACGCACAGCTCGCATGGAACCCAGAGAAGATCGACATCGAGCTGCTCCGTACCGCGTTCAAGATGCTGCTCCACTACGTCGACCTCACCGCGATGAAGGGAACCGACGACAAGGTGATCTTCGAGCAGCTTGTCGTGCGGCTGAGCCGCTACAAGCCCGGCATGGCACACCCGAAGTGCTCTCGTCATCCGCTGACCGTCGACGCCCTCCAGTTCCCCTTCGCAGAGATCGTCAACAACATGCTCAAGGGGCGCAAGATCAACTTCGCGGACATCGAGAAGGAGAAGAAGCTCCCCGAGATCACCATCGCGACGGTGCTCCACAAGCTGGGATTCTCGCTGGATGACATGCGCGACCCCGGTGACCGGATGCGCCTCGCCGAGCTCGTCGAAGCTGTCAAGTCGAACAAGATCGAGTTCGCGGTCGAGAACGCCGGCTTCGTCAGCAAGTTCCTCGAAGCCGCCGTGGACCTGCTCCACGGAGCCAACATCCGATCGCTCGCGAAGGTCGCCTACGGTCAGACCATCGCGCGTGTGCCCGGTGAGTGGGAGGCGCTCCCAGAGGAAAAGCGTGAAAGGTGGTGCAGGATCACGAAGGAGCTGCTGTTCGCCCCCGTCATCATGTTCAGCGGGGTCAAGGTCCTTGGCCAGGACCACGCATGGTTCGACGCCGCCGTCATGTGCTACGCCGACGTGTACTTCTCGCCCCAGGTCGTGCTGAACGCCCGGGAGTATCGGGATGCTCCACTGAAGCGGGGGTTCACGCTGTCTCTCTCCTCGGCGTCGGTCAAGGCGGTCAAGAACGAGCTCGAAGCCATGCGGAAGGAATGCAAGTCGCCGAGGGAAGACGCCATCAAGATGCAAGCAGCGCCGGGCGTGAACGACAAGATCATGGAGCGCGTGGAGGCGGCGGAGCGTCGCGAAACAGCGTCGAAGACAGACCAACGAGAAGACGCTACGCTAGCCGACGACGCAACACGAACCCGCTGCAAGCGACCGTGTCGTACCTGCAACCAGCAAGCTGCCGCCGACGCTGCCTCGATGACGAAGATCGCCGGCACAGTGGGCGCCGTCTACACGGCCTACCACCCCGACGACATCTCCTACTTCCCTGGCGCCCCGGATGACGTCCGTGACGTGCTGCCCACGCCCTTGGGGCAGTTCACGATCGGTGGCAACATCTTCACCATCGACGCCGCGCTGATCGAGGGCAGCCCACTCGTTCTCCGCCTCTTCCCGAACGCGAACAACGACCTCAACCAATCGCTCCACACCAAGCGCGACTTCGGCATCCTGTTTCGCCCTCCTCACGGGCAAGGCTCACGAATGGGGTTCCGCCTCTTCGGACTCACGGCGAGGCCCGAAACCTACACCTGTCAGGCCGCTGGCAGCGTGTTCCGTGAGACCCTCTCCTGCACGTTCGACCGGATCGAGCTGTGGTCGCCGAAGGCAAGGGAGGTCAAGTGAGCACCCTGTACCGATCCCTGCGTGTCTTCCTGGGCCCTGCGAAGATGGCAGACGTCCTGCCAAACAGATCGAACCTCGTCGAGCTCTTCGGCGCCGTGAACATGCGCCTGCACATGTCCATGAGCCTGAGCCACGTCTCCTTCTACGGCATGGATCCGACGTCCCGACGGCTGGCAGCTACTCTGCCCATGCTGGGACCTGATGGGTGGGCATGGGCTCCGTTGTTGCCAGCGGATGATGCTGCGTTCGGCCTCCTCGTCGACGCAGACGGGACCGAGCTCTACCTGGAAGGCGTCGTTCGCCGCACGGATCCCGAGGTGGAAGCCACGGATCTGTACGCAGTCGCTCGTGTCCGCACACCCCCGAAGGCGAGCCCGGTCAAGGCTGTCACCTTCCGCATCTTCGTCGGCCCTCCGTCGTTCGCAGCCGTGGACGACTCCCGTTCGAACCTCGTCGAGCTCTTCGGCTGCGCCTCGTTCTCGCTACGGACCAACAGCATCGACCACACGAACATCGCGACGTGCTACGGAGAACCAGGGGTCTCCCTGCGTGATGCCTGGGCGCCTCACACGCCGCCTCGCCGTCTCTTCGGCTTTCTCATCGCGACCACGAATGGCGACATCTACGTCGAGGGCGCACGCGTGCCGGCCTCTGTTGACGTTGACGGCATGGACTGCGTCTACAGCTTCGCTGGCATCGTCCCTGCTGTGAAGAAGGAGGCCGCATGCGCGTCTTCGTAGGCCCTGCTCGGGCGAGTTCACTGCGTGAAGACGGGGCAGACCTCCACGAACTCCTTGGAGGAACAGCGGTAGAGCTGAAGTACTCCGAGAAGGCCCAAGGCGGAGCCCTGACGTTCGACGGGGACTGGTCGAGGGTCCAACTGTGGGGCAAGGACCTGCCTCGCGGGGGCAAGATCGGTCTCCTCATCATGTTCGCAGGCGCGTCGCTGTACGCTGAAGAAGCTGAGCGCAGCGCGCACGCACCTGACTACAAGTGCGTCTTCTACTACAAGCGCCTCATCCCGGCGCCGTTCCTCCCAACTCAGCTACTTTGATGGCTATCGAAGTCACCGCAGTCTGCCGCAAGTGCTCGTGTACCCGACGGTGGCTACTGCCGGAGTACGAACGGCTCAATGGCACCTGCCACTTCTGCGAAGATGGGGCGACGCCGAAAGCCATCAGCCCGCTCTACGCGTGGATCCTACTGGCTGGGTGGGCGTGGTGGGTCCTAAGTCGTTCCACTACTCTAACGCCATGAGCGATCTCGACCAGATCCGGCGCTATGCGAAGAAGGTGCTTGTGGCCTCCCTTCTGCTCGTCTTGTCGTGGCTCTTCTACATGGCCGGTTACACCATGGGATCAGGCAAGTAATGCTGCTCGACATCGTGTTCTCGTTTCTGGTGCTCCTGGTGGGTTGGTTCGAAGACGACCGCTGGCGGAAGATCCCGCCCTGGCGCATCTTCCCGATGACCATGAAGCTCGCACAAGACGTCAAGACGCTCGACCGGCTGGAGCTCGGCGAGGCCGACTTCGTCCACTCGATCGAGTACCTCTCCCTCGCCCGCTTCGGGGAAGAGCTCTCGCGCCGCAAGTAGCGGTAGCAGGGGGATTCGAACCCTCCATGTGAACAGCCCTGCGTCCAGGTACGCTGCTCGCCTCGCGGCTGCCTTCCGATCGGCCACACTACCGAGACGCAAGATAGCGCCTGCGCTAGGCTTGAGTCCATGAACGCTGCATATGAGTACGGGCAGAGGCTCGCAAAGGTCGCCGCCGAACCCTGGAGCGTCCTGCGTGCAGGACTCACGCACGGTGCCCAGAGCGCCATCCCTGGCGCTGTGATCGGCGGGGCGCTCGGCTACGGCACGGCCCCCAAGGAGTACACCGGCAAGCAACGGATGCTGCGAGCCGGCAAGGGGGCGCTCGCTGGAGGCGCCGTCACCGGGACGCTCGGTGGAGGGTTCAGCGCGCTCCAACAGAAGGACCACGTGAGCATGTTCAACGACGCGAAGAACATGGCGACGCCGGAAGCGCTTCGCAGCGCGGTAATGTCCACCATGCCTCCTGGCTACGGGAATCAAAAGATCATCGACGACCTCGTCGAGATGCGAGGGAAGGGCATTCAAGAGCAGATGAACAAGTTTCCTCGCACCTGGGCTGGTTGATCGCATGAACGCTGCGTACGAATACGGCCAGAAGCTCGCCGCCGAACCCTGGTCGCCTCTTCGTACAGGACTCACCCATGGCTCGCTGGCAGCTCTCCCTGGCGCGGCCATTGGTGGCGGCATCGGCTACTTCACCTCCCCGGCTGACGCCACCGACAGAGACCGGCGTGTACGCGCTGCCTACGGCGCCGGCATCGGTGGGGCGATCACAGGGTTGCCGGCCGGCTCGCTGTCGGGCGCAGCGCAGAGGCTTCACTCGGCGGAGTACGACCAAGCGAAGGCGTACATCGCAGGGCTCAATGGATCGGAGAGCGGGTTCGCCAAGGCCCTGGGTGACTACCACCGCGCGGCGCTGCCGAACTACTCGGCGACGTGGCTTGGCAACAAGGGCCTCCGCGAGGTACTCGGTCTTGCATGACGCGAGAACCCCTCTTCGGGAAGAACATCCATCCACTATCAGTTCACGCCCTGGGCGTACTACGACGGCTTCGTGACACAGGACCTGAGCCCCGCCAGGAGATCAACGCGGGTGTCGTGCGACGGTTCTTGTGTGAGGAGCTGGTGACGATCGAAGACAGGCCGTCACCCTACAGGACGCGCCCTGGCTGCGTCGAGTTCGTGGTGGTCACGTCACAGGGACTTGAGGCTCTCTCGCGCGGCAATCCCCTCTAACGTAGCGCGAAACTTGGCGTCCTCCTGCGCTCGAAGCTCCTCGTCGATCTCCTTGCGGTCGTGGCTGCACACAGCCTGCGCCTCCCTACCGCAGTCGTCGTAGCCGCCAGGGATCAACCCTGTGCCCTCGCAGGCTTCACACCACGGCGGCAATCCCATCAGCTCGCGGATCTGGTTCCACTGCGTACGGGACATGTACAGCACCTGGGGCTTGAACATCACTTCACGACCTCCGGCGAAACCAGGATTGTGATGTGCCCATCTTCTCGCCGCCGCACACAGACGACGCGCTTTCCGAACACTGCGTTCTCGACATCTTTCACCGCGTGAAGGAAGCGATCGAGGTGGACCTCCGCTTCGGCAAGGCTGTTGAGCTTGGCCGCCTCGATGGCTTCAGCGGAGAACAACCGAGCCGGTGCAGAGTGGTCATCGTGATCTTCGTAGAGCCGGCGGAACACGGAGACACGGTCGAGCGGGGTAGAAACGAAGATCACCGGGATGAACTCGATGTCCTCGTGGATGTGGGCTGGCGGCGCATCAGGACGTGGGTGCCCACAGATAGACTCCCGTCCGACGGCGCGGCAGATCGAACACGGCGTGTGCGTCACGGTGCAGCCCATCGAGAAAGGCAACTTGTCGTCAGTATTCATGGCTTGATCCATAGCGGGCCAAAGAGAAATCCGAAAGCAACGGCGAGCGCTACGCAACAGAAGACCAACGAGGACGTGGCTTGCATCACGCTGACCTCTCGTACACCTTCTTCCCCTTTGGGTATGAAGGCATCTTGAAGCAGTCGGACGACACGAGGTGAAGCGGCGTGCCCTTCGGCACGAAGTCGTAGAAGCCGTCGTTTACCGCGAGGAAGAAGCTCTGCCGCTTACACTCGGTCCAGGGCTCAGTCCAAGGGCAAGACGAGATGTCGACCACGACGAGATAGTAGTAGGGGTAAGCGTGATCGCTATGGACCTCCCACACCTCGCGTACGCACTTGAAGCGCTCGGCGAAGCTACACACCGCATCGCGCTCAGGAGGAGGGCCCTCCGCAGGGGAAAAGTCGCCTTGGATCTGGCTGGTAAAGAGGAGAGAAATGGGCTTGACGCTCACGACTCCTCCTCGATCGGTCGCTGCCACTTTCGACGCTGCTCGTACCAGCGCGCCCGTTTGGCCGCCCAGACCAACGCGCTGTAGATCGTTGAGTCGTCGACTTGGTCGTAGGCAGCGCTGCACTTCTGGCACATGAGGGCATCGACCAACGGGTGTGCGCAGCAGATGGGGCAAACAGGGTTGCTCACGGCTTGGCTTCGATGCGAGACATCAGTCCTCTCCTTCCGGCACAGCAGCACCAAGCCGCAGCAGCTCACTGCCGCTGCTCATGAGCTTCGCGCGCCCCTCCTCGGAGGAGACGAGGTGGCGGAAGGTCTCCTTGAGCGCTCGCAACTTCTGCTGCGTGTCACTCAGTGAAACCCACAGGGCCTCGTTGTACGGGATGCGGAAGGAGCGGTCATCGTTCGGATTGCCGCTCTTGTACTCCCCACAGAACACGTCTGACCCTACCACGGCGTAGGACTCGTGGGCATAAGCCAACCGATCTCCCGAGGGCGTAGACGGATTCCACCGTGCAGTCATCAGCTTGCCATCGGGGCGCTTCCAGACGTGTTCACGGCTGAGCTCGAACCCGAAGTAGTTGCCGGTAGAGCACGCGAAGGGCTTGGTCTCGGTGACAATGATCACGTCAACCCACTCAGGTGACTCAGCCTCTTCCATCTTCCTGTACAGGGTGTTCCTGAGCGTGTCGAAGACCTTCTCTTCGTAGCGTTGGTTGAAGAGCGTCGCGACGAACGTCTTGGAGTCGCGGATGAAGAAGACGTCGGCCTTGACGCCCCTTCGCGAGATGGTGTCGACGAGAAGTTGCTTGGTTCTCGGGGGCATTGGGTTACCTCGTGTACTTCCTGGCCGTGATGGAGATCCACCGAATGTCGCGCTTCTCGGGGTGGCGGTCTTCGGTGTAGACGACATCGACGATGCCTGCGTAGGGCTTGAGCAGCTTCCTGAGTGCGTCCTCGGTGTATCGAACCATCCGCCGTCCGTCGCCGAGCTCGTCGATCGTGTCGCCCTCCTGGACGCTGATGAACACGTAGCCGTCGGGCTTCACCGCGCGCATGATCGCGTGGATGGCTCGCGCCGCCTCTGTCCACAGGTGGTGCACGAGCGAGGCGCAACACCACGCAGCGTCGAACTCGTCTACGGCGGAAAGATCCTCGGCGCGGATCGGGATGACGTTGAAGGTGTACCCCTCCGAGCGGACGTAGCGCTGCGCCTCCCTCGCGAGGCCAGCCGAAGGGTCAATGGCGAGGACGTAGCAACCCGCTCGCAGGAAGCCGAGCGAGTCCCGGCCAGAACCGCTCCCGACATCGATGACCCGGGCACCGGGCTTGAGCCGTCGCAGGAACTCGTTGCGCAGCACCGACATGTCGATGCGGTAGGTCTTCTCGCAGTACGTCTCAGCATTCGCGTCGTAGTAGGCGATGGATGTGTCGAGGTCGCTCATGGTTTCACCCCGTGGATCAAGTCAGCCACGCAGCTTGAGCCGTCGCCCGTATTGGCGCACAGCCTCGCCGCGCTCACGCAGCCAATAGCCGAAGGACAGAAGGATGTCTGGGTACATGTCTGAGAAGGCTTCGAACAGCGCGTAGACGCCGATGACTACCCAACACGCGACAAGGAGATGGTCTACGTTCATGACTCGCACCATAACTCCCATAGGCTCACAGCGAAGCACACGGAAGCGTGGCAAGCGGCGCCTACACCGCAGAGGGTGAGAGTGGCGTGGGCGACAGGGGAAGGAATGCCGAAGTGGTGAATGAGTTCAGTCAAGTAGGCGAAGCAGTCCACCTAGTTCACGCCGTGAAGTTGATGAACGCGTTGTACCAGTCCGCGAGGTTCTCCCCTTTGGCAAGGTACACAGCCTCGATGCGCCGGTCAGTGAGGGTGTTGCCATCGGCATCGCCAAGGCGGGCGACGTCCTCGTCGGCGACCTCCTGGAACGTCTTCGGCACGTCGTGGAGCGCCATGTAGGCGTAGAGGCGGTGGACACGGTCCCCTGTGACCTCAGGGACCCCAAGGCCCGGCTCCCACATGCGGGAGACCATGTCCAGGACGATCTGAAAGCGGTCGCAGAAGCTGAGCGACTCGCCCGTCACAACTCCAACGATCTCGCGGTCGTCGTAGCGGATCACCGTGCCCAGCCGATCCGATTGCTCACCATCACGCGCCGATGACGTGACCTGAAAGCCGTAGAACGGGAACTGGCCGTTGCCAGAGCGGACCTTGCCGAAGCAGTGGACCTTGTCGTCCATGCGAACGTAGAGCTGCCCGAGAAAGAAGGTGCACGTCCCTTCTTCGGTGAGCCGGTTCGGCGTCGTCTGCACGTAGCGGACCTCGCCGAGACCGCGCAGCGCCTCCTGCGAGCGCCAGTCGGTCGTCCGCGACTCGAACACCAGATCATGCGAGGGCTGCGGGCCAGGGTCGAATCGTTCTGCGTCATCGACGATGCGGGTGTCGGGGACCTCGTTGACGCGCTTGCCCCACTCCGTGAGGCGGTCGGCGAAGAGGTTCGCCTGCTGCCGGAAGAACGCGTAGCCGACCTTGCGCGACCAGACGATGTAGCGCTCGGAGCTATACATCCGACCGATGTAGAGCTTGTCGAGCGAGAGCTCAGCCTCTGCGCTCTCAGCGGTGAGGTTCCATCCGAAGTGATGAAGGACGGCGTTGGCCGTCTCCTCGACGAACTTGGTATCTACGAACATCGCTCACGCCTCCTTGCGTGTCGCGGAGGGAATGGACGGCAACATCACGCGCTTGAGCGTCACCGGGATCGATGACGTCTTGGACTGCGCGGTCTGCTCAGCCTCGGGCGCGTGGGGTTGGTGGCAGCAGGCTCGCCAGCACGAGCAGAAGACGCCCGAACCCCTGTGGCAGGAACATGCGCAGAAAGGGCTCATGCCCTCAGAACTCCTTCTTCTTCGTCACGAATCGATCACCGTCCTGATACGGCGTCCAGTCGAACGCGACCTCGAAGTCGCCTTCGTCGAGCAGGACGATGTCGAACTCGTCCGCGTCGTCATCATGGGCCATGGCGAGGAGGTCACGGGCAGACGACTCCGTACGCGTGACCGTGTACGGCACGTCGTCGATGTAGATCGTGATCATTCCCCGATGTCCGCACCCTGGAGCTGGCCTTGGCTCTCCAGGAAGTGAAGCGCGAGGTTGCGCTTGGCCTTCTGCGCCTTGAGGACCTCGTTGTAGCCCTCGGAGAGGTCCTTGACCTTCTCCTTGGCGGCGGTGAGCTTCTCGTCCTGCGCCTTGGCGATCTCGGTCTCAGCGATCGCGCCGCTGGTCTGTACGACCGTCTCCTTGAGCACCGAGACGCCCATGGACTGAACCTCCTCCAGGAACCCGTGCGGGAGGTTCTTCAGGAGCTTCTTGGGGATGCCGTTGCCGTCGTTCTTCTTGCTGCTGTTACGTGCCATACAGAGAGAGGTAGCACAGACGATTTCACGGAGTGAAGCCAAACGAAGCGCGACCCCGACGGCTTGTGGGGCCGTCGGGGGTCGTCTCCGTCGTCAGGTCAGTACGCGTCGTGGTAGTCGGGGACGAACGCCAGACCACCCTCGAACTTCAGATCGATGCCCTCGGCGGCCAGGGCGGCGATGAGCCCACGGGCCGAGACAGCCCTGCCGGCGACGCGGGGATAGATCACCCCGCCTTCCTGGCCGTCTCGATGCTCCAGCCGGATACCCCGCCGAAGCGCTGTGAGGACCTCACGACGCGACGCGTTGTATTGGGACTGCGCCTCCTTCGTCCGCGCCTTCTCGGCGTCCCGGACCTTCGTGGCGGTCTCCTTCGTGAGCACGCTCACCCTGTACCCATTGCAGACGGCCGCAACGGGGAGACGGTTGACGTGGAGGACACGGCGCCGTCCCCCTTCAGCCCCGGACTTGCTGTCCGTGATGAAGGTGCCGTCGGGTTGACGCCCCCAGGGGGCAGCGTTGACCGCGTGAATGAGCTCGTTCTGGAGCTCAATCAACCGTTCGTTCGCGGCGTGGTAGGCATCAATGATGCCCTGGCGCTCGGCGTCGTTGCGGGCCCGGGTACCCTCCCCGAGGCACACATCCTCGTCGCCCCAGGCGGTCGAGGATCCTCCTGCGAGGGCGAGCGCGCCGGCGCGCAAGTTGTCGAACGCGCTGACGCGGTCCCACGAGAGCGCGGGGTTCGAAGCGAAGGCGAGGCAGGCGTAATAGGCAGACTTGGGCGTGTTCATGATCATGACTCCTGTGCCCCCATCACCCTGGGGGCAAGCACCAATTAGTGGGTGCGGGAGGCGTTGCGCGTCATGCGCTCGCTCTATCTCCTTATACCACCCTGACCCTGCGGGTTTCGGAGCCAAAGCAAACACCTACGGCGCCGCCGACGCCGTAGGTGTTTGCTAGGGGCGTCAGGAGAAGATGACCTCCCAGGCCGGGAAGACGCCCTCGGTCTCCGACGTACACGCCCTGAGAGGCTTCAGGAGCGCGCGCTCCTTGAGAGAAGACACGAGCTCCGGGGAGAGCGCGTAATCCCAGGCAGGCCGCCCCCAGGCGCCGAGACCCTTCTGCTCGGTGGGGGCGTGGTTCTCGATCCACGCCTTGGCCTCGCCGAGGCCGCACCCCGTTACCTCCCTGTACGCCTTGATGGCCGGGATCTTGGGGACGGAATCCCCGGCCTTGGCGTAGAACGATCCCTGAAAGATGTCCCGCACCCGCAGGACTGCGTGAGACGCTTCCTCGTGGCGGAGCTCGATGCTGAGGACCCCGTCGACAGGGATCAGGTCGAGCCGAATGCTGAACCGTTCGACGTGCTCGGTCTGCTCGTAGGAGAAGACCTCGCCAACCTGCACCAGCGAACCAGCGACCCGGGCGAAAACCTTCTGACTCATGGGTTCCTCTTCTCCCACCACGCCGCGAGGGGCGTGGCGATGACCAGGGCGATGCTGCCGTAGATGGCGCAGTGCAGCATCTGCACTGTCTCCGGGTTGAGCGTCATCGCCTCCACACGACCTTGACCTGGGGGTCGATGCCGGAGAGGTTGACGATCTCGACGGCCTCCTCCAGATCGGAATAGCTGTCGACGACGTTCTCTGCCTTGATACGACTCCCTTGAAGGTGGCGTTCGAACGTGGCGAAAGGCCAGTCAAGGAGGTGCTCGATCGTCGCGCTCGTCGCGGTCTTGACCCCGTGATGATCCTTGGCGAAGCGCGTGCGGGACTGAAGGTTCGCGACATCCGCGCCGTAGTAGGCCGCGAACAGCCCGACGATGTTGCGTAGCGCGTCCACGTCTGAGGTGGGCACGATCGGCGCGGGTGTGCCCACGTAGAAGTTCTCGCGCAGAGAGCGCTCGGGGTTGGTCGCGAGGGGCCACGAACACCCGAAGAAAAACCTGCACGCAGGATCAAGGAGAACCTTGTCCTGGTACCGCCCCTCGGCGATCCCAAGCATGAGGCTCGTGTACGACCTATACAGCGTGATCATGAGATGGCCCTTTCGTTGCCAGAGGGTTGTGTCTACTCCCTTATACCCGCCTCGTAGCCTTATTTCACGAGGTGAAACTGATGGCAGACAACCGCAACCTTCGCGAGGCGCTCGAACGGCAGATCGCTCATCGGCTCGGTGTGAAAGTGCGGGCGAAGAAGGCGTCGATGCTGCACGCCCACATCCCTGTCTACCGCCATCATTGGTCGGCGATCGGTCGCACCTTCTACGTACCGAGCACCGAGGCGTACGACGCCGACCCCTGGTACAGCTTCAAGATGCTCGCGCAGGGCTACGTGCTCCTCGAAGAGCAAAAGAAGGACAGGCTGTTCTGGCCTAAGTGGCTGTTTCCACAAGGGTTTGCAGCGCTGGCGCTGTTGGCGGTGTTCTCGCCGTGGTGGTTGCTCACGCTGATCTTCCTCGCTCCTTGGCCTGCACCGTGGCGGCGTGACTATCTGGTGCGCGCCTATGGCATGGGCGTCGCCATCGGCGTGTGGACACACGGGCAAAACACCACGCCGAGCGTGCTCAGCGCGCGTGTGCACAGGATCCACAACGCCTACTACCTCTGGCCGTGCTTCAACAAGCTCGACGCCGTGCGCAGACTCCACAAGTTCAACAGCGCCGCCATCACAGGCAGCGTCTGCCGTGAGTCCGAAGCGTTTCACGACGTGCTCTTCCTGCTCGTGCGAACGGGCAAGTACACGCCGCATCACGATTCCCACCAGTACAACACCTATCAGCGCGACCGCGTTGTCCTCGAAGCCCGCTAACTAGACGCCGCCGAAGGCTCCCGATGCCTACGGATGGGAAAGCTGCGTCTACTACATGTAGGTGCAAGACACACAGCGTAGGGGAGGTGAGCGCCGTGGACGCTGCATGACGTGGGAGGTCGTTAGCCCGCGAATTCGGGGGTCGGGCGGCGAGGCACGAGGGCCACAGCGGAACAGCACACAGAGAAACGGATATAACGGGAGAAAAGCTTGTGTTGAAGGCTTTATACTGGGCGATTTCTCATCGTTCACTGGAACGTCCTGAAAAGCAGGTGAACGAACGAAATAAAGGTGAAGCCTTCGCGTGAAGTATAGGTACCCTGTGAAGGGTGTTGTTGCAGGAAATCACAGCAGAACAAGGTAGAAAGCTCAACGTTGATTAGAGACTTATACCAAATATATTAGGGCCATCTTTTTTTGCAGCGCAACCGGCTGAAAACACCCAGGAAAGGCTTCGACAAGAATGTCACTATAGGCCGAGTTTCACGTTTTGCGCTGTAACTCAGGCAAATCCGAGAGTTTTGCGATCCAGGTTGACGACCTCCAAATACATAGGGGGTCCAGAGCAGAGCGCACTCCCTCCACGGAGGAGCCCGGCATTGGTGGGCCGATCTCCCACCGACCTCCGGCAGCGCGAATTCACCGGGAATCCAAGCGAAACACACCGCGAGGCCGCGAACCGGGCGGCGCCGCGCCGCGCCTTGTTCGGGATCACCCGGAGGGTGCCCCTACGGGGTTTGCAGCCTTTACAGAATTTCAGCAGCTCTGAGGGTCTCAATATATACGTGTCCAGGAAACCTAATATATTATAGATACATTACGCTACACTATGTTGAGGAGGTCGCGTGCGTACGTGAGCTCTTCAGACCCCCCCTATGTATTTGGAGGTTGTCAACCTGGAGCGCAAAACTCGTGGATTTGCCTGTGCTGTAGGCCAAAACGTGAAACTCGTCCTATAGTGACATTCTGATCACAGGCTTTCCTGAGCAGCTTCAATGGGTTGCGTTGCGAAAGCTAAAGGCCCTGATATATTTGGTATAAGTCTCTAGTCGAACCTGCTCGATTTCCTTTACAGCGTCGCTGATTCCTGCAACAACACCCTTCGCAGGGTACCTATATTTCACAGCGCCCCTGATTTTTAGTTCGCCGCAAGACCCTTCAACTCAAGGAGCCTTCATGAAAGATGAGAAGCCGCTCGCTATAAAGCCTAGCTGGGAAGCCTCTTGGCGTCGTTATATGGTTTCTGCCCTGCAAAACCTCGTAACGCACCATTCCGGGTCGCTCCCTGCGGGGGTCTCGTTCGCGGGGGTCACCCCCAGCCGCCGTCTGCGCCTGGACTGGGCGAAGCTCGCCACAGGGCTCTTGCCGCCCGAGGGCTCGATCGAGTCGTCGCAGCCGACGCTCATCGCGCTCCAGCTCATCGCGGCGTCCCCCGCCTTCGACGCCGTCTGCCCTCTCATCAGGGCTCGCCTCGCCGCCTTCGGCCCACTCGTCCAACCTCCGTTCCCCTCGGTCCTCAGCTCCCACCTCGTCGAGAGCCCTGGCCACACGACCGCTGGCGACCTCGACCGCTTCTCCCAGGTCCGCACGCAGCTCGCGCGACTGCTGCGCCTTCGCCCGCGTGTACGCACGCTGCTGCGTAAGGAGTTCAACCTCCTCTTCGCCCCCTACCTCTGGACCGGCGCCTCCAACGCAGACCTGAGCGTCTCCGAGCTCTACGCCCCTGCCTTCGTCGACGCTCCTGGCCTCATCGACAACACCCACCTCGTCGACGCTGTCTGCACTCTCCCCATCTCCTGCCGCACTTCCTACGCTGAAGAGCTCGCAGCCCTCCTCCGTCGCGAGCGCTACGGTGTCATGGTCGACAACAACTACGTCGTGATCCGGCACGAGGGCGTCGCCCTCGACGTCATCACCACGGGTGACCACCCCGCGTGGCTCCGCGCCGAAACGATCGCCGAGGCCGTGCCAGAGGCCAAGCGCATCTCAGCCGCCGCGAACCTGCGCGACTGGCTCCGCGAGACCTTCCGCACCGCAGGGCAGGACACGTGCGTGCGCATCTTCGAGCGCACCGATCAGCTCCAGTCGGTCAGCTACAGCCCTGCCAACTTCACGGTCATCTACCGGGCCGACGCCTCCGCGTTCATCAAGCGCGCCGAGAAGACCACTGGCCAGCACCTTTCACGGGGTGAAAGACCTCCACGCCATCGGCGCCTCAAGGAGATCACGGTTCGTACTCCCGCCGAGTTCGCGGACCTCGTCACCACGCCCACGCTCTCGCTCGGCCGCAAGAACGAAACCCTCTTCATCAACATCGACGCCTTCAACAACATCCCTCCTGGTCTCCTCGTCAACCTCGCCGCCAAGGACTTCGCCGCCTACAACGAGGCCGGCGCCCCCTGCTACCGGTTCCGAGATGTCCCCGCGACGCTCTTCGTCTCGCTCTCTGTCCTCGCGACGCATCTCAAGCAGCCGGCCCTCTCGGCGCACCTCCAGCGTCTCTATGGCTCCAAGCTGGACTGGAAGAAGGCGTTCAACGAGGCCACGGACGCCAAGCGGCGCAAGCGGGCCAAGGCGTACCCCTTCACGATCGCAGAGGACACCTACCTGTCGCTCTACGCCAGGAAGTGGAAGCGCGCTGACTTCTGGGGGGACTTCTTGAAGCGCTTCCCTCACCACTCACTCGCCCGGCTGCGCCGCCGCGCCGCCTACGTCCGCGCCATCCTCAACAAGCGCGGCACCACGATCGCGCAGCTCCACGACGCCGCGTGGCTTGACGCCAACATCAAGGGCGTCGCGCTCCGCCGCTGGAAGAGCATCTACAAGGCAATCGAGGAGATCCAATGAGCTACAACGACGTGATCGATGTCCTGGATGAGACCAAGAAGATCCTGACGGAGAAGGGGTGGACGCAGGGGACGTACGCCCGTGATGCGGAGGGCAAGCCGACGGACTACGCCGAGCCCACTGCGTGTTCCTTCTGTCTTCGTGGTGCGCTGGTGCTCGCGTGCGCTTCCCGTAGCGGGGTGGACGACGTCCGCGACCGCGCGACCCGCCCGCTCCACAAAGCCTTGGGGCGTGTCCTGACGGGCGAGGACTACACCGATTATCTCAACGGAGACATCGACATCGTGGTGTTCAATGACGCGCACGGACGCACCAAGGAAGACATCTTCAACCTGATTGACATCGCGAAGCGCCTGGAGAAGGAGGCTGCTCAGTGATCACCTACGAACAAAGGATGACGGCCACGCTCATCGAGAGCATTTCCTCGCACTACAGCGCCATCGAGGCGTTCCGCAAAACTCTCGTGAGCCAGCTTGCTGATGCTCTTGATGGTGAAGTGAACTTCGACTTCACGTGGCTTCACGTGAAGGAGTGGAAGCTCAAAGACGGAGATGGTTACCTCATCGGTGCCCGCGTCGAGATCGGTGATGGTTGTAGCTCCCCCGCGATCACGGTGTGGCGCGACGTCCACCCCGACTACGTCTTCGTGCTGTCTGACCGCGAGAACGGCGACCACCCCGAGGGCTTCGTCGCCGTCTTCCGCGCCGCCAACGAGAAGAAGGATGCACAGTGAAGGAAGACAAGGTACGCGCCGAAGTCGAGCGATTGCAGATGCGCCTGAACCTCGCCATGGACCCGGACAAGGAGCTCGCGCAGGTGCTCGCGGAGCTGATCCAACAAAGGGAGGGGCTGCGCCTCGCGCTCGACATCCGCAATGACACCGTCAAGGCGATGGAGCAGAGGTTGCTCGATGGCCGCATCGTCTACGAGAAAATGCAACGCCGCGCGGAGCTCGCTGAGTCGTTCGCGAGCACGTGCGGATATGGAGGACTGCCGTGATGGACGCCTGCGTGCTTCATCTCATTCGCTACGAGCGTAACGGCCGTGGCGTGACCTGGGATCACTTCGCGGTCTACGAGGGCGCCTGTGAGGGTGTGTACCCTGTGCAACTCTGTTCGGTGCACCTGATCATGACAGTGTTGTTCCCCGTGAGGTGGAGCAACCCTGAGTACATGCGCGACTTCTATTGGGCCGTCCTCAACAAAGAGTACGGAAAGGCTCTCAACCCGCCTCGGTCCCCCGAGGACCAGTTCACGCTGCTTCACTTCCCTGGCGCGTGCGCGGTCGTGAACAACAAGAAGGCGCGTATCCCCACCGTGGAAGAGATCGAGGCGGTGGCGCAAAAGGGTCTGGCAGAGGTCATGAGCTGGCTGAGTTCGAAGGGCTGAGAACAATGAGAGCAATCGTCTCATACGACGTCCGCGTCGCTGGTATCATCGAGGTCGAGGGCGTCGACGAGGAGGACATCGAAGAGCAAGTCAAGTCGATGAACCCTGCGGCTCTGCTGAAGCAGGCTGACCCGCAGACCGCCATCGTGGAGATCGACGGGATGGACATTCAATGAAGAAGACCATCGACTTCTACTCCGACCCCCACAAGGGGCCGGGGCGGATCACGGGTTACTCGACGGGGCTCCAGCAAGCGCCGTACAACATGGTCCGCAGGCAGATCGAGCACTGCACGCGCGGTTCGACAACCTTCGCTGATTTGGCGGGGGGTCTTACGAGCGCCATCCAGAGCCTCATCCCGTTCGGCTTCACGGCGACAAACCTGGAGGTCACCCTGGATGAGAAGCAGGGTCCGAAGTTCCGCATCTCGCTCGACTACGAGGAATCATGAAGACCGAGTACATCAGGCTCTTCTGCGACAAGACGGGCATCAACACCACCTACCACACGCACATCACAAAGAGCGGCGAGTACATCTCCGACCTGTTCAAGCCCCTCATGACCTTCATGCGCAGCGCTGACCTCTCCGGCGCCCTCAAGTTCATCACCGAAACCGTGGACCAAGTCCGATCGGACACCCGGATCGAGTTCGAGCTCCTGGAGATGCGCCGGTTCGAGGGTGAGGCCAGCGTCGCGGTTGTTTTCAAGGTGGAGTCTCTCGATCATGAACCCTGATCCTCAGGATGTCACAGGCTGGCACTTCCCGTGCGTCGCCGTCTACCTGGACAAAGAGCGCAACTCCCTCACGGTCGATGTCTTCCGCCGCTGTGTGAGTTTCACGCCGTGAACAACACCAACGAGAACGACGTCGACGAACTGCTCGACCTACTGGGAGAGCGACATCCTCCGACCAGGAAGTTTTCACCGCGTGAACGCCTCGAACGCCTCGCCTGCCATCTCTGGGGTGTGGACAAGGTCGACATCTCTGCGCGCGTACTCGGTACGCGCGTCCTCGTAGTCGTAGAGGCGTGCAACGCCGATGGCGTGTACTACGGCGAGAACGTCAATGACGTAAACGAGGAAGAAGCCTTCAACCGGCTGGCACGATCACTGCTCTATCGTGTTCAGCGCGAGGAGGACTACGCGAACCGCAAGATCCTGGAACTGCAAGCCGCTACGGAGCGCTTCCGCAAAGAGCTGAAGTTGCGATCTGACTTGCTCAAGCACCTCGACCCGGCCTTGCTCGAAGGTCTCCAGGTCTCCCCCTACCAAGAGGCGCAAACCCCATGACCCCTCCCAACTACCACTTCAACCGCGAAGAGTTGGTCAAGGCGCGCGACGCGATCCGCGCCTTGCCGAACATCATCCGCATGTCCGTGATCGCCGACCTCATCGACTACTGCCTGCACCACTTCGGCGGGTCAGGCGAGCACGGCAAGAGCTACAACAGCGCGCTCGATGCCGTCGAGAAGATGATCATCGACAAGCTCGACTACGCGAACACGCAGGTCGAAGCGCTCGTCGAGAACAAGGAGTTCTACGAGGCGGCGCGGTGCGCGATCGAGGCGGACACGCACCGTCAGATCCTCTACGACGTCGCGAGGATGCGGGTATGATCCGCTTCGGCTACGACGTCAACCGCGACGTCAACCGCGACGGCCCGTGACGTAAGCTCGTGGGCATGGCCGACAGCCCACGCCTTCCTCCCATGCGCTTCCTTTCTTACGGCGGCCCCGTTCGCCCGCGCGGAATCCGTACCGAGGTCTACCTCGGCCCGGTGACCGACGCGATGGCGAACGAGGCCGCTGTGTTCGCGGGGCTCCTCCATCTTTTCGACGCCAAGGGTGTCTGGTCCGCGAACGTCGTCCTCGCCCCCGAAGACGCCGACCATCTATACAGCTTCGAAGGCCCTGACTTCGCAGCCCACTGGCACGGGCGTCTACGCTGGACATGGGTGGGCGAGGAAGGCTTCCTGCGCAAGGCGGTCGTGGTGCTCGCGCGCGCCGCGCGCTGGTACAGCGTCAACGGTGTGCCCATGAAGGTCGAGCGCGTTGAGACGAGCCACACGCTCCTGCGGTCGGCGGATGACCGCACGCGATGGATCGCCAACGAGATCCTGTCGCCTGACTGTCCGGTCGTGTTATACGAACGCAGATAGTCATGGAAGACAACGTCATCTCGGAAGAAGTGTGGCGCCGCGCCTGGGCGCACCTTGACCTGCGTCAGTGGCTCAAGGACCTGGGTCTTAGCCCGTTCGTGCCCATGTCCTCAGCGATTCCGCTCGTGCACCTGTATGAGGAACAGGGGCACGAGCTCTTGTTCAACGAAGACTACAGCACTGTCACTGTCATCCGCGAAGGCTCCAAGGTCGAAGCGCCTTGCGTGCAGAGTCGGGTGAGGGTGGATGGTATTCGGGCGGCGCTCACGAGCAGCGCGCTCTACGTCCACCATGCGAAAGAAGGTTTGTAATGGATATCTCACAGGTACTGGCCATGATGATGGCGATGGCCGGCGAGCGGAATCACACCGAGCGCACCGTCTACGCAGAGGCCATCGTCGCTGTCACGGAAAGCGCAGTTGAGCGCGCGGCCCTCACGACCATCGCCAAGAGCGAGAACTGGTTCCACGTCGCCTCCTATCCCCCGTTCGGCGTGACCCATTGGGTGAGCCTTCACCCCGAGGTCTGTCAGCGCCGTGATCACTACGAGGGGTGTCAGCGCCTCTCCATTCGACGCGCCGCAGGCATCGCCCTGGAGAGCCTGCGCTTCATTCGTCGCGTGCGCTGCCCTGGTCGTCCGTGGGCGGACGTGCTCGGTCGCTACCACCACGGGGTCGGGCATGACCGACCCGAGCAGCCCTTCGCGGGATGCTACCCCGATCCCCTAGCGATGCGGCAGGTCGGATGGATTCGGCGGTACGCAGGAAGGAGCGTGCGATGACCACGCGGGATTTCGTGCCGCCTGTCGAGATCGACAATCGACGGGGCCCACGGCGCGACGAATCGTTCTCTCCTCTGATCTACGCAACCGCACTGGCGCTGTCCCTGCTGGCAGGGTTCATCGCAGGATGGGTGATGTGATGAACAAGTCCCACTACGGGTGGAAGATCAAGAAGGGTGCCTACTACTGCCTCAAGTGCCCGCTACCAGAGACTTCATTGGAGACCGTGTACGTCGACGAGGCGCACAAGCGCTGTTGCGTTTGCCGCAAGACGCTGCGCGAGGTCGTCGAGGAGGAAGACTCCAAGGACGATTTCACTCCGTGAACGGCCTCGACATCGTCTTCGTTCGCGGCAGCGCCGACGTGTGCCGTGAGGGCGCCAACCGCATCCGTGTGTGGGTGACCCCGGGTGAGTCTCTCGCCTCCGTCATCCACCGCCTCGACACCTTCTGCAAGTCTGAGGGTCTCCCCCACTCGTTCGTCGCGTTCGACGACTCGATGTTTGTTCCTACGGCGAAGGACCACCATGAAGCTGAGTTGCAAGTCAGGCTCCACGAAGAGCGACTCGACGACATCGACAGCAGCGCCAAGCTCTACAAGGGCAAGCTGTCAGGAGACGCTTACGTCGACTGGCGCTCTCGCTGGGATCGAGCGCGTGAGCTGTGCGTCTCTGGCCTGCTCGTCGCCCGACACATCCGAGATGATCTACGTCGTCGCGATGAGCTCAAGCACCTGCGACGACGAGTCGAGGGATTGGAGGTACAGAACCGACAGCTCAAGAGCGAGATGGGCTTGCGTGCCGCTCGCGCTGCACGAGATGGTGCACCGCAACGACGTGTCGCACGCGCACCTGAAGACGTGGATGCTTTGGCCCCATCTGTCTCTCTCGGAGACCATGGCGAATCTGACGAGGGACCTCCTGGGGATAGCCCGTAAGTGGGCCGTGGAGCTCGACCTCGCGAATAGCTTCGACGAGGTCGTCGAGTGCGTGACACAGACTCACCCTCCCCCTCCCAACGCCCTTCCGTGTCGCGACTATCTCTACGAGCACGAGATCTTCCTCGCGCTCTTCGCGGAGCATCTGTATCGGGGCCAGTTCAACGCGGTCTGCCGGAAGCGCGCGAGTGAGCCCTTCATTATCCTTCCAAAGGACTAGATGCCTGCTCGCGGCAAAGGCGCCACCTACCAGGGCTACAAGTGGTGCCACCCCCCGACGCGTTACGCCATCTACTGGCGTGACCGTTGCCAGCGCACTCAGCAGCTTCGCTGCGTCTGGTGCAACCGCAAGGCACCCGTCGCTGACGTGATCAAGGGCAGCTTCCGTCTCTCCTTGGACCACCTTGACCCGTGGTCCAAGGGAGGTACGAATCACCCCACCAATCTGGTGACGGCGTGCCTGAGCTGCAACGCGCGGCGCGGCGCGCAGAGCTACGAAGAGACAGCGCTCGCTGGCACCTTCCCTTGGCACGCCTTCCGTCGCATCGAAAAGACGTGCAACGAACCGCTCGACCGCGTCAAGGGCAAAGACCTCGCCGGCTCTGTCTGGCGCCCTTGGAGGAAGCCTGCGGTCCTCTTCGAGCGAGATCCTGCTGTGGACTACGGCACGTACGAGGCCCACCC